ATTAATAAGTCCATTTTTAGAACAAGGTTGAAGTTTGACCTGCCATACTGGTTTTCCAGAATAATAGCTCCTAGTAAATTCGACAGAAATTATTTTAAGATTCTTTTTCGTATTTTTGCCAATTTTAAAAGTAACTAAATCATGGCTCATGTAAGAAATAACTTTCTCTACTAAAAACTCATTTAGCCCTTCTGGCATGTTCGATTCGGAATATCCATCGAAATGACGAAGTAGAGGTTCGTTTTTTATATTATCAATGCTCCACATAATAAGAAAATCGCCCTCTAAAAAGAGGGCTTGTTAATTATTTCTGAGATGATTCAGCAAGTTCAATACCGCAAGAGATGCTTGCATTAGCTAGTCTCAGAGCTTTAAGTGCGTCATCTGGATGTTTCGCCATAGACTCTTCTATCTTTTGCATCACTGAATCAACTATCTCTTTTGTTAATGAAGCAGAGAAAATCTTCTGTAATTCGATAGTAAGTTTTGACCTAAAGGTTTCAGAATCTGTAGCACCAGAAGCAATATATTCATCAAGAATAATTTGAACCTTTTTATAGGCATCAAGACGTTGAGGTTTATTTGGGTCTTGACGGATGCTTGCCGCAACTGTAGCCCCAGCTGTACATACTGTATAATCCTCCTTAAATTGCTGGTCAAAAAGACTACAAGATGAGAAAGACAATACAGTCCCTAGTGTTAGGATAAATGGTTTCATAATAACATTATGATATACCATCTTAAAAAAGATGTCAACAAAAAATTAAGGCTTATCGCCACCAATATACCCAAAGGAATATAAACAAAAAGCCAAAGCCAATATACCGCATAGAAATCCACCAGCAAGAAATCCTACTATTACGGAAATGACTAAAATAACTAATGGGAATAGTTCTTTGTCATTCATGAACAAAATATATACAAAATCAAAGATTTGTCAACAAAAAAACGGAGAGGGATTCCCCTCTCCGTTTATAAAGCGATTAATGAATTATTATCGGCGTTCCATATCGACTTTTTCAGCAACATCCATCAGAACTTCATAAAGTTCATCAACTTCCATGCCTAATTCTCTCGCAAATTGATGCATACCTCCTTTTTCAGCAAAGAGAGAAAGGACTTTAACTTCTTCTTCATCTAAATCAGGAAATTCCTTTTTCAAATGATTTTTCATGTTAAAGCCCGGAGTCTTTTTGGATTTCTTTTCAAGTTCTTCAATTTCCATCCAAAGACCTTGCATGCATTCACCTTCTCTACCCCCACGACGGCCTCTTTCCTTACGATAGTCTCTATCCCTAGATGCGTAAGAAGAGCCTCCATCGTTCCCACCGTATTCGCTACGGCCATAACCACGACCACCGCTTCTTCCACCGCCTCTACGGCCACCACGTTCAGCCATTGAATAGTGAGAGTCACCAAGCCTTCTTTCCAAGGCATCAATGAATTCACCTTTACCATCTTCAATAACTGTGACTAAACAACGTTCAAATTGGTCCATCATCTGGCGATTTTGGGATTCCATTTGACGACGTTGCTCATCGTTCATATAATTGTTATTAACGCCAAATGGATTAGGCATGCCGCCATTACCCATTCCGCCAAACATTGACATCGGATTCATTCCCATCATATTTCTTCTTATTTGTTAAAGTTTAAAATATGGGGGAAAACTCCCCCATAAACAATATCTCCCTAACGCTTAAGCGGCTGGGGTAGTAGAAGAACTAGCTGGTCTTAAAGCCGAAATAATTCTGTCAGCGGCGGCCTGAGAAGCGACAGCCGCAATTTGTTCGCTTTGAGTGAGTTGTACTCTATCCCTAAGAGCGTTGATTTCAGCGTCCTTAAGAGACAGCAAGTCTTGAGTATGAAGGTCTTGCATGAGCTGGCGAGTAGCCGCGCCCTCTTGAGCAATAAGGCGTTGCGTAGCGGCAATATCTTGACCAAGAGCGCAAGTTTGCCTGTCAAGTTGCGCTGACACACCGGCAAATCCCTGATTAATATAATTAGTCTGAGATTGAATAGCCGACATAGTAGCACAATGATTGTTGTTTAATTGGATAGTTTGCTCAAGCAAACCTTTTTCAACGCCACATCCAACCTCTCTAATGCCGTTTTGAATTTCGCAACAACATTGTTGCATCTGATTTGCAAACTGACAACCCTGCATAGACAGGTTATGTTGTAATTCGCAACAAGCATTCAATAGAGCAGACTTAGTATCTGCAATTTGCATACCATTCAAGCGAGCTTGGTCAGCAATCTGGTTTGCCGCACTCAAGATGCCACTATTCCCACACTTCACATCAGAAGCAATTTCTCCAACTTTCATTCTAATATCATCTACTTGAGCCGCAGTTATGCCTTCGGTCATGCTACCGAAACCGCCCATGCCTCGGCCACCGCCCATGCCATTACCCCAATTACCCCAACCACCGAACATGGAAAAAGCCCACATCCAGATTAAATAGACAAAAGGGTTATTTTCCCAATTGTCATTGTTGTTGTTACCATTTGCGTACCCGGCAGGGGCCATTGGCATAGTTGCTACATAAGACGGGCTACCGCCTCCAAACATATTCATCATAATTCTATCAAATTATTGGTTAAATTATTTAAAAATAGAATGGTGAAACCATCCTATCATTTTTACAAATAATAAATCCATTTTTGAAAGAATAATTTTTTTATTTTTATCGCTGAAAATCTTTGGCGTATATTCTTCAAAAAAAAGAAGAGAAGCCTAATAAAAGACTTCTCTTCTACTGGATTTCTCCTCTATCTCTGAGAACTTTTTAAACTATAAATTATTAAATATCAATACTTAAATAAAAAATAAGTTAAAGAATGAATGAAAACAAAAAAATGAAACAAAAGAATATTCAATCATTATAGCCTTCGGATAAATCCACTTCTTATGCCGTTAGTTCCGGTTCTCTATCAGCATAAGGTATTCTTCCTCAATAGGGACTAATTGAGTATTATTGAAACGGTTAATTTCATCCTCGCATACATACAGCCCGCTTCTCAAATTATCAATTATAGTATCTATATCGGAAAAAGTCAAAGAGCATTCATAAGAAAGTGAACCCTTTTGAACGCCAATTGGGGAAAATTTCTTTTCTTCATGAGAATGTTTCTTCAAACTCTCATAAAATTCAATCTCGCTTTTTTGGAAACGAATAAAATAAATTTGGTCTAGAATAGGTATATTAGCTTTTTGAATTCTGGCTCTGATTTTAGGAATAGCCTGTGTAAGCATTGTATATTTTCCAATAAGGGCATTTATTTTTTTGGAATTCTCTGGTTTCGCAATATAACAATTTCTTTCTTTTATCTGTTCTTGCAATCTTTCTCGCATTTTAATAAGGCGGTCAACAAGAACTAAGGCCTCTCTTATGGTGATTTCCTTATCCATTTTCTAATTATATGATTTTTCTAATTTATTGGCAATAGAAATTACATCTTTAACCCATTTTCTATTTTTTTTATTATGGTTTGGAGCATAAACTTGTTGAATTCTTTCTATGGTTGTATGTCCTCTCTTAAAATAAAAGCTAGAATTCGCAAATAAATTACCAACATACCAAATACATTCTTCCACAGAATTAAAAGATTTCCCTTTTAACCCAAAGACATTATTTTTACATCTAGCTAATTTTGAAGTACCATTACCACTCTCTAAAATTGCAATTCCTGCTAAAAAAGTAGCACTTATATTATAATATTCTTGAACCTCTAAAAAAGTTTTTCCAGTTCCTTGCAAAACACCAGAAAAATGTCCATCTAATACTTCATGAGAAATAGGGCTTTCAAATCTAACATCTGTATTTTTTTCAAATCTAATCAAACTTTCATTATTAGTATTATTTTCTGCAAAAGCAAAATTAGAAAATAGCATAAAAAATAAATAATGCAACAATATAATCATACTATTTTTTACAGGATTTTTATTTTTTGATGAAATTTTAAGAAATAACATATTATCAATCAATTATTTATACAATATGCTATTCTTATCCAGTCTAGTCCCAATATTTCTATTCACCTCTATACCATTTTTAAAAGTCAAAATTGTAGGATAGGCGTTTATTTTATACCTCATAGCTATGTTCCAGTTTCCCCTATATTTAAACTCACACCCATAAAATTTGATATTTTCATTTTCTTTTTCCCAGTTTTCTAAACTTGATTGAATCATTTCGCAAGGAGGACAATCATTCTTATAAAACTTAACAACAACAATCCCTTTCTCTTTCTCAACTTTTAACTCAAAATCTTTTCTCCCTAAAATTTCTTTCATAAATAAATTAAATTTTATTCAAATAATCTTTATCTAATGAAATATTAGACTCGAACTTTTCTGAAGCTCTCAAGATAGAAATGTTAGTTCCAAATATCGGAAAATATCTACTCAATCGAACATAAAAACTATCTATTTCTTCGTTACATCCCCAACGCAAAACAGAAAAAAAACAATCAAGAAGATTTTTATCGCAATATCTATTATAGATATATCCTTGATGTCCATATGTTGTCCCCTTAAAATACAAAGAGGATTCTGTTTTATCGTGACAAACATTTTGATACAATCTTCTTTGAAGAGAACAACATAACCAACTATCTTCTCTCTCTTCTAAGGAATCAATAAGTTTGACTACTTTATCTTTAAAGCCTGAACTTAATATCACATCATCTTCAAGAATCATCCCGCACTTACTTTTTATTGTATTAAAATCAAATACTTTTTGAAGAGCTTGAAGATGAGCTAAATATGCACCACAGGCTCTTTTTCTATACTCTACAAACTTCTCCTTCTCCTTCTCCTTCTCCTTCTCCTTCTCCTTCCAAAAGCCAACTGAAAGGAAGGCATTATCCGCAATAGAGTTCATCTGAACCCCATCCACAAATGATGGCTCTAGCCCATAACAAGACAACTCTTGGGCGATAGATTCTCTTCTTTTAATATCAGAAGGAAGAGATACTACATAAACTTTGTCGAATAAAATATCAAATCTCTCTTTGCTCATTAAATTAAATTAACTTTTTCTTTTCTGATTGCATTAAGAATACCATTGGAATAAAAATAAAGATAAAATTCGTCTATAAAAATGTCTTCATCTAAAATATCCTTAACTATATAATTATCTTTGCCTTTTATATACTCATTTCTTTTAGAAGAAAAAAATGATAATGGAGAAATTCTTAAATGAAAGGATTTATTCTCTTCAAAAAAAGAAATCTTCTTTTTGCCGCAGTAATACTCTAATACATCATCATATATTCCATTTTTTTTATCATAATTACCAATAAATATATTATCTTTAAATTTAAAGATAATACTCCTTATCAAAGGAGAATAAGATATAAACCCATTCATAGAGATAATTAGATGAAGAACATCCCCCTCAATTTTATCAAAATTGAATCCTTTCCCTATTAAAGTATATTTAGAGTCGAATACATTTAATTCATTTGAATTTTCAAAAGAAACAATAATTTCAGAAAAAGATTTAACGTGCAAAAGTCCCCGCAGATTATCAATAAGGATTTCTCTCCATAGCTCTTCCAGAAGTCGAAAAGAGAATATATATTCGTTTTTTTCTTTAAGCATATAGATGGACTATTTTTTTCTCTTCCAAATTAATATTCAAAGAATTGAGAATATTTTGCATTGAATCAAAGTCTATTTTTTTCTCTTGGAGAAACTTATCATGAAATATTGAAGATAGAATTAGAATAGGCATTTTCCCTCCATAGATAATATTATCATTATCAAACTTAATAGAATTATCTAAATCTAAATCTAAATCTTCTAAATCTTTTATTAACAAATAAATATTATTTAATATAGCTATATTTCTAATATCATCAAGATTAATTTTTTTTAGAATATATACAGAAGAAATTAAAGACAAAAATGGCTCTACTATAGAATTGTTGGATTCTCCATCCAAAAACGAAAGTTCTGTTTTAAATCCTCTATTTTTTAATTCTAAGAATACTTTCCTATTATGTGTCAGATATACAGTCTGCGTTTCTGAATATTTTTTTAATGTTCTATTTTTGAAAAGATAATCAATATCTCCATAAAACGAATTAGGATAGACTATATCTGGAACATTAATAATAATTAAATCAGTCATTTTTTTTCAAGAAAAAGTTTAACTATTTCGTTTTTTCTCAAATAATGATGTATATCATTTTTTGAACCAAAAATGCAAAGAATCCCATTCCTATCATCTAAATAAGAACTGGGAAAATCATGGATTTTTATTTCTATAATATTTTTATCTGTTTTGTTTAATCCAATATATGAAAATCTGATATAGAAAAGGGAATGGTATTCATCTAACTTTAGAATTTCATCTAAAATGCTTTCTTTTTTTTGAAATTCCAGAAAGGAAAATATAGGATTATCGTCCCCAATACTTAAATAATCTATAGAAGAAGAAGAAGAAATGAATGGTTTATCTAAAGCAATAAAAATTGGCATTTTTTTTGATTGAATATAGAAATCAACAAACAATATTTTCCTATCAAACAAAAATTGTTTTAGCTTAAGAATATTTTCAAAAGAAATATCTCTCGCATTCAAAGAATCAAAAGCATCAAGATTCATTTCTCGAAGAATGCACCTATTATTTTTAAGGAGAGAATGTTTTTTAATTCCACATAAAAAAGGGAAATCTAATTCATCAACATCATCCTTTATGAAGGAAAAAATGGCTTCTTCAATTTTAGAACTAGGGATAAATAAATAATCCAAATCTATTCCTATTAGATAATCTAAACTGTCATACTTGAAAGCTTCTTCTTTAAAAAGAATTTCTAACATTTCCCCTCGTTCATTGTCAATTTCAGAAAAAGTGATATTGCTATCCCTTTTTAAAGAAGAATTTTCTTTTAAAAACGAATAGACATTTGTATTTTCAGGTTGAATTATGCTCTTGGTGTAAAGTAGAATGATGTGAATTTTCTTCATTTAAGGAATTAAAATATGTTCAATTTTATCGCAGAAACATCAATTCATGACACAATCATTTCCATCGCAAACTTGATTGGGTACATCATTGCTGTAGGGGTCGGAGGTACTGGATATCATTATTTAAATAAATCTAAAAATAATTCAGAGAAAGAGAAAGGGGTAATAAATGAAATTTCATCTTCTATTATGAAAAATAAAATCATACAGTCTTGTCTAAGAGATTGCAGACAATCTATCGATGCTGACCGTGCTCTGATTTTCTTATATCATAATGGAGAGATATTTGCAAATGGAAATCATCTCCTGAAAGTGTCATGCGCTTTTGAAAGCCTTAACACGGGAATCACAAGCGTTTCTCCAAACTACCTAAATATTCCATATGTCATATTTAGAAAATGGGATGTAGGAAAAAAGGAAAACCCTTCTGTTTTCCATATAAGTAAAAAAAATGATAATAATGAAGACCCGCTTCTTGTTCAAATGCTAATAGAGGGTGGGGTAGAAAGTAAGTATACTTTACCCTTAGATAATGAATTCGGAGCCAATATTGGTTTCATTTCATTCCATTATTTAAGGGAAACAAATCTGAATGAAGATGAAATGAGAACATTAAAAACCATACCTCATAAAATAGCAAGAGTTTTAAGCTCTTCCGCAATTGAAGAAAAGAAAAAATAATAAGTTGAATATATGAACCTTGTTTATAATGTTAATTGGAAACCAATTCAAAAGAAACTTAATATTGATGCCGATGGATACGCAGGTAAAAATACATTGAAGGCATTGAGTAATTATTTTGGTTGCGATGAAAATTGGAAATCTATCCAACTTGCAATTGGAACAACAGCAGACGGTATTGCAGGACAAAATACTATTTCAAAAATTATGGAAAAGATGGGGATAGAAACTCCTTTGAACTCTAATATATTGTCGCAATCCAAAATCCGTACAAATAACTCTGTTTATGGAAGAGCAGGGGATGAAAGTAATTTAGTAAATGTTCCTATTCCAGCTAATTATCCCTTGAAATATGAAGGAAACCCCGTTAAGACTATTCGAATTCATAAATTGGTAAAAGATAATCTTTCAAAAGCTTTACAAGAGATTGCCGATTATTATGAAAATAAATATGGTTCAGTTGAGGAAGCCGTAAAAAAGGTTCCGGGAATCTATAATTATTCTGGCTCCTACAATTTTAGAAAAACAACTGCTGGTTCTGTTTATAGCATGCACGCCTATGGTTTAGCTTTGGACTTTGATGCCGAAAATAATACTTATCATATGAAAAAAGATAAGGCTCGCCTTGCCAGACCAGAATATAAAGAGTTTTTTGATATTTTAGAAAAATATGGATGTTATTCTTTAGGCAGAAGGTCTAATTTGGATTGGATGCACATACAATTTTCAGATTGGAATTAAACGAGTTATGAATATTATGTCATGGCTTGTATTTTTTAATGCACATTCACTAAGGTTTTGCTGTAATATCTCTTGATGAAACAAGAGATAAGAAGGCTATTTAAAGGAATACATCATCCAAGAACTTTACATAAAATACTCAAGGACAATCCAGAGATAGTTGAGTACGCCAAAAGTGAAATAGAGAAATATTCGTATTATGAAAAAGTCGGATATTATATCATATCTATAGCAAACGACATTGAGATAAAAAAGTGCCCTGTTTGTGGAAAAGAATTAAGCTATACTCAATGCATAAAGAATAAAAAGATATTTTGTAGTAGGTCTTGTTCAGCAACATATCAATTTTCTCATAAAAAAGATGCCTCTAAAAAAAAGCGTAGTACAGTAAAGTTACCTGCTCTTCCTTTATTTCCAATAAATGAAAAGGTAACATTGAGTAAACTAAGATGCCTGTATGCAGGAGCCGATATTACAAGGCTAAGATATGTAATAGCAAAGAACTCTTCAATCTTATGTTTTTGCCAAAAAGCATTAGAAAAACATAAGGAATATCAAACAGAACAAATATTTCTTTACTGCATAATAAATAATCTAAAATTAAAAAAATGTAAGTTATGTGGAAAAAAGATGAACTATTATAAGTCCTATACTAGGCCAACATTTTATTGTTCATCAAAATGTAGTCACGCATCTTCTTCTTATAAAGAAAAGCAACAAAAAAGTCATAACGATAGAAAATACGAAATATTAGTTCAGAGAGCCAGAGAAAAAAATTATGGAGTAATTACTCTTCGAGATGATTATAAGACTTCAAATCAAATTGAACTAAAGTGCTTAAAATGCAATAAAGTTTTCTCATCTCCATTATTGAATATATACAGAGACATGAGATGCCCATCTTGCGATAAAGTCTCATCTTTTTCATTCGAGAAAAAAATACGAGGCTTTATCTATTCATTAAACATAGATTTTACTTACAATAAGAAAGTTCTTCCTGATAAAAAAGAATTAGATATATTTGTTCCTTCTAGAAATATCGCTATTGAATGCGATGGTCTCTATTGGCATTCATCTAAAAATGGAAAAGATAGAAACTATCATCTAAAGAAAACAAAACAGTGTGAAGAAAAGGGGATTTTTCTAATCCATATTTTTGAAGACGAATGGAGAGAAAAAAATAAAATTGTCAAGAATCGAATTAAATATATTCTCGGCAAAGCATCTTATAAGATAGGGGCAAGGGAATGCCGTATATCTCCAATTTCTAATGATGAAAGTAAAAAATTTTTAGATAAATATCATATTCAAGGAAATGTATCTTCTCCTGTGAGATATGGATTATTTAAAAGAAACAGGCTAATAGCTGTAATGACTTTTGGCAAAAGCCGCTTCAACAAAAATTATGATTGGGAGCTTCTTAGATATTGTACTATTCCTAATTTCAATATAATAGGTGGGGCTTCTAAATTATTAAATCATTTTAGAAACCATCATTCTGGTTCTATTATTTCCTATGCAGATAAAAGATGGAGCGATGGAAATCTTTATAGAAAACTTGGATTTATAGAATTAAAAGACAGTCAACCAAACTATTTTTATGTCAAAGACATAAGAAGATTTTCTAGAAATCAGTTTCAAAAGCACAAACTCAAAGATATTCTTAAAAAGTTTGACCCACTAATGACAGAAAAAGAAAATATGCTTGCTAATGGCTATTCTATTATTTGGGATTGCGGAAATAAAGTGTTTTCTTTAGAATAATGTAGTTCAGTTACTTTCCTATAGCACCTGAAAAGGGGCAGGATTTAACATTATCGCGCGACCTCGCTTTCATCAGAAAGCAGGTTTGCGTCTTTTCTATTTATGTCTGCAACTTCTTTCATGAGATTCATAAGTCTCTGAGAGGGTTCTTGCGAACTTTGTCTAATGGAACAGAACAGCTTGCTCGGTTCTTTGGAATAAGTCCGTTTGATTTGTTCGCCCGTCGCTTTTGCAGGTCTATTATACCAAACAGAAGAATTTTTCAACCGACGTTTTAACATTTCTTGTCTCAAACTCATTTTAGAATGTTGTCCTAAATCCTTTAACAACAACTGGGTGCTTTAACTGATAATAGGGGTCTGCATAAGCAAATGCCCCAATTCTCTTTCCTGTATAAAAATAAGAGTTTGGAGAATTCTCATTTTTCTTAGGAATCTTTTCTTTTGTTTTTGAATTAAAAGAAGATAAAAATCGAACTTGCCAATCTTTAAGTTTTTCTTCTTTATCGACTGTTCTAACAAATAATCCTTCATATGTACTTCCATCCTCTTGAACAGCATACAATCTCCATCCTTCTGGAGAAGAACCATCATAAGGCATAGATAAATCGCTAAAACTTATTATGCTATAGCCATTCCATGCATCTTCATGTTGAGCTGGTTCGGTCGTTTTATAATAGATATCCTCATCATTATCAGAAACACGATTAATTTCCAATCTTATTTTAGACGAAACAACAGAATCGGCAACGGAAGAATCTTTAACGATAAAATATAATTTTTGCAATTTTAATGTAGACGAACTATTAAAAATATTACCTACCATAATCCACCCATTTTTAAATAAATCAATAGAATTATCAGTTAAAGGCCAATCACCGGAAGCATCTCTAGGCTCTTGTGGAGGCCTGACACCTCGATAAGGATAAGAGTATTGATAAGGATAAAGTCCATATGTTTCTACACCACATGCACTAGCCATCCAAACATCCCCTCCTAAATCATCTGAAACAGGGATTTTTAGAAATCTATCTTGAGCTTTAGGAGAGACAATTTTCGATGTTCTAAATGGAAACCAATTTAGACCAGGATTAGAACCATCTTCATCAATTATATTTAAATAATATTCATCAGAATCTCTATTAAAAACTACTGCATCCTCTTGATTAGGAGCAAAAGGCTCGGTAGAAAACTTGGGAAAATGAAATCTTACTTTAACTACGCCTTCTTCTGGAGAAACAATTATTTCGCAAGAGGCCGAATCAAGAATAGACGTGTATTCCCAATATTCTGTATCTGGTTGACCAACCCATTCGCTAGGAATAATTATTTTCTTTCGAGTACAAATTTGGGCTTTTTTATAAGTATTATAAATACTTGGCGACCAGCTATTTGGATAGATGATTTCAATATATGAAATTTCGCTATAATTTAATACTTGCGTGCCTTCTATAACAAAGAATGGTGCTTCATCCTGTGCTTTAGTATGGACAACAGTATCAGAAGGAACTAAAGCTCCATAATGGACATTTCTTCTATCATTAGCAAATCCTTCTCCAAAAACTTCCAACAATAGTCCACAATAGCCAGAAGTAATATAATGAGAAACTTTGAATTCCAAAGGAGAAGCCCCCATGTTCATATGTTCGCCACCGACAGAAGTATTCACTAGTTCGCCAGCATTATTGAGAGTTAGATAGTATTCATTAAAATAAGTATTGCCAGAATCCGACTTAGCTTGAATAGAGTATGTTGCGGTTTGCCACATTGCAATAGGAAAACCATCAAAAATTAGCGGCTCTTCTGAATTAACAACAGAAAAAGCGGTATTTTGTTCAATAGCTACTGGGTCCTCTCCACGAGAGCCAGCTAAAAAATCAATACAACTGACAACCATACATGAAGGTTCCTCTTGCTGAGGGCACATATATCCATAGCCTTTTCTAAAAACAATACCTTTTCCAATATTATCATAAGGGACTAAAGTAAAATGATAATCATAATATGGGTCAACTTGAGTGATAGAGAACTGATGAATTTTACTTTCTCCAAATGACCAATATGTCATAATATAATGCTCATCATCAATAGGAAAATCAGGTTCATCTTTAGAACCATAGACTTCAATTTTTTGAAGAAATTTCCATCCGGCAGAAAAATATACATTCATTTGGATTTCTCCCATGATAGGAGATAAATCATATTCAATCTCTGCGCCACAATCACTTGCCCTTCTTCGGCAATCCTGAACAATCACATTAGAAATTTCCGGGGAAGGAATAGTAATCAATGCATTCGCTTCGTCAAAATGAGTATATTCTTCATCCAACGGCATTTTATCCCATAATTTAACTAAAACATCAAACTTCCTATCATTCTCTGGATAAATATCCAATTTGGGGTCAATAGTTTGCGCCCTAATTTCTTCATATGGGGAATCTTCATTTGTTCTCATATAAAATTGAAGAAATGGAGAATATAAAGAAGCTAAATAATCTGTGGCTTTTACTAATCTTTTACCAGACCTATCTTTTCCTTCAACATACAGAACAGGATTCCCCTCTACAGAAAATTTATAAGAAACTCTTGGTGCTAAATCAAAACTCTTCATCTTATCTTCTCCCTTCTGCCTTCAACATAGTTATTTCTGGACTTCTTAGAGTCATAGCCTCATCAACAAAATAATGGATAATCGAAGATGGATATCGACTTGCTAAATCATCAGCATTTAATGTCCACATATAAAAATAATATTTATCTGATTCGGCACTAAAATAATAAGAAGTATCTCTATCGGCAGAAACTGTAATATCTATAAAAACTTGATTGGCTGAATTTTTGACGATAATCTTATAAGCGGAAGCGTGTTCTACAGCATCCCAAGTTAAAGTTAATCTTCCTAAATACCCTGTCTCTGGACTATCAAAAGATTCTTTTACAGCAAGATTATCTGGAGCAGGAAGAATACCCATCATTTTATCATACTCATCATCAGACATATCTTGATAATCTTTATTATAATTTTCGCTATTCGAAGCGTATAAAACTGGGTCATTAGAAATTAAAGGAGAGGACTTTAATTTTGCAATAGATTTATAATGATTTTGTAAAGGAGTAGCAAGTTCTTCATACTGTTCTCTAGAAACATATGTTCCTACAACAGTATAAACACCATTACCTTCATCCCTAATAGTAGATAATCTATAAATTTGAGTAGAATTATCTTTTAAAGAAATAGAAACAACAGAACCTATATAAAATCCACTAAAATCTGGGCCAACATATTTCTTATGAACATAAAAAATTGTTTCTTCTACCCCAATAGCCCATTTATCAGAAACTAATTGAAATATAGTTTCTGGTGTAGGTTGTCCAGCTCCCCCCAAGGATTTATTAGGATTACTCCTATAAACTTGTATAATGATTTCTCCGTCGATATCAGCGCGTTCTAAATCTAAAATGGTATCTACAGTAAAAGATAAATAATCATCTGCGTCTGGACCATGAATATCAACTAATCGCGCATAATTAACTGTTAAATTTATTAAATCATCATCAACCAAAAACAAATCATTTAACTGTAATAATAAAGCATCATATCCTACAGAAAAAGATACTGTTTGGATAGCCTGAGATGATTGGACCAAAAATCTATCTCCTATTCTTCGCGCCATTCCTTTGGAACAACATCCCCAAGCATTCATAGCGACTTTTACGACTCCATTGTCTTTCAAGTCGCTTTCGTTCATTGCATATTCAACTTTAGATTTATATAAATCTGTTTCATCATTATAAGTTACTTCAACCAAATTATATCTTTCATCTCTTCTGGAAGAAGTATAGATAAATAATCCATCTACTACATTTCTATTATTAAATAACGCTCTAATTCGTGAATTAGATTCTTTATGAGTTAAAGAAATCTTACCATTATTCCAATAAAGAGAGGCATCTATTAAACCTAAAATTGAACTAACAACTTCTAACGTTTTCATCCTGTCCTTTAAAGTAGCAGAAAAGGAAAATCTTGGCTCTAGACCACCAAAACCATTAGAAAACCCAATAAAGTTCCCTTCTTCATCTACCCCATCACAATATTTTGCTACCTCATAAAACGAAAACATATCAATGTCTTCCATTGAAATGAAGGAACCGAGGCCATACCTAGAATTAGTCAATAAATCCAAAGTTATCCAAACTGGATTATCTGTCCATCTCTTTACCAAAGAAATATAATCCCATTCGCCAACATAAACCTGTAATTTTTCTTCTTCTGTTGGCTTATCAATCGCTCTCTTATAACGCCTTCTATCCCTTTTGTGCTCCTTATAAATAGGAATTTTATTTCCCTCTTCGTCAAGAATAAAATTACCTTTGCTATCTTTTTCGTAACCGATGATTTCATATTCAGTTATCATCGGTTGGTAATTATTAGGGACGAAAACTTTCATTAGTCTCGCTAGATAAGCACGTTTAGGAACATTGGAAAATGTTCTTGCATCGCTTTTAACAGCCCCTAATGCACATAATGGATATTGCAAGAACATAGGGGAATACTCACAAACTTTAGAAAGTGCTACAGTACGTTTAATGAGCGTAGAATAAGTTTCTGGAGTTGTTTTAGCCACCCTTAAAAATTTATAGGAAGTATCTTCTCCACTCCAATTCTCCGGAAAAAAATATTTATCCATATTAACACCCGGTCTTCTATTTGAAATGACTCCCTGAAAAACCTTATATGGATTTTCAAAATAGTTGTTAGCACCAAAATCAATAAAAACTTGGGATGTCGCCATCCCATACAAAACATAATGCTTTTTACCAGCAACTTCTTCTTTGCCATCTAAAGTAACACGACCCCAAGTTACATCAAATTCACAAAGTGTAGCATAATTGACTGCAGCTTTATATTCTTTGCCTGATATACTTCCCGGAATCCTATTATCTTTTTTACTTCTCAAAGAGCCATCTTGACCTCCATCGATAGAACAAGTGTCGAATAATTGTTGTATGCCTATTGTAAAAGAAAAATAAATACAATCCTTATTTTTAATTATATATGTTGCAGGGTCAGCAGTTTCATTAATATATTTTGAAGCTGTGTCCCACCATTTAGAGAAATCTTTATTATCATTAGCGGAACGAACGTCAATGGAGTTCCATCCTTCTTTAGCTTGCCCATCACTCCTATTGTTAGGGAATAAATGCGGCCCAAATAAAGAACGATTGACATTATATTCCATTGAAGGACGATTAAACCCTCTTAATGTGTCTTGATTAGAAAAACCTAATCTAGTATCATAAGCAAATCTTTGAAAATTATAAGAACCAGAAAGGTTCATCATTGGAACCTCGTCTAAATAAATAGCTTGAGGGATATCTTCTCCAACAACATTTTCCCCTGCTTCGCTAACAAAACCTTCAATGGGGCCTTCTGAAATAACATCAATAGCTTGGAAAGCCATGTTATTAACAAGAACATCTTCGACAGTATCAGGGTCAGGCGGATTTAATTTTGCTGGTTCCTGTTTGGCTTCACCACCACCACCACCACCAATGATTTTTTTTACTTCAAAGTGTTTCATCTTCCGCTCTCTTGGAGATAATCTTGCACTTCGACGTTTCCCCTTATGGAATTCAAAGAAGCGTAGATAGACGTTCCGGGAACTAAAATCATTCCATACCCTAAAGGGACTGGCGTTCCCGAAGGAATACCTTGTTCTAATCCCATATAATTAGATGTCTTATTAGCAGACGTATCTGATTCTGCGCCTTGGCCGCCACCGCTAGGTTTAGAGAGAAGCGTTCCAATAGCAAGTAATGCGCCGCCAATCATAAGCATTGTCCCTGCTGACATTCCTAAAATGGTTGTTGATAATAACGCCGCCGTTAAAGCTCCAGCGGTAAAAATAGCCCCAGCAACCGCTAAAACAGGAACTAAAACCTTAAATATTCTTCCAATTCCCGCGCCGCAAATAATAGGAAGAATAATAAATTTCCCATCTTGTTTCATTAAAGTATATTCAAATCCATCTTTAGATAAGCGAATAATTCTATCTCTAAAACCTCTTAATTTTGAACAAAGCTCTTTTATGATATCTTTAATATCAGTAAAATACGTTTCGTATTTTAAATCATATTCAGTGCCTAAAATTCCTTTAAACTCAACGATATACTTTTCCCTGCTCATAGTCATGAATTATGATACTTTTTAAATCTTTAATTCCTTTTAAATAAGAAGATTTCTTATCTAAAATCTTGGGTAAAATTAAAGAAAAATTATTATCTCCAGCCCCATAAATAAGATATGGCAGACAAGTATTTCTACAGCCTAAATTATCATAAGCAGAAGGAGTAGATTCTTTTAAATGGTTATGATAAACAGCTATTATTTTATTTCTTATCAAAAAATCTAAATGGTCGTATGGACTGATTAAAAATGATTCATGCGGCTTATTGCACTTATTATCGCAAATAGCAACCACAAAACTTTTATGTCTTGGATTATAGCCTAAAAAACCGCAATTTTCAAGTGTGGGCATTTTTAAGCACTCATTTTCTATTCTTTGAAGGCACTCAGAAAGTGAGTCACAAAAAATTAAATCTTTCATTTTTATACATATGTTAATGGGTCAACCCCGGGAAATGCCCCAAAAGGTAATTGCTTATAAACCTGTTTGTTATCATACAAAGAATATCCTTCTTCGCCAAATCTTAAACAACATCCTGCTTGAGTCTTATCGCAGGAATCAGGAGACCAGTAATCAGGGTTAATAGCTGGGTCGCGCTTGTTGGAAGAATCATTAGCTTTTATGCAAACATAGAATGTTTTTACTGTTTGGAAATCAAGATTTATTCCTCCAATATTATATTTTATTTCATCGTTACTTTCTTCATTAAGACAATAAGTTGCAGGAGAAATCAAAAAACATACATCTCCAACTTTATAATTGCTAGTTGGGTCATATTCTAATATTTGATTGGGCCATTGAGGGATAAGCACTACGTCTTCCTTAATCCCAGTTACTGCATTGACGCTTTTAAACCAATCCCCATTCTTATCTCTCTTTGGCAAACCTGAATATTGACATCCTTCCCCACGATAAACAAATCCACAATATCTCGCTCCGAATCTTCTGTTTGGAGTATAGCTCTGTTCTACGTCAAAAACAGAAGTTAATTCTAATTCTACGAAAAATTTATTCTCATTTAACTTTTGAGAAATAACCCAACTTGAATCCTCAATTACAGCATATGGATTAGGAACTCCAAACGGATTACCGCCATCAAAATTAATATCATCAATAAATCTTAAAAAAGTCTTTTTTCTATTAATGCGAGCATTCCGTAAATCATTATATGAACGCATCATTGTCGATATGAACCTATGCCAAGACATATATCCATACCCTTCTTCATCAACATTAGGGCTTCTGAACTTATTAACAATATTAGATACTCTTATTTTTGGCCTCGGGAACTTATTCCCGACACTCATTTCGAACCCATCTGCTTCGCATGGAATTGGAAAGTATTTTTTGCCATTATAAATTAATTCTTTTGTAAAAGAATAGCCTGTCAATTTACCATCCTTTTCTGTTTCAATAACCCCGGGAAAAAAACGATAAGTTGATTCTCCATATGTCATTTCATATAGGGTGATAAGAGAAGAAGGTTCAAAAGATAAAAGCTCTTGAACATTTTCTTCATATCCTCGACTGAAAAATTCTCTCTGTTGTTCAGTCAATTGTGGAACAGTATTAGGCAGAGACATCGGAATTTTTTACACTTGAATCTTGATAGAGATAAATTACACTAGTGACATGAGCAGTCAAGAGAAAAAAGATATCCAAGGGAAGTTTTGTTTCCTGAAAGACCAGAATATGGCTTGGAAAATAAAAAATGAAATTCTTAAATTTTCTAAAGAAAAAAATATACTAATATACGGAAGAACTTTACGAGCGAAAGAATCTTTCGTTAATCAAATGATTGATTTATCCGTCGAAGGAAAATATGATACTTTATATATTAAGGATGATAAAAATATTGGATTTGCAACATTCATTAAACATATTGATTCTATAGAAATATTTTTCGCTTTTCATACTTCAAGAGATATTTTTTTAGCAAAAAAAAACTTTTTTTGTGCATTAGATATCATTAAAAAAAAATATGAATGCAATAAATTTTGGTTCTCATTTTGTCCAAGAGACAATTTTGAAAAATACAAACAATTTATAATATCATACATGGGATTCTCTGAAAATAAAAAAGATAAAAGATTTGAATTGGAAATATGAAAAAAGTTGCATTCCTTTTACTTACTAACGCAAACTTTAATCGAATAGATATTTGGGAAAGATTTTTTGATAAAAAAGATAAAAGATGGAACTTATATGTCCATGCAAAAGAAGAACCTAATTTCAAATTTCTGAAAGATAGGCAAATAAAAAAACATGTTGAAACTGGCTGGGCAGAATTTAGTTTAGTCGAAGCAGAAAATGAATTGCTTAAAGAAGCTCTTGGCGATATGGATAATCAAGCATTTGTGCTTATAAGCGAGTCTCATTGTCCTTTATACGATATATCACGGACTATTGATAGAATATTATCTTTGAATTTGCCAATATTCTCAAATGAATCTCTAAAAGAAAATTTAGAATTCCGTTGGAAACGTTCTAATTTTGAAAGTGTATCATTCCTACATAAAATTCATTTCGCATTCTCATCTCAATGGTGGATTTTTGATAGAAATACCGCCATTTATTTTTCAAGAACAAAAGACAATTTAAAAAAATACTTCAAAAATACCAATTTTGCTGATGAACATTACCATATTTCTCTTTGTAATTATGAAGATATTGATTTTTATAAACAAACAACAACATATGTTAATTGGAAAGTTCCAACATCAAAACCTTATTGCAAATATGTGAAAAGAAAAAAACCAAAAACATATTTCAAAGTGAAAAAGGCTTTTATAAAAAAATTAAGGAAAGAAGGGTATTTATTTTTCAGAAAAATAGATGAAAGAACAATAATTCCAGTAAAAGAAATTTTTGAAACTTAATATTGAAATTTACTATAAAACGGAAATTCACTGCGTCAGTGAATTTACTGTAATTATCTATATGCAAGAGGCATTAGATTATCTTATCGCAAATTGGGAAATATCAATTCTTCCTACTCTATTGATACTCTGCGGTATAGCAGGTATTATTATTAAGAAGACCTCTACCAAAAGAGATGATGAAGTCTTGAATGATGTTGAAGAAACAATTCAAGAGGTAGATAAATTGATTACAGAAATAAAAAAATCCCAAAAGTCTGTTAAGAAAGATGATTCAACTCCTGAATAATCTTATCGAACTTGGCATTGAATATTTAAAACTAAAAAATCAATCTTTTATTTTTGATAAAATAGACTTTTACGAAAAGGAAAAGTATGAAAAGATTGGTAGGTTGGAAGAACTTAGGAATTCTGGCGTTAATTCTAACGAGTGCGTGTTCTTGCGAAAAAGGATATCAGAACTCAATAGAAGAATTGAATATTTATCAACCATCAATCTTGAAGATAAAAAAAGGGACAAAAATACAAACAATTGAAGGGACTTATATCCCTCAAATAAATGAAATTTGGTATTCCGAAAAAGAATTTAGAAATTTAGAACGTTCTATCTATTAATTGTGTAATTAATAATACATAGCGATTGTTTTTCAATTTTATGAACAATGGCGAGTTCAATTCAACCACACCCAAAAGGTGTGGTTGTCTTATTTAAAAACATATTTTTTCAACTATTTTTTTTCATTTTCCTAATTCCCGCAGTCAATTTTTTGCATAAATCGCTAGGAATATCTTCATATTTTTCATAAGAAAAGAAGGTATCATCAAGGCAGAAAAGTTCAAGATTAGGCTTAACATACTTCTCTCTAAATTCTAGAAAAGTATCAATATCAAGGAAAGTTGAAACTGTTTTCTCTAAAACTTTATTTGACCTTAAATTTTTAGGCTTAATATCTGTAGGTGCGGCATCAACTTCCTTCAAAAGACTAGGTTTATCCAATTCTTCTTCACATGCAGAGGAAATACAAAAATATTCTCTTACTGCTCTAGCAAATGCCCGATTAGACGCATTAGCTTCTTTAAATTTGAAAGCGATACCAAACATGTTCTCTCTATTTGCAGAAGCAATACCTTCGGTAGCGACCTCTCTATACCCATTATACGATGTAGGTTCCCAAGTTATCCTACAACGCATAACGCAATTATCGTTATCGAGATGCAATGTCTCATAGCGAGTAGATTTAAATCCATGCCTTCTGGCTAAATCACGAAGACCAGCTAAACGGATAATTACTCCATCGTCTTCTGCGCTTGAAACATTTTCTGGAACCGATTTTTCTTTCCGCACATAATAGTTTTCGTTTATGTAGAGAAAAGTTTCATCAACAAGTTCGCGCCATTTTATTTCAAAAAAATTCGGTTTTCCTTTCTCGTTCAAAAACTCGAATTTCTTATTGTCCTCTATTGCTTCGGCTCCTTTAATCTCGTTTTTCCGTGGTCTTCCCATATTTTTTTCTATCTTCTTGAGCTTTCATAATATTAGATTTCATAATATTAGTCAAACACATTTTCAAGCCTTCTCTCAATGCAACAGTTTCTCCTTCATCGAAAGAAATATAAAAACTTAAATCTCGACTTTTTGAAATGGTAAAATTAAAATAATGTGATACGCTCCCATCATCATTATTCGATGTTTTTGGTGTTAAATTAATTTTAGAACTTCCACCATCGGATTGGTGGTACAAATTGACAGGAACTCTCCTTTCAAAAGCGTTTATAAATTTGCCTAATTCAACAGCATTAAACTTAGCAGAAATTGATTTTGTAGGGTCTTTTGAATCTTGTTTAAAACTCCCATTTTTAGTTTGAGCATTCCACGATGATTGTTTAATCATGCTAACAAAAAGGCATTTTTCTTCGGGATTGTAACTAAAATGCGCCGCATGACCAGAATTTTTAGAATTAGGCTTATAGATACTTAACATATTTAATTATAAACTAAATTCATAAATTTATCAACTAATTTTGAACATGAAGGAATAATTTTGTAAATATTAGATTTGAAATAATTTAATGTCTCAATGAACCTAACATGTTCTATCTTAAAAATAGAAGAAAATTCGCTTTCTATACATAATTTCATATATTCAACAATAGAGAGCCAGAATTTTAAAACAATAAAATAATTGAAATATTCAATATACATATACTTCATTTCCGCCGCTAATTTAGAGTCAATCTTAGAGAACTCCTTAAAATAAATAGATTTATAATAATCAGAATACTCAAATAATCTGTTCTCTAATATAAAATTCATGAAATCATACAATGGATTCCCTATAAAAGAATGTGACCAATCTAAAATATAGTGATTATGATATTTTCTTTCATTTCCACTAGGGAAAATAATATTGTCAGGATATAATGACGCATTAACTAATTTCCCTAAATCAAATTGAGAAGATTGAACAGTAAGAGATAATCTTATTCTATCTAATTCAGAAGTAAAATCATCAAAATTTACTATCTTTTTAAATTTTTCTAAAAAATCTTCTCCGAAAATCGGAGACAATTTTCCTACATTTTGTGCTATACTAGGCTCCGTTCGGCAAAACGCTATGTCTTTAGTATCAATAGAACTAATTTGAGCTAACACTCGAAAAAATCTTTCTATCTCTTGTTCGTCCGAAAAAACATTATTAATTCCGAACTCTGCAACAGAAGGACCTGATATAAAATTTGTTAGTAAAGCCAATCCTTCACTTGCAAAACAACTAATAGGAAACTTATTCATTGCGCTAGGAGCACAATTCAGAGAAGAAATAGAGCGAAGAATATTATATTCAGCGACTAAACATTTAGATTCCCCAAAAGAAATTTTTAGAAGAAAAGAACCTTTATCTATAGAAGATACTTTATAAACATCATATTCAAAAGTGTTGAGATGTGGTTGTATATCACTAACATTAAATTGAATAATCGAATTTTCATTAATCTGTTTAACTATATCAGAAACAACATTTTTTTCTGACTCGCTTATTTCTGCGATAGAAGCGCAAAAAATATCATTATTTTTTATACTCATAAAACTAATCTGGCAACAATAGATTCAATACTTTCTTTCTTCTCATGAGAAAAACCTAAGGATGGACTTTCTTCATCAATAGTTAAATAAAATAGGCAAAATGAAGAGAATGATTTTTTATTAGCCTGTAAAGAATGAAGCTTCAGATATGCCCCATAAGAATCTAAAATATCTATAGCTTTATCAGGATATTTTCTATTCTTAAAAAACTCTTCGCAAATACTAATAATATTTTTAATAGTATTTTTGCCGTATCTAATTTCATGATACTGTTCGAACTTCTCTTTTATACCATTAAGAATTATTTTGACAGAATCAACAGTAGGCTCATCTATTTCAAGAGTAGAAAATCTCCTTTCTAAAGCAGAATCAGGATATATATATTCATTATATTCTTGATAAGTTGTCGCACCTATGCAGATAATCTTACCCCTAGATAAATAAGGTTTAAGAATATTAGACAAATCACAAGAATCTTGAACTGATTTGCCGCCAGCACCAACTATCATATGTATTTCATCAATAAATAAAATAATATCATCTCTTAATTCGAAATGATTTAATATTTTAGAAATTCTTTCTTCTGCTTGGCCTCTATAAGAGGTTCCAGAAATAAGTTGACATATATTCAAAGAATAGATTTCTCTCCCATCTAAAGACCCGTTTTCACCAATTCCATTGACAATATTATAGGCTAGTCCTTCAACAATTGCTGTCTTACCAACACCTGCTTCACCAATGAGAATGCAATTCGGTTTATTTTTCTTATTTAAAATATGAACAATTTTCGAAATTTCTTTCTCTCTTCCAATTGCTGGATGATGGGGATAATTTTTTATTTCATCTGTTATATTATGAAAATAAGAAAAAATATTATCATTTTGTGCAAACTCATTTTCATCAAACTTTACGCTTTTTTCATCTGATAAATCCAAAGCAGATTCTTTGCTGTCATAAGAAAGAAAAGAATTGATAGCACTTTTTTTACCATAAAAACAGCACTCTACAGCCTTCAAAAATTCAATTAAATCTTTGCAATCGAAAAACAATGAACAAAAATCTTTGCAAGTAGAAGAGTTTTCCAATAAAAATTTTAATAAGTGCTCTTTTCGTATATCGTTTCTGAGGTCCTTCCCGCAATTATAAAATATAGAGCTTAAATATCCACTAACATCATCGTTGGAAATAACATCATTATCTATCGACCCTTCTACAACAGAAATATGTGGGTCTAACTCGTTTATCCGTTTTAAAATAACATCTTGAGAGATATTTCTATTTATCAAATAATCAGAAATGAAAATTGTTGGTTCATTAAAAATAATGAATAAAAAGCATTTTAAAGAATCAATTCTACATTTCTCCTTTTGAGAAAAAATATACAATTCTTTTACAAGGGTCGAAAAACAATCGTTATTCTGCATCTTTTAAATCAGCAAATCTAGAATAAATCTTTTCTTCTACAATTGAAAGACCTGTAACAAAAACAATATCTTTACTCTTTGAGCCAACGACAACAATTATATTTCCATCATGGGGGCGTTTACCGCCATTTGCAATATAATTACTTAGAGTAAGAGAAGGGTTTCTTCCATTTCGGGAATCCATCATTAAACACATGACTTTGCCTTTATCATCATTTATGGAAAAACGCCAATATTTTTCTCCATTCTTTTTGGATTTCCCCTCTTGAAAATCATCAGAAGCCCATCCAACTATCTTAACTGTAGTATATTCTGCTAACTGTTTAATCTCTTGACAGTCTGTCATAGAAGAGCTTTTATCAGCAAAAATGTCTTTGACGTTTTTAGAATAAGCATAACCTAATACTCTTTTTTCATAATACCAGTCTGCAAAATCTGGCATTTTATTATTCTGTTCATAAATAGCTTTAAACTTTCTGCATTTATCTTGTAGAGATGAAAATCCACCACGGAATAGAACTCTTCCATTGGAGTCTCTAGTTTCGTTTTTAACGCAATCTGAAATAATCAACAATAAATCAGGCTCATCTTGTGAAGATTCATTCAATTTATTTTTATAAATTGCAAAAACAGCGTCTCTTTGGCGCGGAGTTAGAACATTTATTACTTGCAATGTATAAACCATGTAACAACGTTCATGACCATTCAAGAAACTATCAAATAACCCAGCTTGAGCGAATGAACTTAACACTCCAATAGATAACCCAGCGCGTTTAGCGGAATTATAGATATCACAAATATCTCTTTGAGTATCATTTCTAAAATTAACTACTTTTTGAAGCGTTTGAGCGGAAACACCTTTAATAGATGCTAAACCATACCTTATATTGTCGCCTTCAATAGCAAAATGAAGATGGGAATTAGCTAAATCAGGAGGTAGCAACTTTATACCAAAATAAGGAAGTTCTTGAGAAATTTTTTCAATTTCAGCAAACGGGTCTGGTTCAGCATTAGCTTGCTCTAAAAGGGTACAGAAGAACTCTTTAGGAAACCAATATTTCAAATAAACTGTTTTTGCGGCTGTAGCGGCATAGGAAATGCTATGCGAATTAGAGACTACAACACCATTACAATAAAAATTATGGTCGGGGGAATCTACCTCTAAATCAATGCAATCTTCAAACTTGATGTTCGAAAACTCTTCAAGTTCGGCTTCGCCAGATTCGGTCAAAATCATATGTGTTGGGGAGCCATAAGAAAGAGCATCATTCAATATCTTGATTATTTCAATCATCTTGAAATTCTCACTATCAAGATACTTATGACGGAAAGACGAACGAATTTTAAATGTCTCAGAGACTTCTGTATAAGAAAATGGACCATCTGCAAAACTTTCGTAAACAGATAATTTAAAATCGGCTAATACATTTTGGCTCTTATAAATATTAACCACTTTAACGAAATAGTCTTTCTTTCCTTTAACATCAAATGCCTTAATGGAGTCGCCAATTTTAACCTTTGAAAGAGGAATTTTTTCGCCAGATTCTAATTCTACCGTATTATTAAGGCCTAAACATCTATTAAAAGAGTAATTTGCAGACTCTTGGCATACATGCCAAAAATACAAAGCGGCTTCTTCTGAAATACCATTCTTTTTAGCCCCATCAAGAATCTCTTGTTCAAACTGAGGCATCTTTTCCACCTGCTTCTTACCAACGCAATTATGAATGACCATTCCATTAGCAACAATAAATGGAGTCTCTTTATCGATAGTGAAATCGAATACTTCTTCTTTGCCATCGCAAAGAGTAATGCTTTTGAGTTCAACATTTCGTGCCCCAAAAGCTTCAAAACGCTTTGAAAACCTATCTGTTTCTTCCATAAAAGAATCTAAAATTTTCATCGAACAACCACAAATAGAATCAAAAACGTTTAATGTCCCAGCAGTTCTCCAATTCCCACCATACAGCATGATTTTATGGTCTGGTGTTAATCTTAAAGGGTCGCAACCATCAGCGCGAAGTTCAATAACTTGTCTCTTGCCATTGCTCCATAAATCCTTTAATGGTTTCCAATAATGGCTACCAGAGAAATCCATCACAAAAAAGTTCAATCCTTCATATCCATTTTTATAGAGTTCTGAAACGGAAATCCATCCTTTTTCCTTGCTTAAAAAAAGAGTATCTCCTGAAACGCATTTTCTAAGCGCATCAGCGCGCTCAAGAGTAAAACCGAAAATTTTATGAGCAATATTCATTAACGTCTCTTGGAACAAAAGAATGCCTTTTGTCTGGCCCAAAAGCGAATCCATATGTTCATCACCAGACGGGCGCATTTCGCCAGTATTCTTAGCTTTCACATAATCATTCACATAAGCCAAAGCACCCGGACGTGCAAGAGCAACCACATCAGAAAGTTCATCTAAATTGTCAGGAGCTACCACTTGGGCAACACGATAATTTGTATCAGATTCAATCTGGAAAAGACCTTTAGGCATCAAATATTCATTGATATATTTATAGATTTCTGGATTCCTATAATCAATGTCTTTATGATTAATGCCAAGCATATCGCAAGTTTCTTTAATTTGAGTAAGAGTCCTTAAACCTAATAAATCAAACTTGGTCATAATTTCGGCCACTTCTCCCATTTCAAACCCGGAGATTAAATCTCCTTCTTTTGTAGTTTGAAGAGGCATAGTTTCATTCAAAGGAAAAGCACAAATAGCAATTCCCGATGGATGAACACCAGTATTCTTATTCAAATTCTCTAATTTTAAAGAAATAAGATAAATCTTTTTGTTGGAATCACAAAATTCTTTAAATTCTTTCGAAGTTTCATAAGCTTCTGAAAGTGGACGGACAACACCATATTTCTTAGGAATCAAATCAGAAATTGCCTTAGTGTCTTCTTCATGATAACCACCAGCTAATTTCATCGTTTCCTTAATACAAAGTTTACCTGATAATGTGCTAACTGTCAAAATTTTGCAAGCATTTCCATTAAAACGTTGGAAAACGAAATCTACAACTTTTGACCTATCTGAATAAGAAATATCCAAATCACAATCAGCAAGTAATCCGCCATCCAAATAAACTTTACCATCTTTGCCAATTTTCTTTTGAGCACGAGCCATTGAAACAAATCTTTCAAAAATGAGATTATGTTCAAGAGGGTCAATGCCAGTAACACCAGTGAGGTAGAAAACTAAGCATCCTGCCGCTGAGCCTCGCCCATCACCAACTGGAATACCAGAGGAATTGCAAAATCTTACAATTTCTCGGTTAAGAAGCATATAATCTATAAATCCACAAGCTTCAAGAACTTCTAATTCATAATCCAATCTTTTTTTATAATCTTCAAAATTGGGAAGCTTATCAATTCCTAATCTTTTAAATCCATTCTCGCAAAGAGCTTTTAAAAAATCATATGAAGAACAATTTCCATCTAAACCTAATTGGATTGCTTCATCTTGGGGAATGTCCGCTTTAGGAAGTATAACTCCTTCCAACATAGGAGTATCATAAATTTGGTTATTCTCAATCAGTTTTTGAGAATATTCGTTCTCAAGAGAAAGAGAATAATCCTTGTTGATAAAACATGTTTCATTTTCTAAACCTAAAGCTCTTATAAGGCGAATGAATAATTCACCTGTCATTTCAGTGTCAACAAGGGCATCATGTAATTTATCTTCTTTATACTTGATGCCAAATTTATCAAGCATAGAACTTAATTTGACAGAGATTCTACCTTTCGGCTTAAAATTAAGAAGCTTATAGCAAAACTCAATCATAGTTTCATTTTCAGAACGATGGAAATTGAGTAGATAAGCCCTAGAAAGGGGAACAGTATCTATACATTTATAAAGGAAAGAATAGTCTTCCAGATAGCCAATGCATTTTCTTGCTATATTTAGAATAAAAATATCAAAACCAATGATATTTTGACCTGCCAGAATTGTGTCTGGCTGATAAATTAAATCCCAAAATTTATCAATGATTTCTTTAGGATTTTCTTTCTTTACATCATATACTTTTTTATCAAAACCTGTTACAGCCGCCGCTTCTTTCGAAACATTTAAATTATCCCATGCAAGATAATGCATTTCTTTGTTGAGAACCTTGCCATTTTTCATTTCGACCCAAGCAATCTGCCAAGGGCGGGAGGTTCTTAGATTCAATCCTTCGGTTTCTGTATCGAAAAGAATAATCCTTTTATCTTTTAAAGAAAAATCTTCTTTAGGATGATGATTAAAGCTGCATTTTCTATTTTCTTTCCAATCCTCAAAACAAAATTTATTACTACCAAAATGAGGGAGATTAGGTTTGTCTAAAGTGCTATTCCCATAAACAGAACGTCCACATATTAATCTATATACTGTGTAAGAATCAAAATCATCATAATTTTCATAATAAATTGATTTGCAAAATACGATGCGATTTTCATTGATGGAGCAATATTGTTTTACTCTATCTTGCACAATATCATCAAATGGATGACAATTATTTTCAACGCAGACAAAAGGAGACTTAATGCCGAAATCGGGCAAACAATTCGATAGAGTCAAACAATTTTTTGCAATGAAAGAATCATAGAATGGTAAACCGAAATCTATGTTGGGCGAGCCGTCCCAAATATCTCTAAGAATCTTATAATCAATACATTTTTTATCATTGGTGTGAACTGAGGTATAAAGCTTAATTAAGTCTTTGTAGCCATCATCATTTTTCATAATGGCTATCATTTTACAACGCGAACTAACTATATCCTCATAAGATTCTTCTAAAGAATTACAAATATCGAATCTAATACCATAAATTAATTTAATGCCAGTCTTTTTGCTCAAACGTAGGGCCTCTGGAAACCCTATCATCATATCCTCAATAAGAACAACAGAATCAAGTCTATTATCTCCTGCTAAACGGAATACATCACTAACAGTTAAAATAGATTTCCCTATTGAGTTGTGAGTCTTAAAGAATGGAATCGCATCTGGCATTCCTCTTTTATATAGAGAAAAATTTTATTGTCAAGTCATATCTAGGCTCAATCAAAAACATTGTAAAATGAATAAGTTACATGATAAAATAAGACAACCACGCCTTTCGAGCGTGGTTGAATAGAATTTATTGTCACCTTCACCACATGTTTCAGTGGCTAGTTACACTAAGCAACCAGTAACAACCTTGTGATTGAATCTTACAATAGTTTTTACACATGTCAACTGATTATTTTCTTATTTCTCGTGAGGGTGTATTCTAATGCTGTTTTAGGTCCAGCCATAAAGCATAAAAAAATAGAAACGAGAATTTCCGTTTCTATCTAAAGAAGAGATTCGTTAGAATTAATCAATAATTACATCTACAGTAATGTGGACAACCTGAATAAACAGCCCATTCAAAAAAATATGAATCTTTTGGGTATTTTTCTCTAAGTTTAGGTTTATCCTCTAAAAAACAAGTAGCAACAGTTTCTCCAGAATCTATCTTTTTTATTTTATAAAAATCGAAAGCAAATTTCGCTGGACAATACCACATAGGTGTTCCGTCTTTTTTAAGTTGATTAGGAGATTTAGCAAATCCACAGCTTAATGGACCGCCAAAAGACCCATCTTTAGGATAATCCTTATAACAAGCCATGTCTGCATATGCGTTTCTTAAACAAAAAGAATCTAATAAAATTTGCCAATTCGTTAATTCATATTCAAAACCATCAAGAATATCATTATCAAATAAATCAATTGTTATAACCCCTGACGAATCCTTTTGAGACATACCATGCTTTAAAAATAAAAACTCTGTTCTTGACTGTTCAATTTGTGGGAAAAGCTCTCTAGCCGCTAAAGAATAAATAAAATGCTGGATGTTGTCAGAAATTTCTTTACCAACATATACTTTTTTAGATGTCTTAAAGTCTCTTATTAAAGCTAATCTACCATTATCATATAAAAATAATTTATCAAGGAATCCTCTTATTTTATAAAATTTCCCACCTTCATTTTTTGTTATATTAAATCCAATTTCAGAGAACCCTTCTGTTAATCTATCACTTTCTGCATAAAAATCATAATTTAATCCAGCCAAACACATTTGTTTGATATCAAATATATTTTCATCAGAATGAACGCCTAATTTCTTCGCATAAGAATAAATCAATCTGGAAATAGAAGGACAAACATCAACATCTTGAGCTTTTATAATTTTTTCAAAATAATGCCCTCTTTTTTCTTTATCACCTAGAAGCTCCATAACCAAATGTGTTACAGAACCTTTTGAGGCCCCATCGTTACTTCTATCTGGAATTCCTAAAATATACTTTGCATAAAAAAGCCAACTACACGTTTCACATGTTTTTATTCTTGAAGCCGACAAGGGCATTTTAGGCTCTACTTTTTCTTCATTTTTCATAAGATAGACTTCGCTTGTTTAATTTCTTTTATAGTAAATAAATCAGGAGAGCCATTAAAAATAATATTTTTCATGTATTCTCTTTGCATATCAGGTTCTATTTCTTTATTAATCCATTTATCAAAGATATTTTTGTCAGAAGAAAGAACCATATCGCCAAAATCATTACATAAGGGTAATTTTATTCTTAATTTATCTATACTAAAAATAGAAGACAAGGCTAAAAAAGATTTAATACTCCCAAGAAGACCTCTATTTATAGGAGATTTTTTGTCATTATTAAAAGAGATAGTTATAATATCTGGATTTAAACGGTTTAATGTTGCATAAAGAGAATCGCATCCACTTAATCCAAAAGATACAAGATTATTAAAGATGCCATTTTGGTAAAGAGCCATACTATCTCCAATACTTTCCACAAGAATTACTTCTCTTCCTTCATTGAAAGAAGACATGAATTTATTCTCCATTTCAGGAATAAAAAAAGGATAAACAAAATTTTTCTTCTTTCCTATAATTTTCCACTTGGGGACATTTTTATTTTCTCTTCCATAGACATCTCTACCAGCGAAACCAATAAGCTGTCTAATTTCATCATAAATTGGAAAAACCATTCTTCCATACATTTTTCCAGAAGACGCATATCCAGCTAAATATGCAGATTGAGTCTCTTTCGAAATACCCCGCTTTTCATAAAAAGTATATAGATTCAAAAGATTGTTTAAGATAGATGGTGGAAAAATATCGTTCTTCATATAATCATCTTTAATAAAAAGAGATTGTGGAGTAGAGAAACTTTCTGAATCAAGATATTTCTTTAAAAAATCATCTTGCGATTCTCCTAAAGTCAATTTTATTAATTTTTCAAATGGGGCACTTCTTATTCCTTGAGGAAAATCGCACCATTTGCCAGTTTTTTTAGAAATACTTAATGCGGTCGGATTATCGCCGCCTCTATAAATCGCGCAACATCTGTAATATTCCCCTTGTTCAGTAGGAGAATACCCCATTTGAACTAAAAAATTGTAAATATCATCTCCCATATTAGAATGGAACAGTATAACCTTTCTCTTTTTTTATGGGGGTATTATTAGCAGAGAACGAACGAACAATATCTCTTAAATCTCCTTTATCTTCAATAGAAAAATTCTTAAAATCTAAATTAATGGAATTCCTTCTTACTGAACCATCAGGCATATTTACTAAATTTAAATATCCGCTAACATCTTCACCAAGAAATCTTCCTTTAATGAAGATTAATTTATGAGTCCCAAAATTGGGGCCTTGCAATTTATATTCGTCATTAGTGATATTTCTTAAAATAGCACAATGTGAAGCATAATGAATCAACCTATCAGAAAGACCAAAAACATTTTCCGAATCTTCCATTTCATTGAAGGTTTTTTTAGCAACAATCCCCAACTTATTAGACTGAACAGAAGTCAACATTGAAATAACAGGTTTCCTATCAACTTTAATTTCATCATGGATAAGAGTCTTAAACTTATCCATCAAGCGGCCTAAATATTGATGCTCCTGCTCATTAAATGTTCCATTTTGGGAAGGTTTCATATAGTCATAACAGAAAATCATCTGTCCACCATGACAAACATTGTCATAAAAGCTCTTTATCAAGTCTCTCATTTCTTCATAACTTTTCCCCGCTACTTGATAATAAAACATTTCTTTTCCTTCTGTTGCTAACAAAGCTTGTTTCAATTTAGCAACACTCTGAGGAGACTTGCACCATTTACCAGACTCAATATCATAATAATTAACGCCGCTCAAAGCCGATAAACGCCTATATTGCAACTCGCGTTCTGACATTTCGCCATTATCAAAATGAAGGATAGGAACCTTATAAGTTTCAGAAACTTTAGTCGCAATATCCATTGTTATTTGCGTATTATGAGTCAATATATTATTTTCCAACAAGAATAAATGCGATGGATTATTGACTAAAATACAAGTACAGGATAATTTGCCGATTGGACGTGCGTCATATATTTTAATATAATCTTGAACATAGCGACTATGAATTCCAACTTTATTTTTGCAAAGTTTATACTCTCCATATTTGCTAGTGAAGCAAGTTACATCAAACTTTTTCTTTTTCGAAGAAAAATTAACCTTTCCAAATCCGCCAACAGAACGAAAAATATTAATAATTAAATTCGCATATTCATTATCTTCCGTAGAAAATCTAATTTTAGTTTTTATCCCTAATCTATCATCTTTAGCGAGACTCAAACTAGAATTATCTGTCTGAATATAAAATTGAGGATTTTCTTTGATATATTCTTTAATAAAGAATACTCTTCCATATAAAGGAAATCTTTCAAAATCTATTTTATCTAAAGCTCTATCTTTTAATCCTTCCATATCTGGAAAAAGATTAGAAAGATGCTCATATTCTTCATCCTCAATTTTTCCATCTCTAAAATATTTCCCAAGAAGAACGTAGTCTTTTCTTTCAGCTTTTTTATAAATATTCTTTTTGACGAAATAAGAAGTAGGAATATAAAGTTTTTCTCCCCCTTTCAATCTGCGGGCAATTTCAGCAGAAGTAATAACTTCTATTTTCTTTTTCTTATTGATGAAACTGCAAACTTCCCAAAGATGGTCATAGGAGCTTACAGTAGGATTTCTACCATCCTCCCAATAAAATTTAATCATGTTCTTTCTTCCTTGAGGAAAAACACCTAAAACTCGCGCTTTTTGTCCTTTAACAGAAAAAACTTCATTCCCCTTTTTTAAGTCGCAAATGCGCTTTAGAGACCCATCTGCCATACGAACATTTTCATAATCGGCCAAAGCTTTTCCGACGCCAGAACGAGAAGTAAAAAGAGTGATATTGCCCGGTCTAGTAAGAGAGCCAAAGATATTCTGAACAGTGGGATAAGGGCATGGATAGCCCTTCGTTGAAAAATCCTGATTTTTTGTCTCTTCTAAGGCTTCTGCAATATCTTGATAAATATTAATAGGTCTATCTGAACCTCTATCGACTCTACTTACGCATTCTGAAAATATTTTTTCAGCTTTCGAAATTGATATATTAGGATTATCAAAGGGGGTATTTAAAAGATTATATTGAATTTCAGAAGTTGCGATAAAAATCTTCCTTCGGACAGAAGCTTCTTTTAAAATATTAGCTAGCCCTTTATGATTATCATCTCTAATAATCATAACCCCTAAAGATTCAATATACTGACTAATGTCCATATTGACAACACTAGTCAAACGGACAACACCAGAGTTTTTTATTTCATCAATAACAGCAGGGATAGAAACATACTTATATCTATCAAAACATTTTAGGCATAGGCTATAAACAGTTTTATTTACAGTGTCACTTCCATTTTCAAAGTCGTCTTTTTTTAAAATAGTAGCAACATCATCAATAACGCCTCTTCGTGTTAAAATTAAAGCAAGTAAGCTCTTTTCAACATCTAGAAGATTAAACTTCTTATTAAAAACATCTCTATTCATCCCCAAAATCAGAAAAAGGATAGCTTACGGAACAACAATTAGCATCATATTCTGCAATCATATTTCTTATATTCTGAATTAAGCCATCAAAAATGACTCCTTCTCCAGCCTCATATCTGCAAACTTTTCCATTCTTATCGCAAGCGAAAAGAATATATCCTTTGAATTCTCCTGACGCTGAACCAGAATATTCATATATGACCTTTCTTACTTCGGGAGGAATCGCCTCCAATTTTTCGCAATCCATACTATAATTCCACGCCAAATTTGTTCAGAATTTCGTTTCTATCCAATTTATCGTTTGGATAGATTTCAACAAGAATTATACCATTCCTTTCGCAGAACTCAAGCTTTTTTCCATCTCTCTCTATCTGATTCAGAAAATTCACTTTTGAATTACTATGCAAAAATGGAGAATATCTTGCATGTTGCATGCCTTGGACTTCGACAGCTATTTTTTTTGTATAATTATAAAAATCTATGGAGAGCCTTGTCCCAACAACAGGAAACTCTTCATACACAAAATCATATTTCCAATAATCATTTAAGAACTCCTTAACTCTAGTTTGGAATTTACTTCTAGAGTTGGCCTTCCAATCTACTAAAAATCTTTCAGGCCTCTTTAGAGATTTAGTTTTACCATTTAAAGCAATAAACTTCATTATACAAGTTCATCAATAATAGTATATCCAATATGTTTCCCATTGTCATCAAACTTATTTTTTTCAGAAATTTCTTTTCGAAATAAGTCTCTGAATAATTTCAATGCCCCACTATCTAACAATTCTTTCTCTGCCTTAGCTTTGCCACGAACACCATTAAAAATGGGAATGCCATGTTTTTCCAAAATTATATTGAAATAGTCATTTGGAGTTACTGAGGTTCCAATAGCTATCCAGCCATCGGCAATTAACTTTAACATTGTTTCTCGTTCCCACCAGATAGATTCTCCCGGCATTCTATCATATCGAACTGGATATTCAAAGGGGCGGTTTTGCACATTAGCATCTGCCTTTCTAACATATCCTCTCGCCAAATGTCCGTAAGGCTCATCCTTTTTCGAGGAAGAAAAATCTCTTATGGAAGCCGCTCTCGCTGGTTCTAGAGTATTATCATTAGATGGGAAATATTGCTTATTAACATCTACAGAAAGAAACTCTAAAATGACATCTGGAAAATGGGTCAGGGCATGCCCGCCAGAACAATCTAATTTCATCTGGTTGACTTCATGAACATAACCTATAGATACCTTACTCCGTTGTTGCGAAATGATAGCCCAATAATGCCCTTTGGCACTGATAGGAGTAGCAAACTGTTTCATTGCGAGAGTCGCCAAAGTAGCACCAGCGGCTACTTTAGAAGCTTCGTCAAAACTCTTCTTGCTATCATCATATCTGATAAGCCCATCGATAGAATCAATGATAAAAAAGTATTTTTGGGAGTTTTTAGGGGTATTGATGAGTCCTTGAATAGGATTAAAAACTCCTTCGTAAAAGTTGGTCTCAATAATTAAGCAAGTCCCTTCCAACCAATCTTCTGCCTTATCGACAAATTTCACACCGGAACCCCTTTTGAGGGTGTCGCTGAACCTTCCTTCTGACTTAAAATAAACGCCTTTACTATTAGGAACCGTAGTTAGGAAATTTCTTAAATAAGACAACACGCAAGACGTTTTTCCACTGCCCGAAGCCCCATAGAGACGAAAAAGACAAGGGGGCAACAATCCTATCATGTCATCCAAAATCAAACTTCCGCTAGATATTCTATAATCAGATTCATTCGAATCACCGTAGTAATAAATAGAATTTTCTTTGTCTTTAATGAAATTCTTGATGAACTCAATGGAAGGGTCCTTTTCGTTCTGCGATTTTTTTTCTTCGTCCATATCAACAAATATATTTTTTAGAATCTTCTAAAGGGTAAGAGGAAAACTCGTATTCTAAAAGAATCTTATCAGATTTATCTTCCCCATCAAGAAAAAGATTTCTATATTTCTCCAAAGAATATAAATTAATCCAAAAATCAATCTCATTAGGGTTTGGAAAATCAGAAAAATAACTATAGCAATCTGATATGGGCACTATTTCATTTTTTGGAATAGATACCGGTAAGACACGATACCGTAAAATATTTCCACCTATTTCAGAAGAGAAGAATACGATATTAACGTCAAAAGCATCGCTTTCTATAGATGATTTATAAGGGATATATAATTTTTTCTTATAGAGAAAATTGAAATCATCTTCATCTATGATTAGATTCTGAAATGAACCATATATCTCTTCGTCTGAAAAGTTATGCTCTTTGTATACTAAATAAGCTTCTGCTTTTTCTGCATTTGAAATGTTGTCATTGCAAAAAAGATGCATCGCGTCTTTAGAAGAACAGCTTCTCAGAATCATAACCAATGTTATCACATTAAAGTTCTTGGGGTGAATTTTAGCCTGATTCTTATTAGAATATTCTACTATCCTTGAATAATTTTCTCTAAACCCTTCTCGCAATCTTCCAACAGGAAAACCGGACGTAATAGACAATTTGCTCAAAAGAAGTCCAAGCTTCCTTCTAAATTCAATTTCTCTTCTAATAAGAATATGTTCCATTGATTTTAATATGATACAATATAGTAGATTATGTTATATTTATGAGACTTTATAAGAAGCAGGAACTTTATTCAAATGCGTAAAATATTCAATTCCATCTATGACGCTTGGCTCTATCTTTTCGAACCATTCAAAAAGACTCTGTAAACATTCATCGTGCTGATAGCCATTCGTAGCTATATCAAGAACTCTTTGAGCGTCTGTTATCAATAGAGCGAGTTCTGGATTAGAAAAATTTTTATCGACAAAGGCTCTAATTCGTTTCAAATCAAGAAGATATTTTTCATGAATAATCTTTTTCACCCCAGTTTTTTTAACTTCCATCATTCTAGAAACTTCATTTCCTGATGAATCAAAAATACTTTCATCATATGTGGGAATATTTTCACAAATTTCTGCAACTTTAGAATTAATGTCATCTTCAAAATCTTCTTTATTTGTAGAATTCAAAAATGTTTTTCCATCTGAAAAATTATTTTTGTAATTTAAGAAGGCGACTCTGTTTTCTTCTTCCATACGCAGAAGAATATTCTTATTCTTAGAAAAGAATGGTAGAGTCACCATCCCATCGTTTTTTTTCAATTCTTCTTTTACCTCTTCTTCCAATCTTAGAACTGCCTGAGCAAGTCTAGTAATATCGCATGATGGAATATATTTTTCATTTGCATATTCGGCAATTAAATTTTTTATGCTACTTATGAGGCGCACTAATTCAGCCTCTTTGTCTAAAAGAATTGGTTCTTTAAAATCTTTTATCCCCTCGTCGTATCTGTGCGATTGCTCAAAAGCCTTGTCAAAATCATATACGTCTATAAAGTTTCCAACTCCTTTAAAATCAAGGAAGTTTCTCCCTTTTCTGTCTTCAAAAAAATTCTCTTTTGTGATTATGCTATTCCTATCATCAAAAAAACAATCAAAAGAAAAAATTGGAGGATAATAGCCTTTTACGAGAAAATAATAAAATACTTGTTTTATGGTGTCATAATCTATTTCTTCATTATCAAAATCATCTTCATACCCTTTGAATTTCTCTAATATCGCCCCGCCGTCATCATGAAGATATGCCTCAAAAGAGATAGATTGAATCTCTTCTCTCTCTTCATTAGAAAGATTTCTATAGACATTCTTATAGAATTTAAGAGGCATTCTGTATTTAAACAAATCATCCATGCACTCTGGATATTTCCCACGGAAAAAACTTTCCTCAAAAGGGATGATTTCATATTTTCTGCAAATATCCCTATAAGAAGAATAAATCCAATGTACAGAAGACTCAATAAACAATCCCGCGCCCTCAATAGGAGAGAGAGTAGAAAGTTCCCATTCATAACGAACAGAAGCTATCTCTTTCGCCATGCCGACACTCAAATTCTCCCCCTCAATTTTAATAATTTCCTCTGCGATACAAATAAAAGAAAAATACCTTGCAACATCTCTAGCGCAACTACTAATGATATCCTCTTGTATTTTTTTCCTTATCTTATATATTTGAATATCTCCGTAATCATGACAATATGATTCAATTTTTTTATCGTCAAGGAGGAAATTTTCTTTTTCAACTTTCTTCCCTAGAGAACAAGAGACGGAGCAACACAAATCAACAAAATAATTAAAACTGGACACAAAACTTCTGATTTTGCATCTAAACCTATCATCAGTAATTCTTTTGCCTTCTGGCTTCAAATCTTCCAAACAGCTAGTGATATCATAACGGCAAGAACTTATTCTATTCCTTTCTAAAACACATTTAGAAAAATCATCTCCAAGAGGAATCAGAACTTCGTTGCAAAACAAATGGTAATATTTTCGAGCGACATAATTGCAGAACAATTCATCTGCTATCTCTAAAGAAAAAAGATATCTTTCCGGACTATCAGCAAATTGAAAAATATTCTGATTGTCAATTCTTAATCGAGAAATATTGATATCCTGCATGAGCCTACTGCCTTTGATGGGACTAACAGTACACGACAGATGGAGTATGTCAAGACAAAAAAATCGGAATAATGGTTGACAAAAAAGAAAAACTGGTGTAATCAATCAATGAACTCGCCCGGACAGGGAACATAGAGTCTTATAGGTTTCCTAAATCGCCTGTAAGCGGAATAGGCAAGCAATACTGGAAAACGGGTTGTGGAGCTTCCGTAAAAAAACAAATCGATTCAATGTAGAACATTGCCCCGCCAGTTCCGAAAGGAAGGTGGACATGGAGAGATAACTTGAGACGGAAATCTTATCAAGCTTATCATTGTGCACAGGCTGACCGACACGATAAAAAGGGGAATAATCTCCATGACATTGTATACCGCGACACTCCGTTTATACGGAAGTTTTGAACAATGCACTCCACTACCCTTTTAGGGGTGGAGTGTGCCCGCTCCCCTCGTTTGCCGGAAGCCTTTGAACAAGGGGGATAACTTACAATATATTAATAATATATAATATATACTGCGGAAGATTTACCTCGGAAGGAGAAATTATCATAAGGTAAATTTATAATATATAATAATATAAATAATGAAAATCCTACTTATATGATGGGATTAATATAAGACCATCATATAAAAATACTAGAGTTGCCAATTTGCTTGTCAAATTGATGTGACTCTAGTATCAACGAAAATATATGTTGACAAAATAGAAAATTTGTGATTCACATGAATGTGTTATGTGTGGAACAAATATTATTTCTTTAAAAGACTTTGATAATACTGAATCAAGAATAATCAAACCTAAATGTGGAGATATCGGTTATGATTTGATTGCGTATCAAGAACCTGATATTATTGGTGCTCATTTTGAAAAAGATAGTGAAATATATTATTCTCACGTTGACTATATTGAATATAAAACTGGGATATTTATTCAACCTCAGAGCAAAAATTTATATTCCTTAGTATTTCCAAGGAGTAGCATTTCCAACACAAGATTGTCTTTAGCGAACTCTGTTGGTGTCATTGATACATCATATACAGGGGAAATTTTGTGTAGATTCAGATATAATTATTCTCCGAAAGATTTTAAAATATTCAATGATAGATTCTATTTCATGATTGATGAAGATAAAATTTATCATGCGGGAGATAAAATTGCTCAACTTGTCTTCATAGAGAAAACAAATGTTGATTTTAAGCTAGTTGATGAATTATCTTTGACTTCTCGAAATGATGGAGGATTTGGCTCTACTGGAAAATAATTTATGAAAGGTCTTAAATACCTAAGTTAAGTATATGAAACCCAAAGGCATTTTACTTATATCTGGAAACGCTACTTCTGGAAAAGATACATTTTTTCGCGGATTAAGATTGATTTTTGGTAAATCTGTAGAACGTTTTGCCTTCGCAGATTCTTTAAAAAACGACACAGATATCCTAGCGGAGCGTATTTTTAATAAAAAGATAATTTTATTATCAAAAGAAGAAAAAGAGATATTTAGGCCAATTCTTGTCGATTATGGTAATATTATGAGGAAAGTTAATCCTCTGCATTGGGTTAAAGAAGTAAATAAGTCAATACAATTAAGTAATGATGATTTTGATTATGTTGTTATTACTGATTGCCGATATGAAAATGAATTAGTTTTTTTTCAGGAAAACTACTCTTGCCCCGTTAAATTGTTGTATCTTGAACGATATGATTGCTTGGGAAATACTATTCCACCAGCAAATGAAATAGAAAAAGAAAATAACATTAAATTAAAAACTATAGCCGACTTCTTTTTCTCTTGGATTACTATTGGGGAAAATAATGAAATTATGAAAACTTTAGTAAAAGATTATGTCAAGTTCAATATGCAAAACTTTTTTAAGCCCTAAAGAAATAAATTTGCTTGTTCTCAAACTCAAAAATGAGTTTGATGAAAAAAAATTTAATATTATTATAGAAAATACAAAAAGAATTTATTTTAAGAGAATAGAATCTTACTTTAGACGCAAAAATTTTCTTTCAGAATTAGAAAAAGATAACCTGAAAGATGAGTATAAATCATTCATATATAACGCAATATACACGTATGATTCTTCAAAAATGACCAGTTTTACAACTTATCTTCATAATCTAACAAATTATACGCTATATACATTATATACTGTTGAATTTAAAGAGGAAAGAAAAAAAAACGCAGAATGGTTTATTGCCTATGAAGGAAAAATAAATGATGGGGATAATTTGTTAAATCAACTCTATAAAAAAGAAGAGTATTTCTTTGTCAAAGAAATTTTGAAAAACTGTTTAGATAAGTTTCATGACAAAAGAATTAAAAAAATACTTGACATACGATTTAATACATACGAGTATAAAAACGCTCCTTGGAAGGAAGTGTCTGAGAAAATTGGTTGTTCTAAACAATACTGTCATTTCCTCTTAGAGCAATTTTTTAATCGGCTAAGAATTGAACTTAAAAAATATTCATATGTCAGCACTAAATAACGTATCTATTCAAGGTAGACTTTCCTGTGACCCTGAACTTCGCTATACGCAAAATGGAAAAGCGTATTGTTCTATCTCAATATTTCTTGAAAACTCATACCCAACAAAAGATAATACTGGCGGATTCATCGATGTCATTTCTTTTGAACAAAAAGCAGAGTTTCTTGCAAAATATTTTTCTAAAGGAGATGCTATTTTAATTTGTGGTAGCCTTAAGCATGATTCTTGGATAGATAAAGAAAGTAATAAATCCAGAAGCAAGTGGAGTATTGTTGCAAATAGCATCCATTTTTGTGGAAAGCGAATGACAGAACAAGATAATAGGGAAGATTCTAACCCACAAGAACAATCTAATAGAAAGCAGAATAATTATCAACAGCCTCAATATAAACAACAATCTCAACAATATTCTTATAAGAGAAAAGAAGAAAACCCTCCAGCTTGGGATGATAATAGATTTGATGACGAAATTCCGTTTTAAAATGTAATAAATGGACGCAGAGAGAAATCTTTGCGTCTTTTTAATTCTAGCAAAATGAAGCATTTAGATATAATTGAAAAAAAAGAAAATAAACTTCAGTTTTTTTCTACAGGAGAAATAAGATATATTGGTCAAATTTTAAGTCATAATTCCGACCATAATGGATATGAATATACAAAAATCTGGATGGGTGACTTAGAGAAAGAGAAAATAAATGTAAAAGTTTCAGAGAATGGATTGATATTTATTAAGTTCAATGTAGAAGATTCTGATTTATTGAAGAATATAGAAGTAAAACATGAAAAATGTTCTTTAGATAAATCCGAAGCTGTTTTATATGCTGGCGTTTTGACTATATTAACTAAATTTAAGTGATGCCAAATTATCTTTTTCGCAAAGAAGATGGGAGTATTATAGAACTTTTTTTTTCAATGAAAGAAGCTCCAAGAATAGGAGAAAGAATAATTCTTGATGATTTCACAAAGGCTATTAGATTAGCTTCTATACCTTCATTCAAACAAGGTCTCCCCAATGATATTTATGATATTGATAAACTAGCTCAATTTTCTACCCCTCATGAGACAATAGGAGATACTATGGAAAGAAGCAGGGAACTTTCTCATAAAAGAGCAGAAGAAAATGGTGGTATCGACCCAATAAAAAGAAAGTTTTTTGATAATTATTCAAAAGAAAGAAAAGGGAAGAAACATCCTAAAGATGTTTAATGATTTACTTCTTTCTAAGAAGTAATCGGAGTTAAGTATATAGGACCCATAATATACCTGTAAAGCACCATGAATACAAATAACATAATGTTAAGTACAGATGAAGAAATTCGTCCCGAAGGGAAAGAAGCATTAAATCGTCTTTATAAAAATAATAAAAATCTTTCTCTGGATGATAAGATAAATATACTTAAAGAACGTCTTTATTCTGACTTTACTTATTGTTTCTTTGATGGAGATGCGTCATTAACACCTGATAAAGCGAAAGAGAGAATTGTCGCAAATTTAGAATTTGATTATTTAGTTAAAGAAGGATTGGCAGCAGTTGTAGAATTATAATAAGATGCCTTTAGTATGCAATCTATCATGTCTAATAATGCGTATAGAACTTATGTTGAAGTTATGAAGGACGCACCAAAGAATGCGTATTTTTATAATGATTCTACAGACGATGCAAAAATTGTTTTAGCTCAATTCATCAATGCGGCCACATTTTCTGTTCGTATTTTTGCTCGAAGCTTGAACCATGAAATTTATGCTGATAAGGGTGTATTTTTAGCTATTAAACGCGCTCTCAAAAAAGGCGTCCGTTTTACAGTAATGATTCAGGCTGAACAAGCAGATGCATTAAGTTCTAAGCTCATTAATTTATTTTGTAAGTTTAAGGACTCGGTTGATTATCAAACAAAAAAGGGAGTAGGTTTATCCGCTAATGTTTGTACTGTTGATGATAAAATGTTTCGTCTTGAGTATAATCCAGACAAACGTAAAGCTAAAGCTTCTTGGAATGATAGAGATACAGTAAAGAAACTCAATCTTGCCTTGGATAATATTAAGCAAGCTATTTAATATCATAAATAACCCGGATTCTTCCATTCATCATCCTGATAGGAGAAAATTGCCCGCATGGACGAGAAACGCCCGCTGGATATTCAGACTTTGGGAAGGTGGTTAGAAGAGAACAAAGTGTCTCGCACCGAACTCGCTTTACCATCGGAAGCAATCATTTTCAACTGTACGATTTTTTCGTACAGTTGACTAAACCCTTCTTCATGATAAAGAATTTTCTTATTGATAAGAACTCTCTTGGCATTCTTCTCCACTAGGTGGTTCACTTCCCTTATAAACTAATTTCCATTCATCAATAGCTTCTTCATCAGAAGAAAACTTTTTATATCCTAATTGAGATGCATTTTTTGAATCACAAAAAATTTCATCTGCTCTTAAAATTTGCCACCTTCTCCCATATTCGTCTTCGTATTCTCCCCCATCATATTCTTGTTTTTTGAACCAAGACAGTTTTTCTTCTTTTAAGATTGCCCTTTTTGCTCTCGAAGAATTTTTAAAAGGATTATATGGAGTCATCCATGTCATATTCACTTGCCATCCTCTTCCCGTGGCTTGTTGTATTGCTTCTAATACACTTGGATTCTCTTTATAAGTATTTTCCATGCCTAACGTAAGAATCCATTTAGCACTTGTTCCTAAAGATGTATCTTTTTGTTGTAGACTTTTGAGAATGCTTACAGCGGAAGGTAAATCGACTCGGCAATTGATGAATGCATTAGTTCCATCTATTAAATTTGGCAAAGTGAGATATTCATAAATACCACTTCCGTCAGTATCTTTAGCTTGCGGTTTTCCGCTCACATATATGCAATTCCCATCTTCATCTATTGGGTATCTAAATGTTCTTATAAAAGCATATCCAAAAGCATTACTTGCATATTTTACAAGAGGAAAAGGAGAATTAAACTCTTTCATTTTTTCTGAATGAAAAAGGAAATTATTTATATTTGATACCTTAGTTGTATTATGCTTAAATTCAGTAAAACCACTTCTCTCTCCCATATAGGATAAAGAGGTGATATTACTGAAATCCATATCTATTTTTTGAAGTTTAGCGCATATATAAGCTAACGTTGATGCAGAAGTGGAATTATGCCTCTTAATAATTAATTTTTTAAGAGATGTACAATTTCTAAATAAACTATTGATGTTGGTACACTTCGGTAGGTCTACTATACCTTCTTCTATCGAAGTGCATGGATAAAACATTTCATTCGCTGTAGTACAATTTGGAAGATATAAACTAATTTTCTTTAAATTATTTGCGCCCCTAAACATTCTATTAGCATTCACTAATTTTGGGCATGAACTAACGAACTTTTCTAATGTATTTTCGCTTGGATATGTTAGATAATCAAATAAAGAAGTTCCATTTTCTAAATTATCAAGTTCCCAATCCCAAACTCCATTTTGTAAATCTGTTCTATAACTTTCATTAATATTTAGAATTTCACTTCTATTTTTAGCTGGAATATATTTTTCATATCTTTTTCTTGTGGTAATCCCCTTGCGAATATCACTAATTGTTTCTGTTGGTACTACAACATTAAAACTGTAAGATATATTCATAAGTCCATCAACATTTTCTTCAATACTAACACTATTTAATGTCGTATTATAAAAATTTATAGATGTTCGTATTGGAGCATTATTTTTAGATGGTTCATCATGTATTATTCGGAAGTCCTTCAATAAAGATTTTGCATTTCTTAAATATTCCGTAGTAAAATCTTTGCTTTTTAAATCACTTACGGTATTAATAGTTAAAGTACAATTCGATGAACTTTCTGCTTTATTAATTTTTGGGGCCAAAAAATTATTTGTACTATTTGGAATGTCTATTTTCCTTGAAAAAGTATATTTTATTTTTCTATCAATATTTAAGTCAATCGAAAAAGAAGATACTGGTTGATTAAATAATCCATCGGAGCTATATAAATTAAGTTTATAAGCTAATCCAATATTTTTGGGCACTAAACTTAAATTATTTTCAGCGTCTTCTTCAATTTCTATTCTTTTCCCTTCGATATTACTTCCTGAAAATCCTAAATTATGATTTATTAAACCTCCGGCCTCAATAGAAAGAGAATAAGAATTGATGTAACAATTATCAATTTTTAATCCGTATACATCATGTTTTTCTCCCATAGAAGCCATTTCGACTGCTCTGATTAAATCATCATAATCATTTGTATCATTTAATAAAATAAAAATATTTATTGGAGAATTAATATCATTGAAAATTTGACGTTCTATCTCATTTGGAGAATTAAAAAAATATAATTCTTCATTTATTATATTATCTTTACCTAAAATTTCGATGGAAGTTTCGACCGTGGGGGCAGTCAGTACCTCTTGCCTTTTTTCGTAAGTACCAGATTGACTGATGGTTGATACATTCGTACTTACATTCACATCCAAAGATTGAACTAATGGAACATAATATTGTATTCCATCGTTCCCCCAAGCTACTAATATATCATCTCTTCTCGTAAATTTCATTATTTATAATTTCTTGGAGCGTGGTTTTGATTAATTGATATATTTAAGGAATGATAATCACCAACATTCCATACATGAGTCCATTTTTGAGTATTCCACCAATATGAATCATTTTCTATTTGTGGAATTCTAAAATTTTTATATCCGTATTGATGTTCCAAAAAATGAAGGCAACAAAGAAGCTGTTTCTTCTCTAAAGAAGGGATGTTTACAGATACATCTTGAAAATCGTATGTTTGTTCTCCTTTCCATGCTCGGACAGGATAGGATTCTTTGAAATCATTAATGTAATAATCAGGCGATAATTGTCTTTCAAATGGGGTGATGACTTCCAAAGGAAGAACATACTTTTTTCCTTCTGCTTTAGCCGCATCTACTATATCTCCATTATATTTTTCTATCAAATCTGTATCAATTACTTCATCAAGCATATAATAAAATACTTTATCTGAATAAACTATATCATATTTTTCAAGATTATTTTTTGTTCCATTATCATTTTCATCAAAAGTGCGCACATTTATAAAAAATGAATCTCTCCATTTTGTTATAGTTGAAGCAGTATCAGTGACTAAAGCTAATGATAAATTTATTCTCCCATTTTCTGCATTAGTTATTGTTAAATTATCTATGTATAAAAGCATTTCTTTCAGAATCCCACTTGGGTCGATATAAGAAGATGGGGTCATCACCGTATTAACTTGATTCATTTTAAGATTGTGAATCATATTATCTGCCTCATCTTCTGATAAATCAAAAGTTAAATTAGCATTTATTCTAGTAGAGTTTACCCCTTGAGCTGAAATTTGATATGATTTATCAAAAATATTTGACGAGAATACCCCACAGAACCAATTAAACTCTGCTTGGACAGGAACTAGTCTATAATTATAATCTTTTGATACTAAAAATCCTACTTTATTATCTTTATTATCGATTGGATTTAATGGGGTTGTCATTATACTATAGTTTTACTTCCTAAAAAATCTATTCCAAATAGTAAATAATCTGAATCAGAAATACTCGTGCTCAAACTATTTAATTTAGAATTCTTCAAAAAATAGTCATTATTTTCATCAAATTTTTCTGATTGTATTCTCACTCCTAAAATTTCATTCCGCTGATTTAAATACTTTTCAAGTAAATCTATATTACTACTAAATGGAAAATCTGAAAGAGAAGAAGCGTACCCAGACGCCGAGAATTGTTGATTTATTAGTGGAGATTCAAGAACAATCATTTTGTCTTTCCAATTCATCGGCCATCTTATCAAAACATTTTTTCTTTCAGAGAAATTCATAGTAAAAATTGCTTCATCATCAAATATATCTAAATATGGAATTATTCTATCCATTTTAGGTATTTCCTTTTCTTCCATTTCCGAATTTCTTTTAAGAGTTACTGACCATTTTTCTGGAACATAAACTTTTTTCCCTACAAATGATGCCGATAATAATGGAATTTCTCCTGGGTTCAATGATATCGAATACTCAGTCATTATTACGTCAAAATTAGCTCCATTTATATTTGCTGGTGTTTCGTTCTGAGTTAAGTTATCAAAAGATGCTTCCACTAATGCGGCGGTATGTTGGCCTATGAAATAATCCAACAATTTCTCATTAAATGTTAATGGTTTTTCTATAGAAAAATTTATAGTTGGTGTCCCATTTGGAACAATTTGCGACAATCCTCCTAATAAAGCACCTGTTGAATTAGAAAAGTCATTGGTCAGCGATATGACATTAACGTCTTTCCAAAAATCGGAAATTATCCCATTTTCTTCTCCAATGCAAAATACTATATTATTGATATTTAACGCATTCATTATGCCTTAGTCGCGTTCAACATGCCACCCACTCTTTTTTCCTCAAGTATAGTGCTTCGGACAACTTCCTTAATCCTTTGGGCAAGTCTTTGATTATCTTCTGAGGTCTCGCCCTGTTGAGATTCTTGGGTTCCACCTGTACTATTGTCTGTTATATTGATTGTAATATTTCCAGCTGAAGTTTCGAAAGCTTCTTTGACAACTGTAATCATTTCATCAAATTTATCAATAAGCTTCGAAAAATCCATTCCAACAGGTCCAGAAGTTTGACTTCCTCCATCATTAGCAAATGATACTCGGTTATTGTTCAAAGCGTCTAAGAATGGCGTTCCAATGTTACGAGCGACATCTCTACTGATAACGTATTCGCCATTCATAGCATTTATAGGCGTAGTATCACGCCCAGCAGTTCCAGATGTAATAGGTCCACCAGAAGCTCTCTGTTTTTCAAGCCTCTTCATACCAAAAAGTCCTCGAAGTATATTAACTTGGTCACTCCCTCTTGGCCCATTACCAAATGCCCCTTGAAACTCTTGAATTCCTCTCCCCCAAGATGAATTACCTCCACCAAAAAGTCCAGCTAATCCCCATGTGCTATTGCCTCCTATGCCACCAGTAATATAATTGAGACCAATCATAGCCGCCGTGCCTACAATTGATTTCCACATGCTTTTCTTACGTTTTTTTCTTTCTTTCTCTAAAGCATCAGCTTGTTTCTGTTCTTGGTCCGCAAGATTAAATGCTTCACGCTTATCAGCTTCCGTAGTTTGATTTTCTACTGTATCGGCATTTCTTCCATACGCAGAAATTCTCCAACTCTCATTTTCTAATCCAATCACCCCACCTGTGTCATTTTGCTTGATAATATCATATTGACCAGACGTAAATGATTGAGTGGCAAATGATTTCAAATCATTTCTCCCCACAATCGAACCGTAACCATATTTTCCGGGAGAATAAAATCCATTATTGCCACCAGTATTACTTTTGCTTGTATCAGTAGGATAACCGCCATTATCTAAATACCATCTTTCCGAGTTTCTTCCCTTAACATAACCGCCGGTAGCAAATTTGCTCACTTTACCAGAATTGAGCATGTCTAAATAATCTTTCCCAACTCTGGAAACCGTATCTTTCTTTAGAACATATTCGCCACCAGTCAATAAAGCTGGAACATCATCCCTTACACCAGAACCTCCGACAACTTGACCACCCTCCGCAAAAAGATTAGTCAACCAACTAAATATTCCTCCTCCCATACCACTTTGAGAAGAATAAATAGCGGGTGTCGATTGTTGACCCCCACTTCCTAATCCAGCCACCCCGCTAAACATATTGGAAATTAAACTATTTAAACCATGCTTAATTATTTGATTGGCTACATTTGTAACCATATCTGTCATGGCATCTTCGAAGCTTTTCGCGCCAGTAATAGCGTCTGTGAAAACATCAACAAAACCATCTTTAATTGTTCCAATCATTTTACCCATATTTTCTTCTAGCCGTTTAGCATCATCAGACATTTGGGCTAATGATTCGCTCCAACCTTCGTTGAATGTTTTGAACTCCAATCTTTTATTAAATTGTTCTTGAATTTTTAATAAATCTTCTTTTCCTGCATCTCCTTTCTTCAACGCCTCTTCCATAGCCTGTTGATAGGTCATATTTTCATAACCTTTAATATTTTTAGGCCCTTCATTATTAATATTTACTTGTCGTTGATAAGAATATTTTTCTGCCGCTGTAGCCGCAGTGATAGCTTTATTTCCTATAATCGTAAATCTCTCTAAGAATTTTTGAGCTTCATTAACAGCCTTTTTGTAATTAATTTGTGCTTCTGTAGCTTTAGTGGTAGCATCATTATTTTTTAACAAATCAGCATTGGCCTTGCCAAGTGCATCAATTTGTTCCTCTGTTTTTTCTTTTTGTTTAGATACTGTTTCTGTGGCTTTAGTGGTAGCATCTGTTAAATCAGACATAGCTACCGCTGTTGTCTCTACATCTTCTATATAACCTTCAAATGGGTTCAAATCATCATCAGAAGGAATGTCCGTTGGTCCTCCTGCATTAACAATTCCTATTCCATTATAGGAAGTTTGAGAGTTTCTTTCTCGTGCAAGCGATTGAATAGAAGAACCTCTTATATTTCCCAATTCTCTTGGATTTTTATCTACAATTTTATCTACGGCCTTATCAAATTCATTGATAGCCGTTTTAAATATCTCATTAAATTTCCCAAAATCATCAACCGAACTCTTAAAAATATCGGTTGATTTTAATCCTAATACTTCCTGTTCTGCTAAAGCTCTACCAATTATATTGGCTAATTCATCATTAGATTTTTTACTATCAAATTGTTGTACTATTTCAGCGCGTTTTCCGACATCTTCTATTCTATTAGTAGCCTCCAGAAGACTTCTCCGTTGTTCAAGATTGGCTTGAGCAACCTCCATTTGTCCAATAGCTAATTCTTTATTAGCTTTATTTAATAAATCAAAACCTCGAACAACTTCTTTAACCTCATCCGGTAAAAGAAGTATATCTGATTCTAAATCAACATCTTCTTTTTCCATATTCAAACGCATTTTAGTGATAGCATCAGAAGTTTGTTTAATTTTTGCCGAGAAACTAGTGAGTTGAATATTGACTCTCTGATTTAATGCGTTTCCTAGTAAAGTAAATTGCTCTTGGAGCTTTTTAATAGATTCTTGAGCTTTTTGAGTACTTATATCATAAGTTTTCCCGTACATAGAAAAACTTTGTTGTCTTCTAGCGTTCTCTTCAATAGAATCAGGTGTTACAATATTAAGAGTCTTATCAAAAGCTTTTTGTAATTCTGACAATAAACTTTGTGAGAATTTTGTAATATTATCTCCTTCAAAACTTCTCTTGCCACTAAGGGTATTTGTAACAGAAGGGAGATTTTTTAATAAGCTTGGTAGTATATTTTGGACAGAAATCTTAGCTTGTCTATTGTTTAACTGTTCTTGAATGGCTTTTGACGTTTGCTCGGCGGCACTTAATTGAATATTAGCCGCTTTATATTGCATATCAGCACTTCTAAGCTCTTGTATAGCTAAAGCTAATCTTTGTCTATTCTCTTGAAGGAAAGCTTCTTCTTCCGCTTTTGCTATTTTCCCGACTAGAGCACTTACCTCTTGAATGTCTGAGAATCCCCCTTCGGAACGCCTAATTCCATTAACAATATTCATGAGTTCATCTCTATCTTGAGAAGAACTGAGATTAGATATCCTTTGAACTACTTCTCTCTCAACTTCGGCAAAATATCTTTGTTGTTCCAACATTATTTTTCTCATATTAGATTCATAATCTAATTGAGATTTTTGAGCTTCAATTCCAGTACTTAATGATGGGCTAATAGTTTTTCTTGCAGAAAGAATTGTTTGCTGTATTGTGTTATTATAATCAATATTTTTAATTCTTGCTGTGAACTCATTAATTTGAGTTTCTAAATTATTTAATGCTTCTTTGAATCTTGTACTAGAAAAATATTTGTCGAATTCACCTAAAGCTGTTGAAGCCTTATTTATAGAATCTTTTAATTCTTTTGATGCAGTTTCTAAATCTTTATTTTCAATCGTCCTAAAAAAATCTTTGGCTTTTTGTGCCGCTTCATGATTTAAGTTTTGAAATTGCTTACCCCATTTTCCTATCTCAATGAATATATTTTGTATTTCATTAGCTGATGTAGCTTGGTTTATTTTTCTAAGAGTTTCATCAAGGTTATCTTTCGAAAATCCAGAGCCTAAACTTGTTAAGTTTTCTTTCAAAAATTTTGCGGCTAATTCCCTTATAGAGAGGATATTAGAAGTCCTTTCTCTTAATATATTTCTTTGCTCTATAGAGCCTTGAGCTTGAATCTTCTCTGCCGCAGAACCATAAATATTTTTTCTTATTAGAGACGAATCTAATTCTGTTGGAATATTATTTAATATTGATGTCTTTTTTAATATATCTCCTATGTCAGATATAAAATTCTTAATCTTAGTTACTATACTAATTTGTATCTCTCTTATTTTTTTGGCATCTTTATCTGATATCCCTAGTTTTTTTAATTCATCCTCTCCCATTATTGGAGCCTTTTTTAAAAATTCTACTAGGCTCCTATAAGCCCTATCAGATGATAATGCGGCCTCATCTCTATATTTTTTAGTTTCTGTAAATGCTTCTATTAATTTATCAACTTCTGCGGCATAAATTATATCTGCTTCATCCGATATTTTTTTTAAATATTCAGGAATCTCTGCTATTCTTCCAGAAGTTCTTAATTTTGTTATTTCTTCTTGTACCTCTTGAGATTGAAGTTTTTGCGCTTTTCTCTGTTGAATATATATATCTGCCGCTAATTTTGCTGAACCAGCATTATCTCTAAGAGATTCATAACTGATATTTCCTCGCGTACTATAAGTTGCCCCAGCCCCAGCATAAGGCCCAAGTTCTGCCGTTATTGCCGTCCCTTTATACACGTTCTCCCAATCGCCTTGCTCAACAGCCTTCGAAATACGGTTTTTTATACTTTTATTTATTTCATTTTGAAGTTCTGGAGTTATTCGAACTCTAGACCATTGATTAGTTATCTGAACATTTTTCAATACTTCATCTAAAATAGCATTTGTTAATGATTTAGGTGTCCCCACAGAAGATTTTAGAACTTCTTCTATCGATTTATTGATAAGTTCATCCCCTGTTTTTACCTCTTCATATGCCTTTTTATCTTTAGTAATATTAGAAACTCTATAATTTTCTATAGCTTTCTCAATATTCTTTGCAATATCTTGACCTGAAATTCCTTCTGTAGCTTTAGCTGATTGAATCGCTAATTCTTCCAAAGATTTCGCCGCTCTATCTGCGGGCGTTTCTAACAGTCCAAATGATTTTTTGAATCTATTTATAATAGAATCTTGCCATCTATCTGGCATTAGTTGCCAAGCAGTTGCAACCCAACCTATAATTGGTAAGAATTTAGTAAATGCTCCAATAACCCCTTTCAGAACAGGCCCAAGAGTTTTGAAACTATTAAGAATGAGGGAAATAGTTTTTGTGTCGCCAGCTCGCCAAGATGCCATATTAGACTTTCCTATTTCCCTCGCTTTACTAAATCCTCCAAGAAAACTTTTTGCTGATTCCAATGGAGCGTTTATCACATCTTTTCCAGACATTCCAAACCCAAAAGCGGAAGAAGCCATTTTCATTGTGATAAAAGTAGAAAGCGCTTTTCCTAGTTTAGAAAAAACAATTGCTGTAGTACTAGCTCCTTCTGATACATCTAATAATGCTCCATTTAAGAAAGAAGCGGCTATAGACCATTTTATAAGTCCCGTCAAACTTTTTTCTCTTTCCACAGAATCTTTAGATATAGCTTTTGATAAGTTCTCTGTTGAACCAGCGGCCTTATCTGCTACTCCGCTCAGAGCATTTATTTTATTTATAACACCTTTCGTTATATCTCTTGTTATAAATGCTTCTCCAATTGGATTAAACTTGCTACTTTCTCTAATACTTCCCTTCGCGAAATTTTTAGAGTTAGTAAGTTCTTTTATTTGATTCCTATTTAATATTTTGTATTTCCCATTTCCAGTGTCAACAATAAATTCGTCAGTATTAGCGACAACAGTTTGTTTTATTCCATCTAATGGAAAATTATTCATAATGACGGGAGAAGCATTTTTCCTAGCACCACCTATCCCCATTTGAATAGCTTTTTGTTCTTTAACAAAAGCATTATCTCCACTTGCTCTATTTTTGACAAATTTTCCCTTTTGATATGCCCCGATATTAGCTTGAGAAACATTCAATGTTGTCATTGAAGTCATTGTCGCCGCAATTTCAGCGTATATTTTTGCTAAAGTTTGACTTTTGGCAACTTCTGCATCAAGAAGAGAAATTACTTTTTGAGCTTGAGCCGTTCTACTAATAGTTTTGTCAGTTATAACTGCTTGAATATCAGCATTATTCTGATATAAATTATTTAAAAGCTGTTCATACTGAACTTGCCTTTGAGAGGCTTTGTTTAAATTCATGAAAGAAATCCATGAATCCTTAGTTTGCATTGCCATATAGGAAATACCTTTCCCTATTGTCGCAATAGCTAAAACCAATCCTGGCCCAGTCAAAATAGAACCGATTCCTTGAACCACATTTTCAAGAAATGCTAAAGAACCTTCTCCTTTAATACCATCTGTTATTTTTTCAAGTAAATTATTAACTGTAGATAATCCACTTGTCAAATCATCTAGAAAAGCCGTGTTGCCAAAAGCAGAACCTAATTCAATGCCCGTTGTTTTAAGTTTTTGGATTTGCGCATCTAATGTTTGATTTAATATTGCATTTTTTTGGTAAGCTTCATCTACAGCTTGATTAGCATTTAATAAATTTCTATCATAACGAGATACCCCTTTTTCTACTTCTTTATAAAGTTGTTGTAATTTACTTTTTTGCGCCTCATCAGAAGTATTTTTAATTTGAATAGAAATTTCTTTGAGAACATCAACGCCTTGTTTTAACCCATCTGGCCCACTTAAAGAAAGCCCAAATGAGTTTAAAGAGCTTTCGATTTCCTTTATTTTTTCTTCAGGAAGACTTTCTAAACTTCTTCCTAAATCATTCATCAAGGATGTCAGTTTATCAATTTGATAAAGCCCAGACATTTCTTTTAAAAACTTAACTAGTTCTGACCTATCTCCGAATACTTGAACGCCTCCTAAACCATTAATAGTTTTAGCCATATTTTTCAATATGTCCATTGTTTCAAGCAATTCCCCATTATCAGATTCTACTTTAATTCCAAACCCTTTTAAAGTTTGCAATTTTGAAGGGTCAATAATTCTAGTGAATATTGATTTAGCAGAGTTACCTAAGACACCACCTTGAAGACCTGTCGTTTCTTGTAATGTTGCAATAAATGCGGCTAATTCTCGGAACGAAACCCCTGCTGAACGCGCGGCAGAAGCAGAGCGCGCCATACCTTGAATGATACCATCAGTAGAAGCCGCCGCCGCTAAGTCGATAGCAGAAAGTGCATTCAGAATTTCACTAGAAGATAAATCTTCGTTGGAAAATGCGTTGATGGTGGCAGTTAAACCATTAATAGCTTCATCAAGACTGATACCCGTAAGACGCATCATAATCATGGTATCATTAGTTCTCTCAATGATTTGATTCATGGCTAGGCCTTGTCTAGAAAACTCTAATGCCGCTTTTGCCGCATCTTTAAATGAAGTTGCTGTATTTCTTGCTACATCGAAAAGCCGATTTCCATATTCTACAATTTCAGAATTAGATGCTTCCGAAATGACTTGAAGTTCTTTTAATGCTTTTTGAACATCAATAGTAGAATCTAATAAGCTTGAAAAAGCTCTTTCTACCGCGCCCACAGAAGCGACGGAAGCCCCGAAAGCAAGGACTCTAGCATTAGATGCGGCTAAACTCTTATCGAAGTCATTGACGAGTCCATTTATTTTTCCTAGTGGTGCCTCATAATCTCTGAATGCTCGAGATGGCATGTTAGCTCTGATAAGTTTAGTCACATCAACTTGGCTCGCTAAGCTAGCTATTTCTCTCTCTACAGTTTTTACTGCCCTCCTAGCCTGTTGTTGTAAAGACTTAGAGTTCAGGCTAACATTTAGTTCAGCATCAATTTTTACTTTGTTATTATTTCCTGCCATCTCTCTTTAATTTACACAGAGGTCTTAATATTAAAGTGTGGACAAATCTTTAATATCTAACTTGCCACCTTTTTTCCTTAATAAATCAACTAGTTTTATTTTACTTGATTCAGGCTCTAAAGTATCTAAATCTTCTTTAGTGCTTCCGACATAAGATTTCATCGTGTGAGAATCGTCTTTCTCTTTATTTTTACTATTTTCTTTTTTTACGAATGCAATAATTCTTTCATAATCATGAACTATTGACTCTGGTATTTGATAATTTTTGAATATGTTCGTATATGTTTTTGCTAAACTAACTAAACGAACTTGAAAAGATGTTAATTCAAATACATTTTTGCCGAAAAATGCTGTTGGGTCTTCGGCTATGATTAAATAGGAAGAAAAAAATTCGCTTACTACTAATTCATTTAATTTAGCTTCTGATATAGACTCTTTAATTCTTTTGAATATTTTAAATATTTCTTCTACTTCATCAGTTTCTAATAATTCAATATCTTCTTCTGAAAAAAGAGGTATCGAAAGCTTTTCGTCTTTATAAAGAAGAGAAAGGACAAATTTTTCATATCCTTTCGCATTTGCAAAATCTTCTGCTGTTCTCCCTAATAAATCTTTTCTTTTTCTCTCCATCCTGATAAGGTTAAAACGTTCCTTATCTATTGTTTTTTGTTGCTCTTTTTTTTGTGATGGAAGAATAGTTTTCTCTTGTGTTAAAATTAAAGATTCAACAAATCCTCTTTGTTTGATGACTTCATCTTCTTCTTTCTGACTCCATGCTCCATTTTTATAAGATATTTCTAAAGCTGTTTTTTCAAGAGGCATACCTTGCCTAACACATTCGTTTATTATTCTTTGCGTTTCTTCCGGGATAATACTTCTCTCATAGTCAGAATAATGTTTGAGGTATGCAGTTGTCCCACATACCTCAACAATAGAATATCCTGACACGATTTCCTTCAATAGAAAAGCCGCATCATGTTCTTTCATTTAAGCTCCTTCAAGTTTATCTTCTTTTTTTCTTCTCCTCTTTGGCCTCTCTTGTTTTTTTTCTAAATTTGAAGAATTAGAAACGGCTTCCTCGTTAGATTTCTTTTCTTCTCCCTTAGCCTTTGCTTCTTCGATTTTTTGTTTCATCTCTAATTTTTGAGCTTTTTCTCTCAAATCCTTTTCTTTTTGCTCATTTTTTTCAAGAAGTTCCATTGCCTCTGTAAATTGTTCTTTAGTAAGAACATCAGCGCGATAGAAATACAAACCATACACCTTTTGAACTTTTTCTAGAATTTGGAAATAAATAGGGTCATCTTCATCTTCCAAATCAAGATACTTTTCTACTTGGTCATTGAACTCAATCTTTTTTGTGACTGTATCAACAGGAACTTCATATAAATCTTTATAATCTTCTTCTCCCGGATTCTTTATTTGAGTTCCTTTAATAATAAAGTATCTTAATTTATGATTTTCCGCTAGTTTATCAGCAGTATGAGTAAATAAGGTGTCATATTCACTCTCAATTTCTAAAATTCGCTGATAATTTTTCCCATATTCAGGAATTAGTTTCTGCAATTCCTGAATCTTATTTTTCTCTTCTTCTGTCAATTCGTCATCTTCTTTGTCGGATAATGTTGAACTTAGCAGAGTGAATAATTCTTTTATTTCCACTTGACGCTCATATCTTTCAGTAAGTTCTTTGAAAATTTCATTTGTATAAAGACCGCCTGTATCTGTGTATTTTTTATACAGCATTTGCTTTGTCATGATACCCATATTGAGACATTCAGATAACTTCAAAGAATATTGAAATTCTGCTTCTTCAATATTTTTTCTTGTTGGTCTTAAACACCTTATGTTAATTTCTTCAACTGTTTCAACCTTCTTTTTTCGAACAATTTCTTCTCCTGTCTCAGTATCTTTTTCGGAAATTTCGATTGTCTTTTCTACAGGTTTTTTTATAATAAACTCATAAAGAACTCTGTCTTTTTTGGCTGTCTTGAGCATATGTGTAATAAATTAAGATGTTATTGAATGATTCTCAGAAAGAAGCTATCAGAAGTAAATTGACTATTCTTCATAATGAATTATCGAGAGATATTACAATTTTTCAAGCAGAAAAAATACTTTTTATTTCAACAGACGATTCTTATTCTGGTGCATATAAACATAGTCTTTCTCAAAAAGAAGTTGTATATACAGAAAATAATGTAAAAGCCCGCATCTATTATAATAATACGGACTTCAATAGTTTGAATACATTAGATTCTAATATCCATGCAAATTTAGTTGATGGTAAATGTGTTGTGCGTGTTGATAAAGAAGGCTATGAATTATTGAAAAATGCAGAAAAAGTTATTATTGATGGTAAGGAAATGACTTTAACTTCAAGTTCGAAACCAGTTGGCAACGGAGTATTTAATGGATTATTTTGGGATTTCATCTTAAGCCCTGACACATCAGAAGTTTAATGAAGGTCAATACAAAATCTGTAAGAATAAATTATAAAGCCTCCATTATAGAAAGTGGCTCATTGACGACAATAGATAGGTCCATTACCCCAAAACTTAAAGATTATATAGCAATTGCAAAGGACGAACTCCTTCAACAATTTAATTCTCATCCTGTTACACAAGAGATAGATATGGGTCCAAATGGGAGTAATATATCAGGAACATTAAGCGGGTATGGATGTCTTTTTTCTTTCATTGGGTTTGATAGTGGCGACAATCCTACTGATATCATACGGAGAAAAATAAAAAATATTCAACTTCGTATTTATCAAAAAGGTTCAAAAGTAGATTATAAAATAATTGCCCCATCTATAGAGAATATCTATCGCGATACCCCTTTACCTTGGGCAAAGGGAAGAAGTTGGGTTAGAGGAATAGAGCATGGATTGCCTAATATTGCTCAATATAAGCATAGTAAAGAAATATCTTCTTATTCTCGTTCTGGAACAGGCCTTTTAATTAAAGAACCCAAAACATTCGCTCTAAAAAGTCATATAAGAAGATTTAAAAATACGCCGTATGTAACAATGATGCTTCGGGATTTTGATGAAAAAATGAAATCATATATTAATTTTATTCTAAAATCATGAAAAAACAATTCATTCATAAATTTTCTACTTCTTATCTGTTATGGTTTGAGAATTTCCTTAATAAGAAAGGAGAAATATATTCCACTGAAGAAGTTGAATTTAAATATTCAGGAAAATCTTCTTTTTATATTGGATTAGATGAATGGCAATCACCATATGAATCAATTATTTATGATTCTTCTCTAAAAAATGTTTCAGTAACCCCTAAGATATTATTAGATATTTTCAAAGCAAGAGTTCAGTTCGCTGGTGGTAATATATTATGTCAACCAGTACATAAAGATAGCATAAAATTACTTTGCTCACCTCAAGAATGCTCTGTTTCTTTCTCTAATTTAACAGAAGGCGAGATTATTACGAATGTAGTAGAAGAAGCTCAGGAAAAAAGAAAAAAGAAAAAAAATATATTTTTAACTCCTAAAATTATTTTATGTATAGATGATTTTACAAATGAGCCATTTGCCTTTGGTGGCATGATGAACAGCAAAATAGCCTGTAAAGCGGTCATTTTCTCTCAAGACCAATACTTTTTAGATGGTGTTCTATCAATCTTTAATGATTCTAGAGATGAAATATTTGTTGAGATTGATGATGAAAATTATCCTTTGAATGAAATGGGAGTTTTTAAGGAAAAATTTATTGAGTTAGGCGAATTTAATTATGACAATATTTCTAAAGAATCTGTGCAAAATAAAAATAATATTTTTTATATAGAAAATGTTTTTTGCTCTAAATCTAATGATAAGATAAGCAGAGAAGCTACCGCTAATTTATATATTGGGTTCATAGAATTTGACATAAATTGCGAAAGATATAGAGAATGAAAAAAAATCCTTACGAAAGAATTAAGCATGGATTCGATAGGTTTCCCACATCTCCTCCAATCGCGACTACAGATAGAGTAGGTGGCTTCTTGTTAGAAGAAAATGGAGATTTTGTCCTTGATAAACTTGGTCATTTGAAATTAGCAAACTCAGGTGGTGGAGGCGGTGGAGGTAGCTCTAGCGATTCTGGCAGAGTAGGTGATATTGTTTTCACTTTTAATCCTTCCATTAAACTCGGTGGGTATTGGCTTGAAAGTGCTGGGCAAAGTATGAGCAAACGAGAATATCCAGAGCTTTTTGAAGTTATTGGCTATAAATATGGTGGTCAAGGAGATAATTTCCTTCTTCCTAATTTTAAACAAAATCAATGGTTTGTTCGTTCTTATAGCTCCAATAATCCAATCGGCTCAACTCAAATTGATGCGATTAGGAATATTACTGGTAAAGTTACATTGTTAGGTACTGGTGGGTCCTATCTATGGGGAGGTGCTAAATCTGGCGTTTTTGATTTTGAAAAATACGATAATTTCAGCAAATATTCCGTTCCTTCTACGTCTTCTCAATATAAAGGACTCGTTCAAAATATCACTTTCGATGCTTCTAAAAGTGTCACAACTGCAAATGAAAATAGGCCTGTTAATATAGCAATGAGAGTATTGATTAAAGTGAAATGATGAATTATTTTTCAAAAAAAGAATCTAAGCTACAAAAAAGAGGGACAATTGTTAAACGAGACGCTAAAATTGGTAAAGTTAGTATTTCTGCAAAACCTCTTGATAGAAGAAAAACGGCTAGTGATTTTTTCGCAGAATATGAAGAAAAAAGTCATGAACGCGCAATGGCTACAATGAGAGAAATATTGAAATCTAGGAATAAAGATATTAAATCATAGTTCTTTAATTTTTAATAATTTTTTCGTTTGAATGTAAAGATATTAGAAACGCAGATTAATTTCATAAAATTTTGTTATGGCTAAAAGAAAAAATAGACTCATTTATCAGTCTTTAGGTATTCAGGTTCTCCCAATTGGGGCTGATGGAACGACTGCCGATAATTTAAAACAACTTTATCGCGTTCAAAGCTTTTCCACAACTTCTTCTATCTCATTCCAAGACATTAATGAGTTCGGTCAGTTAGCCGCTATTGATAGAATCAACTTAGAGGCTCCTACAATTAGTGGCACTATTGAATATTATATCACAGAAGGATTCAACGAGGAAGCTCTTGGTTTTACAGTAAATAGAGGGACAAAGACTGGTGGGGCATGGCCTACAAACAACTCCTTTATGGGAGATATGCTTGAAGATACGTCTGGTGGATTGGACTTTTTTGAAGGTATCGCTGATGAAGGTGTTGACCTCAACCAATTTTATGCAACTGACATTGAACCTTGGTCTTTAGCTGCTGGTTCTCAAGAGACGGTTGGTATTCTTGGATTTGGTAATGTTTACGTTACTGATTACACAGTCAATTTTTCTGTTGGCGAATTACCTACTGCATCAATTTCCATTGAAGGTTCAAATGCTAATGGTGTTTTGGTGAGTGGTGGAGAAGAAACTGTAAAAGTCGAGGCTACTTCCCCTGAGGTTAGCCTCGAAGACGGAACAGCAAGTACTGATAAAGTCCAACTGAATACTTTCCAAAAATATAGGAAAACAGAAGCTCCTGCTATTTCGGCTTTGCGTCCCGGAGATATTAATGTGAAGATAGTTGAAGCTGGGACAGATACCGAACAAAAGAAAACTTTAATTGACTTTTCCCAAATTGGCTCTACTGGCTCTTATATTCAGAGCGTAAGTATTTCTGTTCCTCTTGCTCGTGAAGGCTTGCAAAGATTGGGAACTAAGTATTTCTATGCGCGTGTTGTTACTTTCCCGTTGACAGCTACAGTTTCTATCTCTGCTCTTGTCAATGGAGTTAATAGTAATGTTTCCATTGCTGATATCTTATCTACTAATCCAAAGGTTGACGTTATTGTTTCTATTAAGAATCCAAACGATGATTCTAAAATTGCTTTAGAATATCGAATCAAAAATTGCACTATTGATGAACAACCTATTAACGCTTCTATTGGTAGTAATACTACCGCCGATTTGACCCTTTCCACTCAAATTGGCTCTAAGACTGATACTGATAATGGCGTATTTGTTTATTCTGAATATACTCTCTAATTAGTAATTTAGCTTCAAAACTATTATAAGACATAAGACCTTACTTTTTAAAAGTAAGGTCTTATTTTATATGCTAGTACTTGCAGATAGCTCTAATCTTTCTTGAAATGATATGCTCTATTGATTTTAATGTATTAATCTAAACTAAATAAGACAGCCACATTTTCGCTCAAAATGAGCGAAAATGTGGCTGAATAGAATGTCGCTTTTTAATCTAGCACGACTAAGATTCGAAACTCAAATATGGTGGGATAGCTGGTATTTGGACTATTTGATAAGGCATAAGTTTATGCATTTTATAAGAATTTATTAGATTATCGAGATAGGTTTTGCTTGAATCATATAGACTCTTATAAGATTTCGATACTTCGTTCTTATTTTGAAATGTCACAGAAGAAGTTCCATCTTTAATAGAAAGAATAGTTGATTCACCAGAAGATGTAATAACCCCATCTAGAGCCTTTCTCACTAATCCGTTGAAATATTTGCAAAAGTACATGGCCTTAAATACAGCTTGAGCTAACAAATCTTCGGCTAAATCTTCTTCTGTTAAATTTTCTAAAATATTGAGATTTAATACTTGAAGATTATATTTTAACCATTCTGATACTTGAGCCTCATTTAAGGAATCATCCCCTAATTCGGCTATAATTTCTCTGGCTAAAACATCAAAAATTGTTTCATTCATCCCTACTTCGGACATACATCAAGTCTCTAATTTCATCTCTATCATCCTCACTTAAATCATCAAAATTTTTTGTTCTTTTGATTTCATCAAGAGAATATTCCTTTTTCGAAGTCCCATATCTTTCAACAAACTCTCTTTTAAGAGTTGCAACAATTCGTTGAGAAGGTTGACGAACATTAATACCCAATTTCCGAGCAAGTTCTATCATATCTTCATATTTCATTGTTTTAAGATTTTCTTCAAAAACTTCTAAATCTCTCGTCCCAAATATGTTTGTTATATTTTCTCCAAGAAGTTCTTCTGTTTCACGAACCTCTTGTCTTCTTGCTGAATCTAAATTTTTTCTCGCTCTCATTTTCTTATTATTTAAGATAAAAAAAGGAGGTCTCCTGAGAGACCTCCTCATAAATTGTCTCTTTTAGACAATTATAGCAGTTAATGCTCGGTCGTCAAGAATAATTCTTCCTTCGTCCTTGTAACCATACCAACCAATCTTGCCAGAACGCCTTGTATATTGGTCATCAGGTTCAAATGTCATCGTTCTACCATCACCATTGGTGGAAGCGAAACGATACATAGAATCGACAGAATTATCAATACCTAAGATAATTTGAGAAGTAGCTTCCTCAAACTTCGAGCCACCGAATTCTGTTTCTTCAGCTAATTTAGCAAAAAGTTTATTATACTTTTGACCGATACCGAATTCATTATATTCATGGAATGTCACACCAAAGAATGTCGGGTCGCCGGCAGTAGAATATAATTGTCTTCGGATTTCGTCAGGAGCACCAATGCCATTCTTAATAGCGCCTTCCATAGGCGCGGCTTCGGTGTTGACTGGATTGTAAGCCATTTTGCGAATATCGCCCATAGCTTCTGGAGACAAGAACAAATCAGTAAATCCAGCTTTACTTGGTCCTTCTGGAGTGCCCCCAGCCCAAGATTTGTAAAGCCTCTTCGAGAATGTCTTCAAATTATTGAAATCATCAAGAGTAATTCTTCCTGACACTACAGAGCGTACCACATGTTGTTTGCCATTAGTGACTGCTTTGGCAAGTGCGGCAAAAATCATGGTGGCAGATAAAGTTTCATCTTTTACAAGCATCTCTTGAGCCATACGTTCAAATGCTTTAGCTACCACATCAATTTGCCCTTGAGCGATATATTTTTTATGGAAGTTCTGCGCCGAATCAATTTTAGATAAGGTGATTTTCAGTTCTCCCGTGACAGGACGGATTTCATTGGATGGGAGGCCCCCATCAACAGCTTGAGTCCAAACAGAAAAATAATTTTCGTCTGTTATGTCTCTGTAAGCATCAAGAGGAATAGATGGATTAGCTCCTTCATCAAAAGTCTTTAGCTCGAATAAATTAGAAAGGACAGGGGCTTGATTTGCCTGAACTTCGAGAACTGGCCCTACTATTTCCGCAATAGCGATTTGAGCATCCCAAACTTCATTTGGATTCTTGCTTGCAAGAGCCTTAATCAGTTCAAGGGATTCATTGCTTCTTTCGATAGTGATTTTCATATCTTAACTTAAAATCTTACTTAATTCCAAATTGTACACGATAATAAGGCTGAGCTTCTTCATTCTGAGAAGTGCCCTTAGCCCGCACGATACCAATTACCTCATCTCCTTCCTCAGCAACGGCAAACTTACCAGCTGTATTTGTAGCGAGAGTAAGTTTCGTGTTAAGGTTAATACCCGGATTTGCTTCATCATCGACCTCAAAGCAATCAAGAGAAAAATCAAGCCATCCACGAGTAAGAACAGGAACGGTTTGACCCGGAAGCACAGCATGATTTGCCCCTAAAAGGTCGCGTTTATTGATAAGCTTTTCTCCATTGTCATCGTATTTGCAAGTTTGCCATAAAGTTACCCCGAAGAAAACGTCTCCCTTTTTAGCGGGTTTAAATTGCAATGGATTGATTGGATAAAGATTAGTTGTACCTAAATGTTTCGCTTTCGTTTTGCCAAGATAGGCGTTATCTTCCCACATAATAGTAGGATTATCTAAATCTGCTTTGGAGATAGTAACGAGTACACCAATATCTCCACTTCCTGTAGAAATTTGGTCTTCATTAGCTAACTCAGGTTCAAGAGCATACATATTGATTAAATCATGCTCTTCATAGTTTTGGAATGGACGGATTCTTATTGCCATAAAATTATAATTAGTTAATTTTGATTGTCACTCCACCAGCAAGCTTTTTGAACTTTTCACGAAGTTCTTCTTCATCTCCGATAGAGTTAGGAACTTGTTTATCAATAGAAGCTTTAGCTTCTTCTAGCTTTTTCTTGTCATTCTTTTCTATTTCAGTTTTATTCTTCCATAAAACAGACATTTCTGATTCAAAAACATTAAAGTCTTCTTCGGAAGCTATGGTAGAAAGTCTTTTCGCAATGACTTCTCTTTCTGCATCATCCATAGCATATTTCCCCTCAAAGTGGCTCATTCTCTGATTAAAAATTTCTTGAACTTCGGCTTCCTTCTGTTTCTCTTGAAGTTCTGAAACCTGAGCTTCTAAATCCGCTATTTTTGCATTAGATTCCTCTTGAGCTTTTTGTGCTTTTGCTAAAGCTTCTTCTTTATCTTTAATATCTTGAAGATATTTTTCATTACCTTCTCTTAATACATTTGTACAAGCTTGAAAAAGAGAGGAAGCAGTAGCTTCTTCAATAGTCACATTTTTTTCTTTCAAAAGCTTAATAAAATCTTCTTGAGTCATATTATTTAAATTGAAGTCTTCTAAAGTGTTTACATTAAATGCAACTGTTTTGTTTATTTTTTTAATTTTATCTTTCGTTATTTCTATATTTTCTTCTTCTTTTCCTTCGCTCTTCTCTTTTTTTTTAATTAAATATTCTTCTCTCGCTTCATTATATAATTCCGATGCGGCGGCTTCATCATAAATAACTTCTGTGAAGAATTGATAATTTTCATTTTCTTCTTTCGGTTTAAATTCTTGAATAGGTTCTACATCAGCCGCTGGATTTTCTGTAAATCCAATTCCTAAAAATACAGCTTCTTTAAGAATCCTTTTCACCATTCTCCCATCTCTCAATCTTCCAGAACCTCCATTAGCTCTCAATCTCCAAGAATATTCTCTGTACAAATCATTATCGGACGATATTCTTTCGCAAGTATAAATATCGTCCTCTTCTGAATTGCAGATTGCAATATCATAATCAGAGAATCCAACTTCCCAACTTGCGGAAATTCCTAAATAATTATCGCTATCCGGGTCAGTAGAACGAATAATATTGTATACATCCCATGAATAAACTCTTTTGTAAATAACGGAAGCTAGAGATATATCAAAAATTTTAGCTTCTAAAGCTTCTTCCGGGGTAAATATTCTGTCTCCTTTATATTGAGTGAATCCATAATTTACGATATGTCCAACTATATTGTTAGAATCATGTCCGTAATTACATGGTTTATGAATGAAGGAATCTGCAATACTTACAGCCTCTTGGGCATCAATACCATCATCGTTTGCGTTGAATATTCCGACCACAGCGGCATCAAAAACAACTCCAAATAAATCATTATTTGTCTGGAAGTCTACTCCTTCTGGCATAAGAGAGGAAAGCTCTTTACTCGCCTTAGCCAAAAATTCTTGATTTATTGGTCTACATTTAAAATTAAGTGGTATATGCGCTATTGAATACATAGTTATTGTTCTGAATGATATAGAATTAAAGCTCCCCAATCATTTAGGCCATCATGTTCATTTAATATTTCTTTAATTCCTTCTAAAGGCTCTAATAAGAATAGGTTTTCTGGATTTTTTACACATTCTAATGTTTTTTTCTTCCAATCTTCCATAGGGCAAGCCATTCCTACTGTTGTCAAAATGGAATAAACTTTATCGCAAATAACTTTTTCATCCTTTGACCTAAAGAACTCCCTCCCTTCTTCGATACAAGATTCTGCTACTTTATTAAAATAATCACATATTGGTTTTATTTTTTTGATGCTATAAGATTTCTCTTGAGACGCATTTGATGAACCTTGCGGCCTTCCTGCTTGATTAGGAGTTTTATTTTCTTCTTCGGTAGGAATATTAGATGATAAATTATTTTCTTTTATATTTAATTTCAATTGTTCTTTTGAAATTTTTATTCTCTCTTGCTCGCTCTTAGAGGCAATCATAGGAACCCCGCCAACGATAGGATTATAGAATCCTTTCTTTCTGTCTTCTATAAATTCTTCTTGACTATCTTTTATTTCCTCCCCAAGAGGATAGATTCCATTATCGAATACTTCCATGAGTTGTTGTGGGGTTATTGCCCCAAGTTCATACAATCGCAGAGCTACTCGTTGCAGAGCTTCTTTATTTTCGAAATCTATTTCTTTAAACTTAGGCTCTGGAATTTTTTTAAATCCAAGTCTTTCTCCAATTAACTCCATTTGAGGCTTTAAGAAATCAGTTAAGAACCTTCTTCTCCCCTCTTGAAGTGTCTTCATAAAAATTTTTAATTTTGTACTTAATCCACTATATGTTCCTTCTAAATTAAGTATATTTTGAAGTCCTTCTTTAATATCTTGATTCAAAACTTCGTACTTTTCCTTTCCAAGAACTTTATTTAAATCTGGAATAAGGAAATCTGCTTTCGTTGTCCAATCAGAGACTAAAACTCTTCCTACGCTCCCATTAGCCAAAAGTTCTTTCAGCTCTTTCATGTATCTATCATTTACTCCGCCCTTATCTGGTTCTGCCCCCATTGTTATGAGTAAAACTATCTGGTCAACCATCCTCATAGCGGCGGCATCAAGTTTCTTCATCTCTATTTTCATATTGACATCTCTCAAAACAGGCCATACCATAGGAATAGCAAACGGTTCGTAATCCTGTTTTTTATAAAATGATAATATTAAATTAGATGGTTCTAATGGATAGAAGATTTGAGCCTCAAATCCGTTTGAAGAATCTATTCTTTTTAAGACATCTTTTGGCAGACTATTCCTTAGATTTTTATCTTTATCTGTGATAGGAGATTTCAATCTTCTTATTTCTTTGCTAGAAAGCACTTTCCCATAAGAAGTTATAGAGAAACTTAAATCTCCATTGCAAGATATGTCATAAGGATTTAATAATGTATATTTTAAGGGAATTTTTACTCTTATATTTTTTAATTTTGACGGATATTTATCAAAAGAATCGAATTTTATTTCTCCATCAATCCGATAGAAGAAAACGTTACCAGATTTATAATATTCTCTAAAATATTGTTCTTTACATGAGTCTAAATCGATTGTTTCAAACCAAGCTGTAAAAAAGTCTCGCGCACGTTTAGTCCCACCATCTAAAAAAATACCGTCATTTGCTAATTCTGCTTGAACATCAATAGCATTTTTGATAATTCCAACTGCTCCATAGGCTCTTTGCACAATATCAATAGCCTCTTTAATATCATAATAATTTCCTTTATTATTATAATGATAAGGGAGAACAGAATTTTTAATTTGATTAAATTGGCCCCATTCTATCCCAATTGCAGAAGTATTAACTTTAGATGATGAGTTTCTAGAGCCTCTTCTACTTTTTTCTTCTGCTATAGCCTCATTTGAGAAAGAAATATTAAAGAATTCTGGCGTCCCATTTAATGGAAGTTCTTGCGCTATTACTCTTTCAGCGACAGAAGATATCTTCTTTCTATTTTCCCAATAAGGACTCTTTTTATTATATTGGCGGGCCATTACTAAAAATGTTTACACTAAAGTGACTTTAAGTGACTTTCAACTTTAAATTAAAAATGGACTAAAAGTAGATGAAGTCTTTTCTTTCTTTCGATTCATCATATCAAAATATAGATGTATTCCCCAATTCCCCAAAACCAAAGTAGAATAAGAATCTTTTCGCGCTTTATTTGGAGAACGGCTTTTCCGTAAATTTTCTGGTAAATCAAAAGTTTGCGTTCCTGATGCACTTTGCCTAGGATTTATCATTGTGCACTCTGTTTTAGTCATTTCAATGACTTCCTTTTGGCGTTCAATAAAATCAACAATTGATGGAGATTCAATATTTCTTGAAAATTTTAAGTTTTTGAGTTCGGGTATTCTCATTTTACTCATTGTCCTGAAATCTTCATCTATTGCGGCGGCGGCAAAATAAATACCTTTATGGTCGAAAGCACTCTGCAACATTTCATTAGCCTGTCTAATCCATTGAGTGCTTTGCTTTCTAAGATGACAGATTTTCTTTTCTTCTAAATTATATTCATTTCTCAATTTATATAATTCATCATTATATTTTGTTTGGTCTTCTGCGTCAAACTCTAAAAGGCCAATATCTATTTTTGCGTCTTTAAACTCTTGGCTTTGATTACAAGCTTTAATAAATTGTAGACCACCATTGTAGTCGCCAACAACCATAACAACATTAAAATGTTCTAAAATATATTTGAAATATAGTATATGTTTATGTAGAGGCGTTCCCGGAATAGCATATGCATGGACTAAAACTCCTTTCTTTTCTTCTTCTAATAATCTAAACACTTGTATAGAAAAGTTATCAGAAGATTCTGATTCTGACCAAGACGGGTCGATAGATACTAAATATTTTGCTTTGGGGTCTCCTACAATTTCTACGCAATATCCATCTCCTTCTTCAAAAGTACATTGAATCATTTTGGACATTTTAAAATATCCAGCAGAATCATCCGTAAATACGGAACCAAACTCTCTAGCAAATTGAGCTTCTGACATGGTTTCTTGAGATTCTTTAATCAATTTCTCGTCATAAATACCAGTAGGAATTATTTTGTATGAAGTATGGAATATCGCCCTAGTAGCATCATCTCCGTCTTCATATTTCTGTTTTTCGGCCATTATCAATTTTTCATATTCACAATAGACTTTATATATATATTCAAACTTAAATCCTGCTGATGATAACAAAATAATTTTGTTAGAAGAGAACTTTGTCCTTTCTTCTTCTTTCATTTTTCCCGTAGCAACTAACTCGTCTTCTAATGCTTTGATAGACGCAATTTTTGTTGGGTCTGCATTCGCCGCCAAGAAAGGTTTAATGACTTCATTGTAAATTCTTTCAGGCATTAATAAGAATTCGTCAATAATAACTACATTGAATCGGAAGCCTCTCAATTTTTGACCATCTCCCAATGGAATAGCCATAATAGAGCTTTTACCAATATCAATGCTCCATTGGTCGGTTCCTTTGTTTACCCCTTTTGTATTTACCGCTTGATGGAATAAAGTAGCTTCTTTTGTGAGCATTATATCTTCAAGCTTTTTAATAATTGTTTTCGATTGTCTAAAGGATGCGGAAATGATACCTATTTTAACGCCTTGTTCGAAAATCGCATATAGTGCGGCAAAAATAGCCGTGGAGAAAGAATTATGATTGATGATACCATCAGAAACATAACAATGTTCATCAGCTACTTGAATATCCACTGTTATAGCTTCACTCTCAAACGTTTCTTTCACTTCTTCAAAGAAAAAATCTTCTCTTGCCAATTGGGAAACTTTTTCAAAATCTTCTGCACCAACAAAGTTCCATTTGTTTGATTGAACTAACATATGTCTTAATCCTCTTTGTGGATGAAACTTTCTGAACGTTAGTTTATAATGCTCTGAATGCCCAAATGCAAACTTACTGAAAGCTGATTTTTTATATTTCTTTTTAAGATAAGGCCCAACATAAGGGACGTAATCACAAAAATAATCTTTGCGCTCTCTAGTAACAAATTTATTTAATCGTTCTATTTTTCTTTGGGTAGCAAATCCAATTTGTTCATTAAACTTTATCACATCGGAATAACCAGTGATAGAAATAGTTTTTGCTGGTAAACAATCATAAACTTTATCATTTCCAAACTTAGATTTTCCTCCTTTGAATGAAATATAAGTTCGCGATTTAATCCCGAACATCAGCAATAGATTTCTGACGAGTCTCAACAGCTCTTCTGATGTGGAAGTGAATCCTACTGTTCCATTAAATCGTTTTTCTGTGCCCCTATTTTTACTCCCTAAAGAACAATATCCATCTGTATCATACAAACCCTTTAGAAAGGCCGCTAGACATTCTTTTGAAGCGTGTGTTAAAGGAAGAGGAAGAGATTTTTTATTTGCTTTGACGATTCTAAAACCAATCTTTTCTAAAAATTGGACAAATATTTTACTTGTCGCCCTTATCTCATAAGTATTGTTTCCTTTATCAATTTTATTATAATGGAGACTTAATTTGTTGAAAAACTCTTCGAGAAAAACAATAATTTCTGGCTCTTGATTTGTTATCGAAACCAAGTTTTCTCTCATGCACCCATCTCCAAGAAGTAATCCAAAGAAATAATACCAATCCTCTAAGGAAGCATTTTTAGGATAGAACTGTTTCGCATTAAAATGAATGTCTTTTTCATTTTCGTCTCTAAAATCCCATCCAATAGAAGGAAACTCATATCCTCCTTTCTTCATCACTAAAACTTCCCCAACCTTAATGTCTTTGACAAATTTCCATTCTGCTTCAAGAGTTTCTGGATTCAGTATTTGAACTCGGTGATAATCTAATCCCTCGCATTCATATCCACCTTTAGTTCTAACGCCATAAGTTTTTTCTTTTGGATTAACAACTTTATCCTCGACTAAATTATATCCATTTTTAGAAAGAATCTTATCGCCAACTTCAATATCAATAATTCGTTTTAATCCTTTATCTGATTGCACTAAACCATTATGTTTAAGACATTTAGAACTTGCTCGACTAAGAATTCCCATGAAATAATCAGTATTAAACATCCCCTTAATCAACATGTGTTGAAATGGAAAAAGTTTAACTCCTAAGAGGATATTTGAGGCAAAAGTAGGGTCATTTCTTAAAAACTCTGTTAAAGTTACTTTAGCTGTTTTATCATCTAAAAAACCTTCGAGTTTTTTTGCTTCTTCTAAAGTATTAACAATAGGTGTCCTTTTTTGATTTCCTTCAATCCAGCTCATGAATAAAATTATTGTCTATAAAGTATTGTAAATCTACATTCCATAATTTATCCCCTGATTTTAATATTTTTGGGATTAGAGTTTTACTATTTTTTCTACTGCCAGAGAAAACGAATTGGCAACAATCTGAAAACTCATGCTGTAGAGTTCTCATATTATGAAAAATATAATTTAAATTAGAGGTATGTTTTCCAAAATGGTTATTTTGCTCAAGAGTATCAAACTTAGTTTCGACTAATATATATAGAAAACAACCTAATGTTCTACAACGTTCCAATTCTTTTCTAAATCTATTATATCCAGAAGATAAGGTTCCTTTAAAATCCGATTCAGATTTTCTATCTATAAACGTATTTGTAAAGTTTTCTCTTGGCAAAGTATAATCTCCGATATCTAACTTGCAAACTTCCTGATTTTTGAATGAAAGTGGCTTTTGTTCTCTAGTATCAATGAGTATTTTTTCGCTGGAATAATCATTGTTTATTTCTTCTGTCATTTTCTTTGACAATAGCATGGGAACATTTATCAGTTTGCAAACTTTCCCATACGAACCAAACATCTTAATGTAAGTTTCTAATTTTGGCAATTTTAACGATTTTATTTCTAACGATGTTGGGGCAAAAGTTAGTTTTTTATTTTTTATTCTTCTCTTTAACATTTCTAAAGCTATATTTTTAGCTTCTTCTGAATCCCAATATTTCTCAAAATATTGTTCCATATGGAAATCCGAATAAAAGAAGGAAGAGAAGTATTCTTCATAATTTTTATATGGAATATTCAATCCGCAAAAAGGGCATTTTCTAGGAAAATACTTTTCATAATAATCTTTTAAAAAAATTTTATGCCCTTTTATATGAGAATGAAGAGACTTTTGCGAAGTAAAAAAATCTCCGCATATTTCGCATTTTATATTCTCATTATTAAATGACATCTTCTCTTCTCAAGCCTAAAATTCGTGCAGTAAAATCGTCCATTGCAGTAAACTCGTCTACTTCTTTAGAAACAGTAATAGCGCGACGTTCTGAGAGTTTAATCATCTCTTGCCTCGTCTTCTCGTCCTTCCAAGCCTCAACAATATTTAAGATACTAGCATTCTCTTTATTTCTTAGTTTGATTCTCTCTGCGCGATTACCCTGCAATTTAGTGGTTAAATCCTGTATGGATTTGTAACAATCTTTGTATGCAGAATCTAATGATTTAATTGATTCAGAAAGATTTTTGGAGAATTCAACATCTTCATCTAAACTCTCAATCAAGAGGTCAATTTTATTTTGCTGACTAGATATTGTTTCTAAGCGTGCTATATTTTTACAAAGTAAAATATACAAATTCACTTCTTCTGGTGTTAGGTCATCTTTATCCCAAGTTTGTTTCACAAATTCTTGTTTAAAAAGTTCTTTATCTGACGCATCTGAATAGCCATTAATGACGCGAATAAAGCGAACTGTGTTCATATTACGCATCATTTTTTCTATAGCTATAGTTTCTTTTCTCTTAATCTTTTCTTCTTCCAAAACTATGCCTGTAGCTTCTTCTATCAGCCTAATTGCTTGCAGAAATGTTTTTGGTGGTTTGTATTCATATAAAATACCTCCGTTTTTGACGCTTTTAGGGTCAACATTATTTTTCTTTAGAGCATACAATATATATCTACAGAACTTTCCAAGAGGTTTATAAAAACTTTCGTCTTGATTGGGCCAAATTAATTTAGCTATTTGAACTGTGCTTGCGCCATCCTCAGCTTCTTCTAAAATGAGCTGTTCTTCCTGTTCTGTAAAAGGATAAAAATAAGGGTCTTTTTCATCGTCGTTAGGGGGGTCTCCTTTTTTTCTTTTTTTTAAATCTCTTTTATCCTTTAAATATTTTTTTATAGCTCTAACTTCATCACTAGCGTTATCTAATTTTTGACCATCAAAAACTTTTGATGTTAATTCTAGAATGTCTGTTATATTACTGATATTAGCATCAACTATTTTCTCTTGAGAAATAGTTAGTTTAAGGAATTCTTTTTTAGCCATATCTATTTATTTGATATCATATATCTTTTTCAATAAAGCCGCGCCGTCCTTCTTCATTTCTCGTCTTCTGCTTTTGAGGGTACTTAAAGTTATTTTTTTATTGAAACGTTTTTTTGCCTCTTGTATAATTTCTTCATCATTAGCAGATGATATAAAGAATTTTTTGAATAAGAAAAGCTCTAATGGTTCATATTCCTTTTCAAGAAGAAGAAGAAATTCATTCAATATCAAATCTTCCATCCCTTCTCCTTCAACTTGTGGAGATATTTCTTCTTCATGGTCAGTCATAGAATACGAGACTTTTAAGTCAATGGCATACCTCTTTCCTCTCATCCATTTTTTATACATTGGACATTCAGGTCCAATATTGCCAGAGCGTAAATTACCACACAATTCATCTCCTTTATAAAACTCGCATTTTAAACATGGCCGTGCATAATTAGACCAATTGTTTCTAACAATGTTCTTTATTTGGTTAATTGTAATAGTATTAATCCAAGGTTCCAATGGCTTTGTAGCGTCCCACATATGCCATTTTTTATATATATGAATTCTTATAATTTGTTCAACATCTTCCCATCCCATCCATGTTACCCCTTCTAATTGATACCTACGCTTATTTTTTTCTATTACGGCATTAATGCGTGGGTACATAGATTCGTAAGAAGGTTTTTCTTCTTCCATATCAAATTTTAAATGTGGGATTTTTTCCATCATCTTTAGCGGATATTTTTATCCTTTTAGAAATATCTCTAATAGACCTTGGATTTCTTCTACGTGCAATATTCTCTTCTTTCGCTTCGCCTATGTTAATTTTAGGCAAAGAAGCGGCTGATAAATCCTTATTGCATTTATAACAAGCAATAGGTTTCTGAAGAGTATATTCTATTTTCGCGCCACAATTTCTACAATATAAAATACTCATTTCTTAATTATATAGAAAATATATATTTTTAAACAAGAATTGAGTTTAAATTTAATGAACCTGTTATAAATCCTCCTTCATCAACACTTAATTGTTGTGAGCTACAGACACATGGCAAATAACCAGCCTCAGATAAATCAGTAGTATCAATCAATAAACTATTTAATGAAAAACATAATTGATTATTAGAAGTTCTGACAACTGTTTCTAAATAAATTTGTTTCCCTTTATAATCAATAAATTCTCCAACTCCACCTACAGCTATTTGAGCAGTAAGTTCGCTACTAGTTAAGTTGCAACGCATTGGAATTATTTGGCCCGGGGCATAATAAATTTCTCTATTACTATTGATAGTTATTCCTGCTTCCAAAATATCTAATGATTCACCAATACCATCTAAATGAACCTCAGATTTTGCCCCATTAGCAATATCAAAAACATTTTCGTTTATTGATGTACTTGGTATAAGGGAAATAGATTCAACATCGTAAGCTTTACAAGCTACAGACAATATTACAGGTTGAAATGGTGAAACTGTATAATTTACAGAATCAATGTAGCAATAATTAATTATAGTTTCTCCTATCTTCAAAGAAAAACCATTATCTTGTTGCGCTAGTTTGCATAAAAGTATTATAGTGTCCAAAGATGGGTCTATATAAAGATTCATGGAAATAGATACCTCTTTATTAGCAGCCGGCGTATATTGAACATGATGAGTTTTCTTCCCCAAAATTCTATATTGATTAATAGATGCTGTATTCTCAAAAGAGAAATCTTTCGCTAAAGCGAAACTCGTTTTTGTGCTTCCATTAGGATTTGTTGTTATAATGTAGATTGGCACATTAGTATATTTTTCAAACGCCATTTTATAATCCTATTTTTTCGTTTTCTGCAATCAGAGACAAAATATTAAATTCTCTTTCGTTATCAATTTGCAAATTATAAGGAAATTCATTTTCTACTATAGACATTTTTTCTGTGAGAAGAAATCTTTCTTTCCTATAATCTTCTGCATTTCTACAAATTATATTTCCATCATGAAAATAAAAATATTTTTCTGTTTCTTCACTTAAATCATTCCGATAAATTTTTCCTCCTAATAACCCAACGAGTTTTATTTTTTGAACAGTGAAATTTCCATATTCTCCAATCTCATTCATCATTTTTTTTAAGAGTCCCTGTTTTCTAATTGGAGAACTTGGTTGGAGAAGACAAATTTTTTTAATTTTATTGTGCTCACTCAATACTTCATCAATAAGATATTCCATTCGAAAATCTTCATGTTTGCTTTCTTTGAAACAGGGCAATCCTTCTCTGCGTGCAGTCCTCAATATATCTTCATTTTCAGAAACTACTAGTGGCATAATTCCCTCTCGGATTGCATAATAAGCACTTTTTAAAAAAATAGGAATACCATTATGTTCTCTTATATTTTTATTATGGCATCTTCTAGAAAATCCTTTTGCAGGAATAATAGCTACTGTTTCCATCATGGGGTATTACACTAATATTGAAAGATGTCTAAACTCAATTTATTTACATAAAAACTGCTATTTCTGTAATCAATAATAGTGTTATGGCTTATAATATCTTTATCCAAAAACAAAAAAGCAAATATTGTGTAGTTTTTCCTAAATGTGGATGGACTTTATTCCATACTCATTGTAGGGGGGAGCAAGCAAATTTTATATATGTCAATAGCAATCAATTTCCTGCGCAAAAGATACACATAGACGCTTTTTTTATCAGACATCCAGTAGATAGAATTATTTCAGGATTTAAAAATAAGTATTTAGATAATCCAGATAAAGATATATATACAAGAAATTGGCTAATGCGAATAATGAATTTGCGAACAAAAAGAGAAATTGCGAATGTATCATTCGACCAATTTTTAGATAGGTTACAAGAATTAGTTCTTTTTAGTCAAAATGATTTCAAGACTGTTTTTTTTAGAAGTAATGCTCCTAATAATTATTGGGACACCCATTTCTGTCCATTATCTTACCAATTAAGATTCTTTCCACAAAAAGAAATGAATTTTTTTGATATTAGAAAAGATTTAGATTATCTAGATTATTTAGGAATAAATTACTCTATTAAACATAATTCGTCTTCTCATATTGCTTTTGAAGCAAAACCTGAACAAAAAAAAAGAATAGAAGAAATTTATAAAGATGATATGATATTATATGAAAAATATGAAAAAGATAGAGCTAATCGGTAAATAATAAGCTCATAAAATTTAAGAATCCATAACAATGAAAGATATAGAAAAAATAGCTTTTGATGTGATAACAGAAGCTTATAGAAAAGCTTCTAACTTAACCCTGCTATGTTCTTTTGGAAAAGACAGCCAAGTATTACTTCATATGTTGAAAATGCATGATTTTCTTAAGAGAACGAAAATATTGTACATAGATTCAACCTTTGAATTCAAGGAGCTTTATGAACATAAAGATTTCTTATTGAAAAAATATGATATTTCCTATAGGAATTTTATCGTAGCAAAAAATAAAGAATCTATTGCTGATGGATTAAATTATGATAATACTTCTATTTTTGAGCTGACAGAAAAATTAAAAACGATACCTCTCAATCAATCAATCAATCAACATAATATTGACTTTCTCATTACTGGAATAAGAAGAGATGAAGAAGGTTCTCGAGCTAAAGAAAGATATTTTAGCGTTCGTGACGAAAATGGAAGATATAATCCTATTGACAATAAGCCGGAGTTTTTCCCAATCTTGGGCAAAAACTTATATCCTCTCAAAAATGGTGGTCATTATAGAGTTAATCCTCTTCTTGACTGGACGGAATATGATATATGGGAATATATTAACGAATATGGATTGAAGGTGTGCCCTTTGTATTTTTCGAAGAATGGTAAAAGGTATCGGTCTTTAGGAGATGCCCCTGTGACAACCCCTATAGAATCTAATGCTTGCACCCCAGAAGAAATTATATTAGAATTGGCGGCAACAAAAACGCCAGAAAGAGCGAGTAGAGCACTCCAAGACAATGCTACTCCTTATTGCATGGAAAAATTAAGACAAAATGGATTTTGTTAATGAGAAAGAAAATTTATATAGCAGTTTGCGGATTAGTCGATAGCGGAAAATCTTCTTTCATTAGAAAGGCAACGGAATTTATTGCGGGCAGAGAATTGAATCCTGATGCACTCTGTGTCGAACAAGAAACTGGAAAAACGATAGTTAATACAAAGGTATCTTGCCCTCTTAATGACAAAGAAGAAATAGTATTTATTGATTGTCCCGGGCATTTGGAATATTATCCAGAAATAATTTCCGCCTTTTGCATGGCTGATGCGGCTATTCTCATCAAAGATGGGAAGAGATTGGAAGAATCAGAAGATTATTTGGAAGAAATTAAGTTTGATTTATTGAAACTTAATATCCCCATCATTGGAGAATATACTTCTCACTCTTTATTCCATGATAGATATTCTTACGAAATTGAAGAAGAAATTACCTTTTCAAAAGTTTGTAATGATTTTCTCAAAAAAATAGATATATTTACGAATGATTTCAATGTGGTATTTTTTGAAGATAATTGGGGAATAAATAAAAAGGTATGTTTGTACTCTGAGACTGGAATAATTATCTCCAATATAGCTTGGGGTGATTGGAAAGATATTAAATATGCAGTTCAAGAGTTTGATATTTTATCTGAAAAAAATGTATCTCGAAGAATATTAGTTTGCGATGCAGAAGATAAATCTAAAATATTGGGACTTATAATTATTCGACGATGATTCTACTTTTAACTGGGAAAAGCGGTGCTGGTAAAACTACTATAGCGAAAGGGATGGCTTGTATTTATCAGAATGTTGTGCTTTTAGATGGGGACGAACTAAGAGAGGGCTTAAATTCTGACCTTGGATTTTCTGATGAAGACATAATGGAAAATATGAGAAGAGTTTCTTCTTTAGCGAAACTTCTTTCAGAACAAAAATATTTTGTTGTTGTCTCTATGATTGCGCCCCTTTTAGAGGGAAGGAAAATGTTTAAGGGGGAAGACTCTTGGGAAATCCTTATTCAACAATCAAAATGCGAAGAAAGGGACGTGAAAGGGCTTTATAAGAAAGGAACCCAATTTAGAGAATATGAAATGGGCGGTGCAGACTACGTTCTCAATGTGGATGAAAAATTTGTTCGAGATTGTATTTGGGAAATAGAAGTAAATACTTTTGGTAGTGAAAAATCTGACTGGTAACGAAAGACGATATTATAGAATAAAAAACTCTCTTAGTTGGTTAAATGAACCACCCGGTGCGATGTTGGAGCAACTAAGAAGAAATCACAAAGAATTCAAAATTCTTGGAAAGATTCCAGAAAATAATTTCGGCAAAAAAGTTCCTCCTGAATTTAAACGTTTAATGCAAGAGTTGAGAGATGATATGGGAAAAGCACAAAAGTTTGTTAAGGAAATGGAAGAGAAGGGCTATGGGATAGATAAAAGATAGAATAGATGATTTATTGTTTCCTTTTAAAAGAAAGAAAATAATTCAACAAATGATAGATGAATTGAAAGATGAAATGCGCAATAGACCTTGCAAAAAGAATGATGAAGATTCTTAGAGCCTTGGTATGCTGTTGAATCTTTCTATAAAAGCTTTTTCTAAAAGAATCCCTCTTCTCTCTATATACTCAAATAACTTAACAAGCTCCATAGCATTTTCTTTATCAAATAAAGAGACGATATTTCTTAGATAGAAATGTTTGTTGTCGACAACAAAGAAATCTTCATATCCTTCATAGTTTCTGCTAATTATTCTAGCAATATTTTTTTGGGAAAAATATGGGGATATTAATGGATGTTCTGTCTCCATATTAAAATACATAATTTCTACTTGGCACCCTCTTTTAGAGGCTTTTTCAAGAGCAGAATATACTTTGTGAGAATCATATATTTCTGATAAATCTTTCTCGAAAATCTTTATGGAGAAAGTAGCTTTTTCTGCGAGTTCTTCTAAGATAATAGCCTTTCTATCAGCATTGTCGCATGGATAAATTTCTTTTTCGCTTTCTTTTAAAGATTCCTTAATGCATTTTCTATAATATCTTAATGCTATGTATTTTATCATGGACGCTGAATTACTTCTATAATATGCTCTTGAGCATTAATAGTAATAATAAGATTTGCTTTTCTATAGTCTTTAGTGGTATTAGCTTGATAGTCTATGTTTAACGCATAATGATGAAGATTATCCATATCTGACCCACTTATTAGCTCTATTTTAAGCCAACTTTCCGAAGATGTAACAGTAATATCTGTGCGGTCAGATGTCAAAGTCTGAGAGATTGACCCGGAATAACGAGATAATTCAGGAATCGTGGGCGTTTCAATAAATCCATCAATGATGACTATATCTAAATTTCCTTTGTCAGGATGTTGAATAACTCCTTCTTTTTTCAAATTTTCGCATCTCATGATTTTAAACTTTTTTTAATACATTAAGCATTTTTTCAATTCCTTTAGATTAGTCCCCTCTTGCAATGTTAGTTTAAATTCTCCTACGGGGATTTCTTCTAATGGTTCTTCCGATTTATTTAGAAAATCATAGCATGGGGCTTCTACGATAACATATTCGTTTTCCTCATATTCTACGCCATTTATTCCAACATTCATACTAATATGATTACATTATCCATGAAGGTTTTTTCACCTCTGTAACAACAATAGTTTGTAACCATTCAGGCGGCTCTATTTGATTCCAATGATGCTTTATCCAAACAGGTTCAATATTAGTATATTTTTTTAAATTAATACATAACTCAAAATCATCATCAAAATGCTTTGTTACAGAAGTATCTAGGTGAGTGAGCCAAAAAACTTTAGATTCTCTTCCAGTAGCGAATATTCTTATATTAGGAAAAAGTTCTCTGACTATACTTAATTCATGTTCATATCTATACGTTGTAATACAAAGTTCCGCTCCAGTTTTCTTCATATTAGAGAAAAGCTTATAAGTATTTCCTATAAGATTCTCCTTGTGTGGATTGTATAAAGTATAATCAAAATCCCAAGAAATCATCACTTAAATCTTTTAGTTTTAAAGTTGTTCCTCATATGAACTATTCATTTCTAATTAAAAAATCTTCTATCATCGAAGTTGTGGCAACAAAAATATCTGTTCCATTTTTCTTTAAAATACTGGATATATCTTCTCGATAGTGTTCTATTTTTATTAAAGGAAATAATACTTCATTAATAGATTTTTCAATATTTTTAAAAGCTAATTTGCATTTCTTTAAATATCCTTCGTCGCGTTTATAGTAATCCTTAACCGTTTTTTTTGAAATAGAAAAAGGACAATTTATTGTAAAAGAATATTCTTTAATATTATCATTTTCGAAATTTAAAGAAAAACCTTTTAAAGAATCAGACTCGTCATCTCTATAATGAATTCCTGCCCGACCGAATCCATTATATTTATCTAAGATTTCAAGAGCAATAGACTCAATTAAAATTACTTCTTCTTTATTATTAAAAGTTTTAACTTTTTCGCTCGAATTGAATTCTTGAAGAAATTTTTCCCAAAAATTCGTTCTCACTTCATAGATTTTTATGAGTTTTTCAATTCTTTCTTCTGAATCGGCAATATATCTTTTTGCCCATTCGTCTTTTTCAATTTTCATTTTTCCAGTATTCATTTATACGATTGATAACTTCTTCATTATTATTTTTCGACATTTCAAAACACAATTCTTCATCAGATAAAGATTTAAAGATTAGATTACATCCATCTTTTTCGACTAAATAAAATTGCTCTTTATTAAAATTTGCCTCAATTTTTTTATTTCTTATATTGACCCAAAAATAGGTTCCATCTTTTAAGTATATTTTTAATTTATTATTTTTCATGATTTGCTGGGCACATTGAATTCTTTTGGATTGGTTTGTCTATATTAAAGAAACAATCTCTGCATTTATCGGTTGAATGTTTACACAAAGCGCATCATATTGCGCTAAAAATAGAAAGAATAAACATAACAAATGAAATAAGTAAGATAACCCCTGTTTCTAATGCTAATATAACTACCGATATGAAGAAAATACCTCCACTATATCTCCTATTATATCTAGAAATACTATTATCTCATTATATTAAATCTCTTAATCAAAGAATCGTTTGAAATATAATCTTCTTCTCTCTCTAAAAAGAAGAGAAGTTCCTGTAAAGCCTCAGCAATATCTTTTCCTAAACTACAATGCGAATCTTTGTTCTTATTAAAAATTTGTTTGAGTTCTTCAATATTAGGTTTGAAAGATTCTACGCTTTTTGAATTTAAATAAACTTCATTTCTTTCTGTCTTATAAAGAAACAAAAGATACAAGCAGTCTAAAATATACTGAGGATAAAAAGGATTAGGCTCTTCTACAATCCATTCATAACTAGCGATTAAGTCTTTGATTTTTTCAATTTCCATATCGATAATAAAAATCTTGGTGAAAAATAACCCTTATTTTTGAAAACTGCGAATAATCTCCATTAAATATAATGAAAGAAATATATTTTTTCATCTTATATTGCAGACCTTACATCTTTATCGCAAAAATAACCACTTTGTTTTAGACGGTCAATAAGATTTTCTTTTTTTATAAGGCCACTCATCATGGATGAAGTATATATCATCCTTTTCTAAAAGTCAAGAACTATGACTCTAGACAGAATTGATTTTCTGAAAAACAGAAATTCTTGACTTCAACGAGAGAGAGGAATCTATCTTTATTGAATTGCATTGCAAAAAAATTGGCCCACCATGAAAAAGAGGATAATGAAGAAATAAAATATCTATATTCTTGCATTTTTTTAAATGTCGTCAAATCATCTTCATGAATGAAATTGATTTTTATTTTTTTCATTGATGTGTCTAACGCTAAACTCTCTTCTATTCGCATCTTTGCTTTTTCTGGCTCTTCTGTAAAACAATCAATTTCATGTGGTGCTCCCCTTTCAATCATTCCCTTTATTGCGCCAAGAATATAATTGTTAGATATAACTAATTCTGGAAGATAGTAAGTATAATCTCCTAACCTAAAATGAAACCCAATTTTTTCATCTATAATTTTGTTGGAAATGAAAGGACGAAATAAATTAAATAAGTCCTCTTTATATTTATAGAAAGTACTCCATTCATTTATCAACCCTCCTAATAGCAATGGTTTATCTGAAAATCCGCCCCTCCTTAAAAATTTAATTATTGAAAAGAAGTTGTTATAATCATAATCAAGATAATATTTATCACTAGAAAGATATTGATATCTGAAATTTTCATACATTATTTGATTGATAATAGCATCGTGAGATTTACTATGCGTAGGCCCCATTACTCGCTTATCAAAAAAAAGAGGTCTATCGACCTCTTTAGAAATAATATAACCAACTGCTATTTGAGACAATTGGTTTCCGCATCCCCCATGAATTAATGAATAGACCGCTTTCTTTCTTTCTTTCTTTCTTTCTTATTCATCATACCTACTTCATGAAATCAATTATCGTTTCTAAAGCATCCTTTGCTGAGAAAAGAACTTGTCCTCCTATATGCTCTTTTTTTTGTTGTAGAATATCTAAAAAATACTCATATGCATGTCTAGTATATGTTTCAAGTTGAAAAACCTTTTCCTCTTTCTTTACTCCTATAATGCCCAAATGACATGTAGTTAAATTATATTCGATTCTTAATTGAAATGGATATTTATCATTCTTTATCGAAACTCTATGAGTTCCAAAAGTATATCTATCTTCGTCTAAAAAAACAATTGCGCTTTCTTCATCTTGAATCATTTTTCTTGCATAACAGAAATAGGGAAAATCTTCTTCTTTTATTCCTTTTAATGCCGAAAAAAATTCTGATTCTATTGCTATTTTTAGTTGCCTTTCAAATTCTTCTCTTGCGCTCATAAATTCTTCATTACTTTATTTGTTTAACCTCTTTTACTTTTGGAGCTTAAGTCGCAAATAATTTCATACAATGGATGGCGGCATTTCGGACAAGCAAATGTCGCGAAAGAATTAACCCCATACTCTGGACAGAATAACTTAGAACCATAAAAAGCTTTTTCCCCGTTTATATCTTCCTCAATAGTTTTTCCGCATTCATCGCAGCAAAGTTCGTTTAATTCTCTGAACTCAAAGGTTCCGCAATAGGGGCAAGAAAACATAATCTTTTTCATCATTTCTCAAATATTTCGTTTTTCGCTTTTTCAAGCATTGCTTTTCTATTTTCATCATCTTTTATATCGTTCAGTTTTTCTTTTATCTCGTCAAATAAAACACGATGTTTTCTAATTACTTGTACATCTGCAGAATTGCCCCTTCTCACGAGAAGGTATGGACATGCCAGATTTAATTTTTTGAATAGAGTATCTTTTATTTTGAAAGTTCCCATCCCTTTTCGTTTCCCTTCTTCATTTTTATAGATACAAATGTTTGATTCTCCTATTTTAAAAGAAAAATCAAAATCAGGATTATATATATCAAATTGATTGCACTCCTGAAATGGAACAGAAATTTCTGTTTTTTCATCAAGAAGTACCCTGTATAAGTATGCAACAACATCTCTCATCTCATGATATGGATGATTGGCAATTTCCTGTTCGAATAGATTCTCTATCTCTTTTTCATTCATAATCTTCTTTGTCTAAGAAAAGGCTACCATCAAAAAATGCTTTGTCAAGTTCTTTATCAAGGGTATAAGGTTCTGTATTTATTCCTTCATAGGAACATTCGAGTTCTCCTATATAAGAAACTTTTTTTCGGAAAACGCTGTCAACACATTTAATTCCTTGTTTTAGTTGTTCGATATCTTCTTTGTTGGTTTCCGCAAATAAATATTTGAAGTTATAACCGTTTTCTCCTTCTAAACGGACTTTAATCCCTAAAAACAATTTTTTTAATTCGCCTTCTCCAACAAAAAGGTAAGGCCCATCATACCACATTAATACTTCTTTAATTTTTATCTTCATATTCTTTGTATATAAATCCACATACTACAACGTCATTCGGTCCACAGCATTCTATCAATTTGCCATCAACAAAATACGCAGAATCCGCCATATCGTATGCCCAAGGATGGAGAACAGAAAATTGTCTTTTGTCTTGATTGAGGTATAGAGGTATTTTATCATGAACTATGACTACCTGAACTTCTCTTTCTTCCCTTTTACTTTTTACTTTAGCTAGAAATCTTTTTAAATGCCGCTTGGTAATTTTCTTCATTGTGCGGTATTTACGCAATTTTCTATTTGTTATCGCTTTCATCTGCTCGTTTTCTAGCCTCTTCAACTATCATATCCAATTCTTCTCTTATTTTCCCGCATTGATAAAGAAAATAAATTTCGAATATAGTGATTATAATTCCCAAAGTAATGACGAGATATATAGGATAGCATGATTTAAAAAAATTTTTTATTATAGAGACCAAATGCTTCAAAATCCTTGATATATGCGATTAAGATTCCGATTAAATTCTTCAATGGAGTCATCAACATAAGAATCCATTGCTTTTTTCATAAGATTTCCGATGAACTCTCTTCCCTTTTGATTCAGATTACATTCTGCTAATTTTATGCGCGGCCAAAATTCTGTTTCCCGCACAGCAAGTTCAAGACGATTTATGCTATTGTATATTTCTAAAAGGAATGGAGAAGCTTCGTCGAATATTTTGTTTTTTTTAATGCCAACGCATTTACTCTTTAATAAATGTTCAGCATAATTAAGTATTTTTGCTCCCATAATATCCGGTTTTTCTAGATATTGAGCATATTTTTCAATAATATTTTCCATCTTAAAGTCTACTAATTAGTTCAAAAAAATACTTTTTCCTTCCTTCCAATTCTTTCTTTTGAGCCTTTTTTATAAGTTCATTTAAATAAATATCTCCATCCTCGGTCAAAAAAGCTTGCGCGACAAAACTCGAAGAGAAGCTCGGTTCTTTTGAGACTACATGCAAAGTAGGGATTGGTTGCGGCTCATTTAAAGTGAGTTTCGTCGTACCAAAATGTACAGAAAAAGGCAGGGAGTCATGAGAGATAGAATAAACTACTTGGCACATGTTATAGCTCTTTCTACTAATTTTTACTCCCGCGATTCTTTTCAGCAATGTTTCCGCATAATAAAAAGCACCAATACTTTCAGTATCATCGGCAACATCTAAAATAAATTTTCTGTATTTATCGAATAGCTCTTGTTTCTTAAAAGATATTTCGTCTTCTGGTTCTGGCATAAAATTTCGAGTATCGAAAGAAGATTCCTAACGTGATTTCATTATTTCTATCTCAGCAAGAAAACTTTCCGTCATTTCTCGCTCTTCTTTTTTAGCCAGCAATCTCATTTTATCATTAATATGAAGTAGTTCGTGGCTGTTCAATTCTAAAAAATATAAGTCTTTAAAAAGAAATGCTCGCGCGTTATTGTTATCTTCTAAAATAATGGAAAATTCTCCATCCCACGAATTAGATGCGAGAGCAGAGAATCGAAAATCCTTGTTCCTTATTACGTCAAAATTATTTCCTTCTTCGTCTCTAATCAGACTTGATAGAATTTCTGTGCCATTAGCATCTAACAATTCATTAAGATAGTAAAGAGCGTCTTCTCTTTTGATTTCATGTTTTTCCATATGAGCTATATGATAAGTGATTCAAAATCGTTTGTCAAGCTCAAATGATGGAAGTTTATACTGTCCGCCACTGTATTTTGATTAAATATCAATGGATTATGTATTTTTCGTCCCAATCAGTCCGCCACCCGGAATTTTTTATTCCTAAATCTGTTTTTTGAAAACAAGATTGATAATTATATTCAAAAATCAGGGGGTATAGAAATAAATAAGTAGTTCCATTTTCTTATGCGAAGTAATACCGCTAGCGACAAATCGGTTGTACAGTATTCAACTCACGGCTAAAAAAGTTTCTGTTGTAATTACTTTTTTGGGTTTAACACATCTAAACCCCATGCATCCCAGCCATCGACTTTTCTTCTAGCGAAAAGCTCTATTCTTCGTTGTTTTGGAAACATTTTGGTAATGTCATCCATTACTTGTTGAGGTTTTACACTATGGGCTTGTCTGGGAGCGCGGACTAACTGTTGTATGTTTCTAGCTCCTCTTGGCTTAGGAATTTTCCCCCTTTTGAAAACCAAACAAAGTTCACAATTAGATAGTGTATATTGTCCGGGATTGTGAGACATCTTATCCCAAACAAAGGCAACTGTTTTATAATCAAATCCCCATGCTACGCCAAGTTCTATTGCTTGTTGTAGATGGGGGCTGGAAGTCCACATAAATAATAAACAATCTTCGTTAGCAATACTTGCTACATTCAGTTTTTTAAGTTCCGATGTTTTTAATGTAGGATATATAAAAGATGCAGAGCTGATGAATATTTTTTTATTTAAGTCTATCTTATCTTTACTTACGCTAGACTTATCATACTGCATTTTCCCACCATAATCCCACGGCGGGTCTGCATAAATTACATCATATTTTTCAGATGGAAGATTGGGATAAAGCTCTTCTAATGGATTTTGTCGAGTGCGTTTTTTTGCCTCTTTATTATATATGGAATAACCAGTTGTCATAAATCAAAATATTTTCAAATTAGTCTCTTGGATTAATTTTCGGGCATCTATTTCTTGGATTAGTATCGTAAAAGGGACCGGGGGTCTGATTCTGAAAAATCGATTCAAATATTATATTCAAAAATGGGGGGGTTATCAACACTAAAATCGGACATAATGAAAAATCGGCTTTGTTTTGAAAATAAGACGATGCAATCTTGCAATAAGGGCGGGAAAAAGAATCTTTTTCTAAAAAATTATTTGACATTATAACACAATTTGTTAATATAAAAACACCGAAAGGAACACAAGACATGAAAGAAAAAACGTACTACATTAGAGAATGTTTTGGAGACAATGAAGTAGAAGTAACTTTCGCGGGCGGAGAAAGTTACGAATGGATACATGAAGACGGAGTTTTTATGTTTTCCTGCCTTGTTGAAAATGTTGAAACGGGGGAAATAGGTAAATGTTACGGGGAAATTACAAAGCGCGACTATAACGACGGCGTGGACGTGGATGACATTTTAGACAACCCGGAAGAATATCACGCATGCGTTGAATTTGACTGCTAAGGCACGGGGGGATTTATCCCCCCTCAATTAAAAATCTCAATAAAATATTAAGTCATGATTATGTTTGCTTTTAAATTCGCCGTTTCTAGCCTTATCATATTTCTTTATTCAATAATTTTTCTTGGCGCTATGGGAGTAGATTTTTTCTAAAAAATTATTTGACATTATAGCAAGATTTGATAATATATTTCTATCTTAAAAAAATAAGGATAAACTCAATTATGGATATCATTAGAACGACGCACATTGAACAAGCAATTGTTTTTTCCCTTTATGAGAATAAAGGCGGGGAACTCACACTATTTATTTTTAGGGAAGACGGAATTTATAGTGAAACTTTATGCTGCGTTGAAAATATCGCACCTGAAAACGTGGAGTCTTGCCTTTTAAATCTTAAAGACTGGCCTTCATGGGGCGGTAAAATCACGGGGAAAAAAGAAATTAAACTTATTGAGCAACGCATAAAAAACACCGTTGAATGCGCTACGTTTGCCGCTGGCACGGCTATCGAAAACGGCAAAATAATCGGAATTATTGCCAGCAATGCGGGGGAATCTTCAAGAAAGGCCCTTGCTAATTTTTCATGTGATTATTTTAAAAAATAATTGACAACTGGAAAAGTTTTGCTAAGATAAACGCATCTTGGGGGCACACGGGCCGCCAGAAGGCCCGCAATTTAACAAATAAACGAGCAAACGAAAATGAATACAAAAATTGAAAAAGTACAATACGCACAATTGCCTAGCAACGGATTGGCCGCTTTACATTTTGCGGAAGGTCTGGAAAAGTACCCTATTGCGGGGGAAATTGCTGGCGCGCGATTAGGCACAATTCATACTATCGCCTATAAAAGTTTTAGCAAAGACGTTCCGGGACTTGTCACATATAAAAAAATTAGGATGCGTTTGACTAAGTACGCCGCACAAAAAGCGGTGAAGGAAGCTTGGAGCAGTGGCACGTTAAAAAAAACGGATAGAGTAGATAATAGGGTTTATTTTAAAAATAATCTTGCCTACAATATCAAAACCGGAAAATTTACTTTTTCTTTTGTGCCTTATGAAAAATTACAAGAAAAATTTGTGTTCAACGGGTTTGAAATTTCTCCTGAAAAAGCGCATGAAATGATTGAAAAGGCTAGGCAGGGCAAGCCTAAAAGGCCCGCGCCCCTGATTCCGTGGAGAACGGTTGAACTTTCAAACATTATTGCCTTTAATTAATTCCGAAAAAATCTTAAACAAAAAAAGGGGGGGCATTTGCCCCCCTACAATAAAACCATGAAATTCTTTTCTGAAAGGTCTGCTCATAACTATAAATCAGAAAAAACAAGGCTAAAGTTTAAAAATATCAATCACTATATTCTTTATCTATACCCAACTTTCACAAAAGAAATAAATACTTGCCCCTTTGCTTCATCTGCTTGCAAAAAAGCTTGCTTAGTTAATTGTGGAAGGGGCGCATTGAAAAATGTAATTGAAGCGCGGAAAAATAGAACACAAAAAATCGCTACAGATTTTGAACAATCCTGCAAACAAATAATTGCGGAAATTGCATCATTAACGATTTATAATAAAATGTCAGGGGGGGAGCAATCAGTTTTCAGGATTAATGGTACTTCTGATTTGGATTTTTCTTGTATTTGGAACAATCCAGAACTTGAAAATCTCGGTGCTATTTTTTGTGAATATACAAAAAACCCTTTAAGAATGAATGATTTTCTTAATGGCGCATTTTCTCCCAATGTCCACTTCACTTTTTCCTATTCTGGAAAAAATTGGAATCTTTGTGAATGTATTTTAAACAGGGGCGGAAATGTTGCCGTTCCTTTTGCGTGCGAAAAATTACCGAAAATTTATAAAGGCTACAAAGTTATAAATGGAGATGAACATGATTTAAGATATATGGACGACGGGAAAGGCGTTATTGTAGGTTTAATAGCTAAAGGGAATAAAGAAAAAATAAAAAATGGAGTAAAGCAAGGTTTTTTTGTAGCATGTTAAGTTTTTTTTTGCGCACTAGGAATTATCGGACTAATTATAAAAAAATAATTGACATTTAAAGCTAAAATGATAATATAAAGACATCTTAAGGGGGGTGCGGCCCCCTACAACAAAAAAAAGAAAGGAAATAAAATGCTACTTATAAAAGAAAAATATCGGATAAAGGGCCGCGATTTTAGGCGGGTAATTAGCCAAGCGCGCAAAATATTTGATGAAAACTTTAAGAATAAAAATGAGCTTTTCACTAAAAAATTTTCTTTGAGTTATATTTTACATGATTATTGCTTGGAAGATAAAGCTTCTAATCCGCTCTTCATGAAAAATAATTCAGAAATTTATTGTGAATTTTACTCTGAATGCGAGTTAGGAATGAAAATGATTCATGCGCTGGAAATTGCAATAATTAAATGCGGCATGGCGTTTGATTTTAGGAGGACTGGGGAATCAATTAAAATTATTCTACATTATAGGTAAATGTTCCACGTGGAACAAATTTGAGGTAAAAAAATGAATGTTGAACAGTATAAAGCGGCGGTGATTAGAAAACTTGCGGAAATGGTTAAAAGAAAAAATTATGAGCCGGAAAAATTAGATATTGATGAAATAAGTACCTCATTTTTTGATGAATTCGCGGAATTCGTAAATTTTAATGAAACTACTTTCGCCCTTGAACTTTTGGTAACGTCAAAAGATAATTTTCTCGCAAAAATTAAAATGAAATAATTATGGAAAGCGCAACAAAAAAACGCACACGCAATTTTTACGGGTTGGAAACATACTTGGATTTTCCGCGCATGAATTGGATAGGCAACCCTGATTTGCAAACTTTTGCAAAAAAGAATGAATTGGTTGACTTTTTAAATGCAACCCCCGGCGAAAAAATTAAAAGAATCAAAGTAAGCGGAAGCCAAGCGTTAATTTACGGAAAGCGCACCAATTGGAGACCAAAAAACGCTCTTGAAGAAATGCAAAGGTTAGATGCAAATATCCAACATCAAATGCAAGAGCTTCGGAAAGCGGGAAGGGTGAAAATTGGGGTAAAACCCTTTCTTTCTTGGAAATGTGGCAAAATTCATCTTCCCCCGCTTTCTTATCCGCTTAATATCAAAGACATTATGAAAATAATCGCGATTTATTCCCGAACTTTATTTGACGAAAAACCGAAAGTGCTTCCGCCGATAAAATTTGAATGCCGGATAATTGGCGCGTTTAATTTAAGAGATTTTACAGACGGCAATGACTGTCAAACCGTTTTTTACTCTACCGATTTTTCACCTTCTCTTTTTTTAATGGATAAATAATTTTTTTGAAAAATTATTTGACATTATAACACAATTTGTTAATATAAAAGCACCGAAAGGAAAACCACACAAAAAAAATGAATACAAAATTGACAGAACGAGAAAAATTGGATGAAGTTTTAGACCTTATCCGCGCCGCATATGGGAAAAATTATGAAGAGTACAAAGTAATAGGAAGAAAATTAATTGTTCCTGATAATAGTAAAACTTATTCAAGAATTTTCGATATTCCTTCCGTTTTGGCGGGCATGACTAGGAGCCGGAAGGGCCGTTCAACGTTTGGCTTTTTTATTCCGCGCGGCCGCATTTCATACCTACCATATAATGAGCTTTGCCTTTCTCTTTTGGAAGAATATAACACGGAAAAAATTAGAAAAAATTATGCCGCCGAAAAGAAAAAGGAAGATTTGAAAAATAAGGAATTTGGCGTTTACAAACCCGGGGGAATTTATTATACTTCATACGGTTATGACGAAACACACTACTGTTTTTATATTTGCAATAAAATTGTAGGGCAAACTATTTATTTGCAAAAGTTGGGGAAAATCGTTCAAGATTTACCGGGTTGTAGGGGGCAATATCAGAATTCAAGGCCTGATATTAATTCTAAAATTGGAGAAGAGTTTACAAGAAGAATTGTTTTTGTTAACAATTATTATAAACAAAATTGGCAGGTTATGGTAGACCGCGATATACTTTCCCCGGTCAATCCCGAAGAATGGCATTGTGAGACTGGCCCCTATGGGGGGCGTTAAAATCTAACAAAAAAATAGAAATAATGGACATTCCAAAAATGGAAAATTTGCGAGAAATTAAGGAAAACATGGGGGGCGATTGGATTGTTTGCAATTGGTGCGAGTGGAAAGGTCTTGTGCCTTATTGGGCGGAACGTTGCCCCAATTGCGGAAAGTTAGGCTCGCTTATGTTTATTGATGACGACGAAAAAACCAAAACCGGAACTGTTTACATTCCAAAAAGAAATTGTTAGCCATGACTCACTTATTCAAAAAAAATAGAACCGCTAACGTTTCACGGCTATGATTCAAACGGAAAGAAAACCGTGGTTTTCAAACCACTGGAAAATGGGGCGTTGCAAATAGGCGATACTATTAAAAGTATAGAGCAGTGGGACGACTATTTCAAGAAAAATTTAAGTCATGAAGATTTAAATTGTAGAACGTTGGTTTTAGAAAATGTTTGTTTATATGAGGCGATACGCGCTTATATGACCGCAAGCGGAATTTTAAAAAATGGAGGCGCAAGGGAATTTTTACGTATATCTAACTTTTAGAAAAAAAAATAAGCCCGGCTTTACGGCAATCGTTAAATTTAAATCGAAAGAAAAAGCGGAAGAAATAAGAAAAAAATGGGACGGGTATATACTTTCTGAAAGTATGGTTAAGTTAAATATTTCTAACTTTTCATGCATTTATGAAGACGATTGCCACGCATGGTTAGAATCAATTTTTGGCAAAGACTCTAAAACGTACGTAAAAATTGAATAATATTGTCTGATTTCCGATTATTTTTTTAAAAAAATAGTTGACAATTCAGCCGAAAATGATAATATGAACGCATCTTAAGGGAAAACCCTAAGCAAAAACGAAAAGAAAGGAAAATATGAAAGCCAAGTATTTATGGTCTGTATCCACTTTTTGCAATGACTACGTAAAAGGCAAAGCGGATTCGGTTGATGATGCAATTAAAAAAATAGCAGAAATGCCACTTTTCCCCGGCGATTGGATTCAAACGGTTATCATCTCAAAAAACAGAGACGATAAGCACCCAATTATGGCTTGTCGCGGAAATTACAATGAAAAATTTTGTCAACATGGGGCCTATGTCGTCCCTGAATTAAACGTTTTAATGAATCGATAATATGAAAATGATTGAAGCTTTAAGAGTTTTGCAAAAAGATAAAGAAAAAAGTAAATTGATTTACGGAATAAAAATCAATAAAATATTTGATGAAGTGCGTTTAGATGTCCTAATAGATAGAGTAATAGCTCCAGAATATAACGATTATCTTATCGCGCGGCTTAATGTTAAGCCTTGCAAAACGGATAAAATTGGAAAAGCCGGGTGGAATTTGCCACTTGAATTTGTAGAAGAAAAATATTTTGATACGGTAGAATTAACCTATAAATTTAAAGAAAGCGAATAAAAAAATGCAAGTGGAAAATAGTCAAAAATGGGCCTTTTTTTGCCATATAAAGTGCATGACAGAAAAACGGCTTGCATATAAAATGTGTAAACGGGTTTTGTTTATTTTAACAGGGAAACAAATAAATAAATTACCAGAAAACCATATCATGCGCCGCATGTTGGAAGATTTGCAATATAGCGCGGATTCACTTTTACGTTGCTCTAATCCCGAAGCCGCTATTAAACTTTACCAAAAAGTAATCAATTCATCTTGCGAAAATGTCAAAGAGAAAATTAATGAATTAATTATTTGATATTTTTGTTGACAATATAACGCGATTTGTTAATATATGTTCACGCCTGAAAGCAAGGCAAAACAGAAAAAAAGAATATGAATAGCACAAATAAACATGAATTAGCCGTTGAACTTATCGGAACCACGTTTCAGGATATCATAGGCGCGTCGCTTAGCGATTTTCCTGATACGCCGCTAACGCTGGAAATTTTTGATAAAATGGAGGAATACATTGATAAGTTTAAAAATGATACGGAAAAATTAAAAATTGTCGCGGGCGTTTTGGTACGCCATTACATGGAAGATATTTTAGCGGGCAATTGGTAAAATAAAAAAAATAAACAAATAGAAAAAAATAAAATGAGCACAAGAAGTAATATTATCGCAAAAACAAAGGAAGGCTACAAGGTTATTTATTGTCATAGCGACGGCTACCCGGAATGGGTAGGAGCCACTCTAAAAAAACATTATACAAAACCGGAAGCTGTGGAATGGCTTTTCGAAAAAGGGGACGCTTCTTCATTGGGCCTTCCCTTTCGGGAAAGAAAATGGGGAGATGATTATGACGAAGAAAGATGCCTTTTTTACCGTTCCCGTGGAGAAACGGGAATTGATTCTCAATTAGTTACAAAAGAATACTTTGAAAGTTTGGGGAAATCATGGATAGAATACCTTTATTTTTTTGACGGCTTTGACTGGTACGGAGTCACCAACATTCCACGAGAATATGCGGGCAAAAAGGGAGAATATGAAGATGCTGGATTGAAAACCATTGAAGTTGATAAACTTGCAAGCGTCATCCTAGGATGATTTGCGCCTCAATTATGGCCGCCCTCAGGGGCGGTCTTTTGCTTGCATTTGTAAAAATAAATGATAAAATAAATATATGGACGAAAACAAACATAAAAGCCTCGGCTGGTTCATTGTTTTGCTGGAAAAATGGCCCGCAAATAAAGATTCTCATTCCGGGAAATATAGGCTTCGCAAATTTTTTGAAAGGTATAATTTTTTGAAAATGGCAAGCAATATATACGCAACTCAAATTTTTGAAGAAAAGTTTGAAGAATGGCGTTCTAAAATTCAGTACCGCCTTTCTAAGGACGGAACCGCAAACGCCATTTTCGTTACTTGCGAACAGTGGGAAAATATGAAAGTTTACCCGGCGTTAGATAAATTCAAGAAAAAATCTCAATAAACCCGTTCAAATATTCTCAATTAGAAGAGACCTGCCATTTAATCATTCAACGCCCCTTAATTGGGGCATTTTTTTTGCACCTATGAAGAAAAACGGTTGATTATTCAATGAAAAATGCTAATATAATCTCGCTATGAAAGAATACACCCAATATGAATACATTATAGAAAACGTAGAAAAATTTGTCCATGATTATGGAATGATTTTAAACGGAAATCCTAGGGTTGAAATGCAAGAGAAATACATGGCGCGCGGCTCTTACGAAGCCTTCTATTTTCGCATCCTTTCCGAAAAATCAAAACCCTACAGGCGCGGCATATTTTTTGAAGTGGCAAGACACGAAAACGGCCTTTATTCTCTTCACATTTCATTTGATTGGTAGTTTTTCAAAGGGGCGGAAGCCGCCCCTAACTCTTGACCTATTGTTAGTCCAGACTAACTTAGCCGCGACTAATTAGTCTTCTCTAAGTTAGGCCATTCTAACTTATTTGCTCGCCCGCCGCGCGTGCGGAGGCATCGGAATGGAATCAAAAGCGCATATTACGCATTTCTCAAAAAATACGGGGGATTTTTCAATATCTTGCATATTAAGGGTTTTATGAAAATTACGGGGGATTTCCCCGGAAACACTATATTAAGCGATATTGAAAATTTCCAGGGAGGATTTCAGGCAAAGAAAACCCCTAGCCATTAAAATTATCTAAAGGCTAGGGGTGAACGTGAATATGAATACAATAATTGAACTAATTAACAAACGGATGCTTCACAGCATTCTACCTTTCTTCCCATCAGAACACAGGAGGAAAATTGGAGTCGCTAAGTTTTTTATTCTTTTTCCCCACGAAATCGAACAAGCGCACTTAGCTTTTGCTAGCCTAAACCAACTCAATTCTCAAAAAACAATTCTTAAAGAATAATCTTTTTCCGAATCGCGCCATTAATCTTCCTTAATGAAGGCTCTGATAGCTATATCCCATAGGATTCACCCAAACTTCTACTATTTTTTTATTGGTTTTATATTATTTATGATTGATTCCCTTACTCACTTAAGTAATTTCCTCAATCGCTGGGCTTAATATACTATAATAATAGATTTTTGTCAAGAGAAAACTTTAATTAAGAGAATCATTTTCGATTTTCCATTCGGAAAGTTTTTGGGCAAAAATATCGCCCAATACAAACCCTTCGCAACTGGCAAATTCATCAATCGCAATATCGCCCGTTTTGAACTCCCTCTCTAATCCATTTGCGCAAATTTCGCCATCAGAAGCCGCAGAAATAAACTTTCCACGCATTTCTGTATGTAGGGCTGGAAAATTTCCGACGTTAGGATTATTAACAGAGACAGAAGCTATCTTTCGGCCACAAGAATAATAAGTCATTCTATCTGAATCTATAAGAACGCCATTATTGATTTTCAAATCTTTTCCTAATGTTCCTATAAATCTAATACAACTCATAATTAAAATCCAAAAATAGTTTTGAGACCAGAAGTGAAAACGATTTGAAGAGCAACAATAAAATTAGCAAACATTAAAAGGAAAGGGATAAACAAAATGAATTGCAAAGAAGGAGAATCTTTCCACTTGAAAATATTTTTCAAAAAAAGAATAGCGATAAAAACGCATCCAATCCAAACTGCCTGAGAAAATAGATAACCGTAAATTATTTGAAGTTCTCCAACTGTGATATTGAAAATCATTATGCATATTATATATTATATATTATATATGTCAAGCTTGAAATTAGACAGTTTGATTTTTGGGTGGTCAATTTAATCAAAAACTTCATTTGCTCAAAAATTGAAAAAACAAAATGATTAATTCGTTTGGGTTCATTTTCAAAAATGGGGAGGTCTTATCCATTTATACTGATTTTGAAAAATGGGTGGGTCTATTTTCGTTTCGTTCAAATTGGAAAATGGGGGAGTACATTTAGGATTATTTGGTTTTTCAAAAATGGGGGATTGGTTCAAACCATACAATATATTGTAGTTTTTATATATTTGGGCAATAAGAAACCCCCTGTTTCCCAACAGGAGGCTCTTATTTATTCTTATGAATAAAATAAATTAATATAATAGTTTATTATTCCCTGCACTCACAAGGAACGCCATTATTATATTTAATTCATACCATTTGTCAAGAAATATTGTTATGAAAAGTTTTTTGCCAGAAAATAAATACGTTCATCATAATCATTATCCTGTCGATTATTAAAGAAATCGTTAAAAGCTTCTACTGCCTTCGGATTCACGAAATAAATTTCTTTTACAGAAAGCCCTATCCCGTAATAAAGAGAAACCTCAGAGTCCCCAATTTTAATTTGCACATTAAGAGGAACGTCAGGAAAAATGTTAGACGTATCTACTGAAAAATGTTTAATATCTTCTTTTGATAAATCAATAAGGCTAAGGTTGCAACATTCAATTTTCTGGAGTAGCTCTTCTAAAAACCTTTTTTCTGCTTTAAATACTTCGCCGGGGATTTCTACATTCATTATCCTATATTTTTGTATTACAACGCAATGTTATAATTAAGAATTATCGAACATTATTCATCCATTTATCTATAAAATCTTCAAAATCGTCCCCATAATCGCTTTGACAATCTTGGATGACATTGCATAGTTCAAGAAAAGTTACCATATCTTTCGCAAAATGGTTATAAAACTTAATAATTTTCCCGGCGCGATTAAAAACTTCATTGAAGTCGAGCATCAAACGCCCATCATCATCAATATAAAACCAAACCGAAAAATGGGGCGGTTTCATGCTATATTCTTCAAAAATGGCGGCGTCTCCTACGTCAAATCTGATAAAATCATCCCCCTTTTCGATTTTTTTCAAAACCAGTTGCTCTAGCGCGCGAATATTCTCTTCCTTATCGGAAAAATTAAATTCCTTCCATTCCAATCCTTCGGGGTCGTGGATATAAAACTTCAATTTTTCTTTTGACATGCTTTTATTATATATCAATACTAATAAAAGTCAAGAATATTAAAACCCAAATAATTCCAAATCGCAAGAGTAAAAAAAGTTGATTTCCCCCTTGTCGTTTTTTTTCGGTGATTTTTATAACTCATTAAGAATCAATACTAGTATTTTTTAAGGGAAATCCAAATAAAACCAAAATCGGGGGAGGTTTTATAGGAAAGCAGATAAAATTACTGATGCAATAACACCAAAGCAAGAAATTAAGAATAAAATAAACATCGTTTTTAATCTTAATTCTTCTACATCGTCTTCCTCATAAAGATTAACAAACCCCATAACATAACAATAAACAGAAGTAAAAATTGCCGATAAAGAAAAAAGCGCGCCGGATATAAGAAAAAAGTTTTTCATGAATACCCCTTAACATACAGATTATCAATGCGATTGTCAAGTTTATTCTTGTTCTTATGTAAAACTCTTTTGCCTTCGGGGACTTCTCCGTTGAAGTATATCCATACTAATCTTTCCATTTTTAAATACTTGCCATCCTTATTTTTATACTTTACTCCATCTTTATGTATCACCCCAAGCCTTTCTTTATTATGTTTCCAAACCAAGGGGCGCGGGATTTCTTCGATATCATAGAAACAGTATTTATTTAATGTCTCTCTGCCTTCGTATTTTAATGCCATTTTAGTCTCTCAAATTTAACTATTTTATAAATAACGGTAAGCATTGATACTTAGATGTTACCGCTATTTTTGCTATTTTTATAAAATAACGGTAGAAGTTAATAATGAATAAATTATAAATATTTTTAACTGAGCAAAATTAGCCGATTTGCAAAATAACGGTAAGCATTGAATGTTAATCATTACCGTTAATTTAGAGCATCTCTGGGGCGAAAGTCAAGCGAAATATATGTTATTGTCGTAAAATACAATAAGCCCCCAGCGATTTTAAAAAAATCCCTATAGGGGGAAATGAGGGGTTAATTTTCATAACTCATTGATAATACAATAAAACGTAAAATTAGTTAAAGAATCGAAACTAAATTAAAAAAATACGATATGAGGATTCTATCAAAAATCCCCATACCGCATGTATTTTATACCGATAACGGTACTTTTAGCTGTTCATTTTATCGAGAAACTCTTTTATCCTAATGAGGAAACAATCCATTTTTTCATTATAACTCCTGAAAAGAGTACAATAAACATTACCACCTTTGAAAATAGTGGCGACATTACTTTCATCGCTGAGAAGATAAGTAAATCCTTTCTTATCCTCTTCTTCCATCCTTGTAATATTCTCTGGCTCAACAGGTTTCAAAGGCTCTGGTTCGACTTTCCCAAGCGGGGCAATTTCAATATTGATTTCCATATCAGGATATTTATTCTGCAAATCGGCCTTCAAAGATTCAATAATCTTGTTGGCCCCTTCTTCGGTTGGATTATTCATAAACTGTTCAATTTCAGTATTTTCTTTGCATTCTTTAGGATATTCTTTATAGAAAGGACAGCTTCCTTCAAAAATATCTTTATCTTCTTTAGATTCAAAAACAAATACTTTACGTTTTCTGTCCCAAACAAAATAACGGTTGGCACCTAAGCATTTTGGCGTAGAATGTTTAATAAGAGAGAGTTCTGTAAATGCTTTGTCAATATTTTCGCAATCAACTCCAACAAAATCTGGATGCAAACACATAGGTTCATTACCTAATTCTATCTTATTAAAAGCACATATAATATAAGGATATGTATCTTCGGCATTGAAAATAAAATCTCCGTGAAGTATACCTGCCGAAAGAGAAAGCCGGAGTTCTGAAAGCGTCTTTTTTTTGTCAAGAACGGTTGAGCAATACTCACTATAAGGGATTGAGAGTTTATTAGTTAGACAATTAAGAAAAAGATGAAAAGAATCTAAAATTGGATTTTCTGCCTCGGCAGAATATCTACCAATTCCCATCTTTTTCAACAATCCTACTGAACAAAAATAGTCAGACATTTCTTCTTCCTCCTTGTTATTGGTAAATAAATAAGGACTTTCAGGATAATATATCTTAGTAAAAAAATTAAAAAGGTCAAAAACCTCTTTTGAAGCAATACTTTTATCTATATATTTGTGAGCAATACTCATGGTTTTTATATGCTTCAAAAAGACGGAAAAGTCAAGCTAATTTTTTTAGAGAATCCGTAATTCATTCAAAAACAATGAAATATAAAAACTGATTTTTAGCGAAAAGACTTGAATAATTTTCGAAATTTCTTATTTTGGAGCTTTTCATATCCTTGACTACAAAAAAAACTTCAAAGAAAAAACACTCTACCTTAAAAAGATTCCACATACTACTCTATAGTATTCTATAAGGAAAATTATATAAGAGGGAATTATTGGGATTTATCATTCAACATAATTCTACGGGGAAGTTTGAAAACAGGAGAGTATTTCAATCATACTGGCATTTTATCATTTCTTTAAAAAGAGTCTATAACAGGAATCAATAAATACCGCGATGTGATTGATAATCAACGATATACAAAATCATACATTTGTATAAAATCTTCCTATGTTGCGCCCTTTTAATTACTCCATCGCCCTATTATTTTACTTATTAAAAGCCTCCAAATTTCTTATTGATATGAGCCACATATGCGCCATTTGTACTATCCATCTTGATACATTATTGACACTTTTGAAGAATAAAAAAAGGCGTTTTTATAGAAGAGGTGCGACAAAATGCCACACTTGGAAAGCTACTGTAGCAAAATGACGTACCTAATCAAATCGTAATATCAATATATCTTAATATCTACATATCTTGATATTTAGATAAATGGATTTCAAATAAGAGATATTTATTTCAAATGAGAATTAAACTTAGCAATAATTTCATCTCTTGCAGAAATAATTTCCAAAATCTTTTCAAAAATTTCCCCTGCATCATCAGAATCGTTATTCTTAATATATTTCCCCATTTGAATTAATACTTCACCCAAAAGGCAATCAAACCCTTCTTTCAACTCTTGCACTTCTTCTTTATTCATATTTGTTATTTTATTATTTTAATAAAAAGTTCTTTCAAAAAGCGATATTAGAACCTATTCGTCAATACTTTTTGGAGGGGGCATATACTTAACTCAACTTGCGGAAATGTTATAAGGCTGTATTTCTATTGAAAGCACTTAATATGGCTTCTTCCAGGTTGTCCCCCTGTAGTCGAAATTTATCAAGCAGATGAATGTTATCGTGCTTGATGTGCATTTGCCCCTCATTACCCTTATTTCCTCGGTGTTGTCCCTTAGAAAACAATGGGTGGGTAGCAATCTCTTTTGAACCCATTACCCAAAGTATAATAGCATCTCTAAAAACAGCAACCCATACGAATACATCACAGCATTGAGGTTTAAGCTGTTGAAAATTCATTAAGAATTTCTTATTTGTATTCTCTGAAACTGCTTTCATATAAAGAGGCTCTTCGCTTTCACTATCTACAGCACGAGACGCTTTTACCTCGATTTTTATATTCCCCAAACGTAAATCATATTCACCACTATATGTTTCATCTAGCTTTTTAGAAGGAGCCTGTAGTCTCGAGCATTTCCCCATAACGTAAGTTTGCGCAAATTTTTCACCAAATCCTCTTGGTGCTGATATTTCAAAAATCCACAGATTGGGATTTGAACTTACATACTCAGTTCTTATGTCTATATATTGCTGATAAGTTAGCCCTCCTTTATCAAGACAGTTACAAATTAAATGCTCGTATTCATTAAATGGGAAAACTGATTCATCTTGTTCTACTAGCTGTAAAATATTTTCTAAATCTTTTTGATTACCCGAAAATGTTTCTATTATTCTATCTTTTAACTCTGAAAGCTCCATGATGTGTTTTTTCTATTCCCAAATAATTAAGGTATGATTGCTCGGAAAAAGTCGTTTCTCTAGTAAAGTATTCCAAATGTATAGGCAATAATTCTAAATCACCTCTCAAAACTTTATGTGTACTAAATAATTTATGAAATAGCCAATTCATTATATCGCTGTTAAACAAATCCACAAGCTGTTGAAATGAAAGCCCAATGCTTTTAGATGGAATAAGTATATTCGCACTATTTAGAACCAATCTCTGGCAATTATCATAAAAAAAAACAAGATCAGAAGAAATAAATTTATAAACGGAATTATCCCTTTTAATCTTGTTACCCCCTCTCCTACTTCGTAGGGAAAGA